TTGCAGCCCGTAATATACTTCGGAAGGGCATTTCCGAATTGGAGAGCAAGAGTAATTCCAGCGATAGTAATATCGGGGTTTCTTGCGTTTGTATCCAAGAATCCCATTTGCTTTAGTGATGGGAGTATGTCAAATTCGCGTGATTTGAATGTTTTAGCATAATACGTATGGTTTTTACTTAGATCCGGCGTGTAAGTGATTATCCGTCGGATTTGTTATCTTTGCGAAAAACATAACATCGTGCAGAACAATTCTAACATAGCGGTTCCCGACTCCGGGATGAACAGGGATAAGCATCCACAGGATCTATCCCCGTCTGAGTACAGCTTTGCCTTGAACGCTACCATAGAGGGTGACGATGGAAGCCAGCTTAAGATCCAGAACGAGCCTAGTACCCTTTTATGCAAGCGATTTGATGGCTATAAGGTTATTGGGTATAAGAATGACATAGCTGGTGATAATACTTATTTCTTTCTATCTAATCCGGATGATAATACGTCTAAGATCACATTCATGCGGTCATTGGATTATGTCAAGACCGTGGAGGATCAGCTAGCTGGATCGGGGAAGGACATCCATCGTATCCTTGGCGAGAGGCTAGAGGAGTCGGATGGTCGTTTTGATGAGATATGTGATTTGATGGAGGTCCTGATAGAGGACGGGGTTGATGATCCTTGTCTTAACTTCTCCATCCATCACCCGATATTCGACATAGAGATCAAGGACGAGAAATGCGGGAAGGTGATATACTGGACCGATGGATATAATCCCCAGCGATATGTTATGGTCGATAAGGCTCTTAATCCGGATGATGATGGTGATTTTTGGTATCATTACCATGGGTATAAGACATGTGGGGATGACAAGCCAATAGAGAGATGTAGGCTGGCTTGCGAGAAGCTGCTGGTGTTCCCGTTGCTGACGGCCCCGTGCGTGGAGCCCGAGGTCGTGGAGTTCGGGGGGAGCTTGCGTGCCGGGACCTACCAGTTCTGCGTGGCGTTGTGCGATGAGTTCGGGATAGAGAAGACCGGATATTGCTCATTGACCAACCCAATCATGTTATTCGACCGTCAAGATATGGTTATCCGCGATGGTTTATGGGGTAAGTCAACCAACATGGGTATCCGCCTTACCGTGTCTAATATAGATAAGCAGGTATCTCATTATAAGATAGGTGCTATACAGAACACGGTTGGGTTTAATGGTGAGCAAAGCCCGGTTCTTGAGTATTTCATAGAAGGTATACATCCGATAACGGAAAGGACCATCTATTACCTTACGGATCAGTATAGCGAACGTACGACCATGGAGAAGTTATCCAAGGAAATACCGGTATATAAGACAGCCAGAGGCATGACGTCTGTCGGGAATCGTCTTCTTCAATACGGCTTGACCGTGGAGAATGAATGGAATCTTCAACCGGTCGTTAATTTCTTGGGTCATTTCGTTAAATGGCAGACATCGATAGCCACGGAGAATCTATATAAAGACGGTGTGGCTTGCTCTAAATACGCCTCTTTCATGCGTGACGAGGTATATCCGTTGGGTATAAGATTCTTTACCAATACGGGATACAGGACAGCTAGATTCCCGCTTATCCCTCGTCCGGCCACAAGGGAGGAGATGGAGGTTATCGTTGATGAGGACGGTAACTCTGACGACCTGTCGGCTGCGTCGGTGCTGGAGAACAACCCGCAGTGCGCCGGGAACAGCCGCCGTCATCTTTGGCAGTTTAAGAATACGGCAAAGATCATAAACGACCCGTCTTGGGGATTTGATGGTTTTGGAGGAGAATGCAAGAATCAGCTAGATGTCAAGCAACTCAGATATGTAGAGCAGGAATATGCCACGGTAGGAGAGACCCAATTCGTTATCAACACGATGGGGGAAGATGTTACGGTAGATGATGCTATTGATTATATCGCTGATAATATAGAGAACTTGTGTGATATCATAGAATCTAATGTAGGTATTACTGACGAGTTATGCGCTGCTATATCATTGCCAGAGGATCAAGACGGTATAAAGGCTCCCGATTTCCCTAGTGGATGTGATGATATCGAGAGGATAGAGACCAGGACTATATTGGATAAAAACTCTTTGGTAGATTCTAGGATTGATTTTACGTATAAGCTGGCTAGTGATTACGTGGAGACCGAACCTACGACATTAATACAAAGTAACGCCGAGTCTCAAAGGAAGTTTTCTGTATTGTGTGATTTTGATAATTACTCTAGTGGAGGCAAGAATATCATAGATCTGGTTCAAGAATGGCTGGATGGTCAGGATGAGGACAAATTCCCGTCTGATATAGATTCTTCCGCCTTGGTCTTGTGTCAGGATATGTCTAATGTCCGGCAGTTGTATGATGAGGGTATATGTACTAATGGATGTTCGGTAGGAGATCCTTACGTGAATCCTACTATTAATGATGTTCAACTACCCACGTTCCAAGGAGGTAGGTCATTGGGTAAGTGTACGTTTTTGTATCAATATCCTGGATGGGAAGGGAAAAAGCATACGGAGACAATGCTTGATCAGTTGATGGATACGATGGAGGAATACTTCCCCCAATACGAGAGTCGGTTTGGTATTGAGAACGCCATGTGTCTTTTTGGTGATGGTGATAACTCTAAGTTCAATACCGGCATATCTACTGACTGGGGAGATCGTGTGTCTGTGCAGAATGATATTGATGCCAAGACCAATTGGTTCGGCAGAAGCAACTTGACTTATTTCAAGTTTTATCCACATGTATCCTCATACGCCAGATGGGTTGAGTTGGATTACGAGAAATACATAAGTGGTTTATCCGATCCTGATAACGGTATTATGTATATAGAGATGATGGGTAACTATAATTATCCGATCGGTGACTCATCATCATACAATAAGGTTCGTATAACGTTTTTCTCGGACAAGGAAGGTACCGTGGCTCCTAATCCTTTGGCTAATGATGCCAAGAAAGGTGTTATAGTTAATTACGTGGATCATAAGATATTTATGATGCCAAAGTACTTGTTCTGGAATGATGACAAGACTACTTTCCATAAGATATATGTTTGTATTGAGCCAGCGGTATGTGTGTTCTTCACCGGTTTCGCCATGAGGCAGGACATGAAGGAGCTTGCAGGGTTCTATACGGCCGGCACCGCCATTTTCCCCGCCCCGTTTTGTTTTGGCATTCGTCCTCTGGAGATAAAGTACGTATTCTTTTTTACTAAAGAATTGAAATTGAGGAGATTTGTCACTTATGAGGCAAAATGTATCTCATGTGGAGATAAACCCGCTGATTGCGCTCCCAGACCATATCAGTACGGTGATTTCGGATATTGGGAGTCTACCAATAAGTATCCGGCTAATTTTGAGTTGTATGATTCAAGTAAGATCGGGATATCATCGGGAGGATCAAAGAGGAAGGATATAATAGATTCTTTGACGAAATACTATGGATCTCCTAAATCCGTGGGAGGTAAGTCTTATTTCACGGGTAATGGAGATAACGCTGAGTATCCCAATACATCAACCACGTTTTGTCAGAGACCTATACGTCATTACAAATTTCCGGATAACTCTGTCGCTCCTTTCATGGGTAATCCGTCTCAACTGACCGGTCAATATGGAGTTGACTCCTATATTTATCCTATGGGGGTGATGCTTGATGACGATATCGTTAATGAGTTTCTGGATATAGCGGTAGAGAACGGTCTTATAGATAAGGCTAGAAGAGATTCTATAATAGGATATGAGTTGTATAGGGGCGATAGGACGTTGGATAAGAGCGTTATCGGGACCGGTCTGGCTTATGATATGTTTAAGTACGATGATCCCGACGGATCGGCTAACCTTTATCCTAATTACCCTTACAACGATTTGTCTGATGATATGTATATCTATAAGGATATTAATCGTGAGAAATTTATAACGCATCCGTTTAATAGGAAGGGTAATATCTGGTATTCATTCTTAAGCCCTGATATTGCCTTTAACAAGCCTGACGCTCCCACCGAGTGCCTTGTTGATGGTTATCAATTAGGTAAATCCTCAGGTATATTCAGGGAGGTGGAGGATCACCCTAAATGGACGATATTAGGGAGTAAGGCTTACAGTATGGCAACATCATTGGCTACGGTGGAGGCTATGGCTAATTTAATATCCGCTATAGCTGAGTATACATATCAGTCGGCTTCACAGCAATATGTCGGTGGAGGTGTGTTCTTTTTAGCCAACCCTGTCGGCATAGCGCTGACGGCTATCCGTCTGGCTACAGGTATCGCCAAGGCCACAGCCCAGTCCGTGGTGGATATAGGCAAGTATAGGTATCAGTGGTTAACGGCATTGATAGATAGGGGACCTAGACGGAACTATGCTTATTACTATACTTCTGTCGCTCATTATAATTTATTTTACCAAAAAATAGGGGAGTCAGAGTTACGTGGATTGTCAACGGCTAAATATATCAAGAGCGGGTTATATCCGGTAACAGATATCTCTTCGCAAGGGGAGACCGTAGGCGGTAAGCCTATTATCATAAACAACCTCGATCGTGAGCATTCATTGTTCATGTCATTTGGTATGGATAAGTATATGCTTGAATATCCGGAGTTGGTTTCAAGTTACGATACCAGCCGTATTCAGGATGAGTGTAATATTCGTAACGATGAGGTGGCTGGTATGACGCCTCATTTTATGACACGTGAATCTTTCGTATCCTGCCCCTATATGAGGATAAAGAAATATTCTCCGGCTCAATACGGGCAGATAGAGGATATCAGGTGGGTATCGTTAGGCGGTTGCGGGTTGATGGATGAGAATAAGCGTAAACCTGTTTTTGGAGGTGATGTATTTATATCAAGATTCTCGCTTAAGAGGAAGATGCCTATGTTTTATTTGACTCAGTTCGGTCAGGGGGACATGATACCATTCCCTTATTACGATTATCGAAACATCGGGTATCCCCGTTATTTCGTCAATTACGATACCGGGGAGGATTATCTTAACAAGACCGATACGGATACCGGATCGCTATACTCTTTCCCTAGCCGGAAGAGCGCTTATGAGATGGTTTGCAAGACCGGAGATATGTATCTTAGCGGTCGTTTCTTCCTATATTTCTATGGCATACCTCAGTTCCTCGTGGAGTCTGAGATCAATTGCAATTTCCGTATAGCCGGGCCTGAGCCTTACGAGGGGTTCTATCCGGAGGTAGGGGATTATATATCATGGACTCAAGAGCGTAATGTCCCTATATCAAGGGATAATGTGTTTAAGATGAGCCCTGTGTATAAGAATCGTTTTACGCTAGGCGGAAGGTCGTTGCCGGAGACGTATGATAGCAATTTTTGGGACTGCGCTTACCAAAGACCCAACGGCGTCATATGGAGCACCGCCGACGTGTCGGAGAACGGCATGACCGATCCTTGGCTGTCGTACAAGCCTATGGATTACCATGAGTTCAAGACCTCGTTCGGAAAGCTTATAAGCATGAAGGGAATAGAGTCGGATCAAATACTAGCTCGCTTCGAGAATCAGGTAGGACTATATAACGCTATAGACGTGCTGGCGGAAAGAATATCCCCGGAGAATAGCGAGCTAGGGACAGGTGGGCTTTTCGCCTCTCGTGGCATTGAGTATAATAATACGACGTTAGGATATTCCGGGACCCAGAGTCGGGATATGATCAGTTGCGAGTTTGGGCATTTTTGGGTCGATTTAAGGCGTGGTCAGGTGTTTAAGGTAGATTCTAATGGTAGGAATCTTACGGAGGTCACACCGGGGCTTAGAAACTGGTTTAAGGAGCATCTTCAGATGAAGATCATCCGTAGCCGGATATATAACGCTGATACGGACGCTGAGTTGTCTTATTATGATATCGATAACAAGTTCTTTGGTATAGGGCTATCCATGGGCTGGGACAATCGGTTCAAGAGGGTTCTGATAACCAAGAAAGATTATATACCGGTAGGGAATCCGAGCGAGTACCAATTCCGTGGCGGCCGGTTCTACAGGAACGGGCAGGCGGTGGGGCTACAGGACGCCAGTCATTTCACGGACGTCTCGTTCACCGTTGGATATAACTGCCTGAAGGGTGAGTGGAAATCATATTTATCCTACACCCCTGATTATTATATCGAGCACCAGCATTATTTCCAGTCTGGAAAGAACTACTCAAGTGAAAGTCAGGAGATAGGGTTATGGTCTCATGGATTGACCAACCAATCGTATCAAGTATTTTACGGTAAGCTATATCCGTTCGTTATAGAGGTACCGGTACGTGAGCAGTATGTGAATAAGATCCTCACGAACTACCAATATAGGATGGATGCCAGAAGGTATCAGGATGAGGTTAATTACCAAATTCTTAGGACTACCGGATTCAATAAGGCATGGTTTTATAACGATACCAACAACAGCGGTGAGCTTCGGATGGTTATCGCTGACAAGAACGATATGAGCCAGCGGTTAAGGTATCCTGTAACCAATGACGATAGCCGTGAGATACTGGTGACGGAGGTTGATCAGAAGATAAATATAAATGACTATTTTAACGAGGTCAAAGACGATACTAATAACCTCCCGGTATGGATCAAGGACGTGAATGATATTGACCGGAAGATCGATCCTAGGGCTGTCGATTATCATCGGAGGTGGCGGGATCGTCTTCGTGGCGATTGGTTCTTGGCTAGGTTCGTGAATGACATTGAGAGTCGGTTCAAGATGATAGTTCGTTGGTTTAGCAATGAGGAGAAAGTTTATTGATTTATTAACATATAGGGGGGTATTTTGCCGCCTCTCCCTTGTATATTAAAACGATATGGAAGATTTTATTGGTAAGTACGATGGTAATCAAATAGACAGTAGACTTGATAAGGTCAAGGATATGGTTGGCGCCACGGCGTCCGGGGCTGGCGTTGCGGGATTGGTGCCGGCTCCTGCTAAGGGGGATGAGGGTAGGTTCCTTTGTGGTGATGGTACGTGGAAGGACGCAGTAGCTAAAAGTGATGATGAGGATGCTTTTTTAGCTATCATCTTACAGCTTGTAGGAGATCAATCTACTACTTTGCCTCAATCTCAATATAATACTATAAAGTCGTTGTTTGATGGTAGTTCTACGTCCAATGTCAGGATGATAAGACCTAACAATTCTTTTGTGGAAGCGTTAGGTGGCGTGAATATTAATGATTTGATGGTTTTTAATGATCAAAGGAATGATTGTATCACTATTTATATCAGCGCTTCAAATAATTCCCTTAATATGGGATTTTCAGATATATCTATATCTGTTTACCCTAATTTGAATGTTGAATATATTAATTCTTCTTTAAATATAGCATCATCAGATAACACTGAGATAGTTATTGTAAGGTTTTTTGGAAATACAGAAGATAATATAGATTTTGATAATCAACTTCATCTTAAGATGAAAGGTAAGGGTGATAAGGCCTTGATGGATGATGGGACTTATAAGGAGATAGGTTCTTCTGGAGTGGATATCTCAAGTTATATTTTAGAAGGAATTGATTTTAAGAAAAATACTACCAAGGAAGGTTTCGATAAGATAAAAAGCTGTATTATTAATAAACAGCATATGTATGTGTATTATAAAGTCGAAATGGGTGGCGATGTAGCCGCTTTTACAAGTGATGTTATAACTAATTTTTTGTATGGTAATATATCCTTGGTTATGGTTGATTTTTCGAATATTGAGTTGAAACAAGTAGTAATAAATTCGAGTGATTATAATATAACCGTAACAAAAATTTAATGTTATGATTCAAAAAAGGAAGGTTACCAAGAACTCAGGCAAGTGTCCAAAGTCGGGGTGCATAAAGAAAGTAGGAAGTGACTGGAGAGTGGTTAGTAACAAGACCGGAAAGTTATGGCCGGCTAAGTACAGGTCGAGGGATTCGGCTAAGAAAGCTCTAGCGGCTTATCACATGCATTGAAAAGCGTAGGCGGGTAGGTGATATGAGTCATGTACCCGCCTAATGTTTTAATCCGCATCTGATTATACCTATCTTTGTAGAAAACGTTATTTATGGCTAAGAAAGATAAGAAAGAGGAAATCCCTTCATGGATAAAGGATTTGTATAAGGAAGATCTTGATCGTGTTGTAAGAGGTGAGCGTCCCATGTATTTCAGGGGTATGGATGATAGTCCTTTAAAGAACGTATCCCCGGAGTTTGATATCCTTAGTGGAGGATCCGCTGTTAAGGGTATGAATGGGATAAGAGGTGCGTTGTCTCCGTTGAATAATGGCATGGGTAATTATAATTTCAGCATTAGGGGTATAAATAAGAAGATAGGCGAGCTGGTTGATGAGGCGGGGCTATATTTACCTGAGAAATTAAGACCTGTATATCGGACTGTGGTGGATGCTATGTCGAGTTCCAAGGATAAGGGGTTGGGTCATATCACGCAGCCGTTGGCCAACGCCCTGTACCCAGCGGACGAGCGACGGGACCGGCGTCTGGAAGGGGAGCATCCCGTTGGTTATGTGGATGCCATAGACGGCATATGGCCTAGGAAGAAATATGGGATATGGGGAGAAAAAATTGAGAGGAAGCAAGATGGAGGAGAAACAAGAGAGTCTGTTCTTGATAGACCTAGATTCGGGAGCAGGGTATTGGATAATTACGTAGCTTCTGCTCACCCGGTTTTGTCAATAATATATGATATCGCTAATTCAAGGTATACCGATGGCCCTACTCGCATAAATAAAGCTGCGTATTCATCAATAGATCCTATGGGGAAGAATCCGGAATGGTATGAGTATCCTGTTCATTTTATGAAGATGTTCGGGAAATATATATCTGGTGATTTTAATAACAAGTTATATAGCGATAGTGATAATGATGATTTAGGCACAAGAACTAGTGATGAGGCTTGGGCTAAATACAATAAACTCCCTTACGATGAGTCTGTATTGATAGATAATGGTGATGGTACGTATAGTATACGAAAGGAATTATCTAATAGGATGATACCTGATTCGTCTATCGTAAGGAATAGGATTGATGTGAATAGGAGTCTGTTTGATAAGGAAACTAAGGAATACAATGAAGGACTTATAAAAGCTTTAAGTGATGCCGATCCAGAGGAGTATGAGAGGATTCAGAGGGAATATAAGGATCTGAAAAGGGTAAGAGAGGGTGCCATATCAGCGGACGAGATGAATATAAAAGGGTTGAGGTCTCTTTATGATAAGGGGTATGGTGTCGTGAATGAGTATAATTATAGGGATCGTAGACTTGATAAGAACGAGACGGGTCCTCATAGTGTACTTGGTGATTATACGATATATCGTGACAAGGATATGGGCGGATACAGATATAGGGATGTATATGATTTCAATCCCGCTGTCCAGTTTCTTTTGAATGGGGATGTATTTAAGATAGATGGTAGTATTGATAAAAAGGATAGAGGAGGTTCGGTAAATACAGGGAGGGCTTATGGTTCTGGCAAGTATGTAATTGATCCTCGTAGATCAGAGGATAGTAAGATGGCTGTATATGACGAGATATGGGATTATCTGACCGACAAGAAGGGAATACCACAAACGCAAGCTATCGGTATCCTGTCGAACATCGCCGCCGAGTCCGGAGGGGACACCGAAGCCCTAGGAGCCGCCGGTGATTTTGGCATCCAACAATGGCTTGGTCCGAGGAAGAAGGAGCTACAGCGCAGGTATGGGAAGAAACCTACATTAACCCAACAACTGGATTATCTCGTGGATGAGTATCAAGGCAAGGTTCCGGGGTTAGGTTGGAATTACATCAATCAAGGCAAGTTCTTTGACAAGGACGCTCAGGGGAATGAGTATAACTATTATATGTATTCTAAATCCGATTTCGATAACGCCGTCAACTACAAGGACGCTACCGTGGCATGGAATCAAGGATACGGTAGGCCTCTTGGATCGACCTTAAGAAATGAGAAGAGATTTGAGTTCGCTGATATGTTCGCTAATAGGTATGGTGTCCCGGAGAACGAGCCAATGAGATACGAGTTCGGACAGCGGGATTCGGGCACGGGGGACGGAGGTCAGCAGCCCGTGCCTGAGACGGTAGCCCCCGCCGATCCTTCTTTGGCTTCTCGCCCATCTATGGATATTTGGTGGGAGAAGGAAGGTCAAGACCTGTTATATAAGATGCTAGCTCAATCCGGAGCCAATAAGAAAGCTATAGAGGACATCGCTAATAATATCAAGAACGATCCCCAATCAGAGGCGCAGATAGCGGAAGCTGAGCGTATGCGTAGGGAGCAGGCGAAAAGGCAGTTGGTGCTTAATATGATACCGGGGTTGATGCTGAATATAAAGGGTATGAGCAGAACCCAGAATTAATGCTATATTTGCGAAGTAATTAAACGTTTTAGATATGAAAAGATTGTTATTTTTATTTGCTATGTTATTGACGCCGTTCGCTTTGATGGCGCAAGAGGTAATCCCATCAGAAGGGGCTATCACTATTGATTTAACTACCTTCACCGGCATCATGGCTTTCGTCACGATGTCAGCTACGCAGTTAGCCAAGGTTGTGCCGTATATTGACACCCATAAGTGGGCTAAAGTCCTATCCGCCGTAGTCATAGGTATGCTGGTTTGTATATTAGCGTGGCTACTAAAGGTGTCTCCATTGCTTATAGGGAGTGAATGGTGGGAGGCTCTATTATATGGAGTGGCTGTAGGTCTCAGTTCTGCCGGTTTCTATGATTTGGTTAAGGCTATAGGATCATTATTCATAAAAAGAATTTAATTCTGTACATAATAATAGCATTTGCTGAGAGACTCATCGTTGTGAAATGATGAGTCTCTGTTTTTTTAAATTATCTTTGTGTCAGAACGAAATTAATTAGACATGAGCAAATACGTAATCAAGAGGAAGATACCTAAATATCAAGAGGCCGGGGAAGTCGGGTCGTATATGCTTGGTAATATGGACGGTATACAAGGGTTAGGTATAGAACCTTTGGTGAATACCAACCAAGGATTACCCGCGCCGGTCAATCCGCTAGGGATATATTCTTTGGATACTCCAGATCAGTTGAGGACTAAATATGCTAATGCTTTTGATCAGGATGATGTATTCCCGGCTAGCTTCAAGGGCAGTTTGCAACGTATAGCTGAGAATTATCAGGACAATGGTATTACGCTTAATAACATAACTGTTAACGATGTTGATAAGTCTAAGACCGGTTCAGGCGAGACGGATGTTTTTGATTTTACTACCATCCCCTACTATGGCGCTGATGATATAGGGTCTAGATTCACTCAGATGGGTCGTGGTATAGGGCGTATGAGAAGCGAGGGATATGGTGATTTATCCACTGGGGCTAAAACAGCTAATACGATAACCACCATAGCCTCAGGAATTAGTGGTATCATGGGATTGGCTCGTAACGTGGTTTCTGGGATAGCGTCTGAGAAAGGTACTCGTACCAATATCAGGTTGGCTCAGGAACGTGAGGCTAGGCAAAGAAGGCAATCCCAGATGCAGTACAAGGATGGTGGGGGTGTTTATCTAGGGCCTAATAATAGGTTCGATAGCGGAAGCCTTACCGGTGAGTACCTATATCCGTTACCTAAGTCGATGGAAGATCAAGCCAACGTAGAGGTCGAGAAGGGTGAGTACGTGACGCAGCCCGGAGAGGCGCCGATGGAGGCTATGGGGCAGAAGCACGCCGATGGTGGAACGCCCGTTTCCTTGGAGCAGGGGACGAAGGTTATTACCGATGATACCACCATAGAGCCGGATTTCGCCAAATACATCAGGGATACGTATGGGATTAAGGCTACGCCAAAGGATACGTACGCCACGTTAATGGATAGGTATAAGGCTAAGATAGGTCTTAAATCAGCTTATGATGATCAGAAGAAGGCTTTGGATAAGTTGAAGAAGAACGATAAGATAGATGACGAGAATACGAGGCGTTTAAATGCTTCCGTATTATCCAAGGCTATAAATGATAGTAACGAGACGGTTAATGGCTTAGAAGGAAGATTTACGGACTTCGCTAACGTCATATATAAGGAGCAGGAAGGCCGGAAGATGAAGAAGGATGAGGATACTTATTTTGCCAAGGGAGGCGAGATAGATAATATCATATCCAGATCCATGAAAGAATATGGCCTTACAGAAGATGATGTAGCCGAGGCTAAGAAAGAGCTGCTTAAGAAAGTAGCTGGTATTCGCCAGAAGATGGAGAAAGGTGGTAGCTCTTTATTCGATTATCTCCTTACTTTCCGTCCTGTTGAGAACAAGTATAATAATAAGGATAATACGTTTGGGTATCAACGTCAAGGTCAGGACGGTTCTTATGGCGGCATTAATGCTGATGAGAGACTGGAATATTATAAGACATTCATGCCTTTGGCTTATGATGCTTATATGAGTGCGCCTAAGGCTACTGCCGCCAAAGCTCTTCAGGATGCTATATATAACACCACTGATGGCTGGATGGGCTTGGCTACGGCGGAAAACCCGATCATCGCCAACGCGGAGGCACTTCGGGATTACACGACGCTCGTTTCTTTTGGCGGTGAGGATAGTCAAGGTAATTACCCGGAAGACAAGAAGGCCGCATATCATGATAGAATGAGAGATAATAAGTTTGGTCAATATTCGTCATCTCGTCCTATGATTGGTTTGGATGTAGTTACAGAGGATCAACATAAAGCTCTTAATGACGCTGGTATCACTCATTTCAGTCAACTATTTTCTGACAAGAATAAAGATATTGTTAATAAGATCCTTGGGGAGGATATGCTTAAGATGCAGGCGTTAAGATCCATGAAAGGCATGGAAGGTCTTGACTTCATACTCGATCCCCACAAGGTGGCTCCCGGTCCTATGAATATAGGTGACGTGGAGGATCCCGATGTTAAGCTGGATATGCCTGAGCTTATCGATGCTAGTACCCTTCCTAAGACGAATACCAATACAAATACAGGTAAGTCGGATAACAATAGGGGAGGAAGAAATATAGTAGGTGGTGGTCTTGATTTTCCTGAGGTGTTCAGGATGACTCCGGGATCCGTGACAACGGAAGGTCTGGAAAGGCATTACGCTCCTACCGTGGATCCGGTATTGAGATCAGCGGATCAGTATATGGTTGAAGCCAATCGTGCTTTCCAATCACAATTGGATCAGATGGGTAATGTCCCGGATTCTCAAAGAGGAGCTTTATCATCTAACCTACAGGCTATCATGAGTTCTAATATAGGTAGGTATATTAACGAGGTAGAGCAGGGCAATGTCGCTCAAAGAACTTGGGCTGATAATGTCAATTCTCAATCATGGGCGAATACTTATGACAAGAACATAGCGCAACGTCAAGCTTATCAGCAACGGATATTGCAGGGATTGGCTATTAATGACGAGAATTGGGCTAGATATTTTGATAGCGTGAATGACGAGATCCAGCAGAAGTGGAACACGGCTACGACCATGAATACATTAAGATCTATATTTGGGGATGTTAAGATTGGTCCCAATGGCCAGTTGATCGCAGACCCTCAAGGAGATATATTAAGTTACAGGAGATTATATCCTGCTCAGGAAGTAACTAAAGGCAAAAAGGGATAAATAATGGCTTCACAATACAGTATATTAAGGAATTACGGTAAGTACGTATCACCCTACAACATGGATGTCATGATGCAGGGTATGGGATACATGCAGCAGAAGATAGATACCAATCGGCAGGCCATAAACGAGTATGCTGATTATATCATCAATTCTGATATTATAAAACCTCAGGATAGGGAATATCTTCAGAATAGGTTAAATGGATTGATACAGGATGTGAATAACGTGTATCGTAAATCCAATCTAGCTTCTGACGGTATAGCCAGAAGCATACAAGCCCGTCTTGGAGAGGCTTTAGATACCCGTGTATTGAACGCTATCGCCGGTACTAGGGAGTATAGGTCTTTCTCTCAGAAGATCGAAGATATGAAGCTTAATAATCCTAAGCAATATAGTGCCATAAATGAGGCTGTGGCCTTAATGCCGTTTTATGAATGGGTTAATGATGGTCAGGTTGGTACAAGGATGAATCCTATTCATTACACTCCTTATACGGATTACAATGAGGAGATGAATAAGATGATGAAGGATTTCGTCAGTCTTAATAAGGGAAAGAAGTTTTCTGTTCCTGAGGTAGTGGATGGCAAGCCTACTGGTAGGATGAGAGACATTACTGTTGATGAGATGAGTCGATCTCAGATTAGAGCGATAGCCGCTAGATCTATATCCCAGAACGCTAAGGCTCAGATGCAGATAGAGGGTCAGTATTTGGCTGCCACTAATCCCGGTATGTTTAGTGGCATGACTACTGATCAGTTCGTTAATAAATATGTTTCCGGTTTTGACGCTGAGGAGAGCGCACTCTTAGCCAAACTCAAAGGGGCCGAGGCCAGCCCTTCCGCTAAGGCGGCTATTGAGGCGTCACTACAGGAGGTCCGGGAACAGCGCCGTGCGTTAGTGGAGGAGGCTACTTCCTTTATTGGCAATAATATGAATCCGGCTAGAGCGGGGGAGTTTATTGTACGTAATGAATTTCTTGATGGTGTATCCGCTAGATGGTCGTATAACAACTCATCTGAGAACTACATCGCTGATGATTATTACTTTAAGATGAGAGATCTTGATTTCAAGGAGAGAGAGTTCTCGTGGAGGCAGAAATCAAAGGAGATAGATCAGAATCTTAAGCTTAGGGAATTAATGTCCAAGGAAGCTGGTAATAGCTCTAATATCCCTACAGGTGTTATGATTGAGCTGGAAAAGGTTCAGCCTAATGTTACTCCTGAGAATATATTTGACAATCAATATATTCAGAATGAGAATAATATATCGACAGGTGAGAAGGATTTAATATCATCCATAAATCCTGTTGATCTACGAGGCATAGAGAACGATATACAAAACAATCCTTCTATATATCCTGGTGGTGTTAATAGCGAGAATATTATGGCATGGATCACTAATAATGGCGGTGCGTCAAGTTCTGTATTATCATCAACCCCAAATATGGTGAATAAATACGAGGCTCTTATGGCAGCGAATGATAATAGGAATAGGTATGGTAAGATCATGGATGAGGAAGTTGATTATCTTACAAATGCCTTTGATGTCGCTACGGAAAATATCCTTAATGATGCTGTAAGGGATCAGGACTATGTTACTGGAGGTATTGATACATATACTGACAATGGTATGGTTAATGCGAGGGATGTTGGTAAGAATGGAGCTATTATTGGAGGGAAAGAGTATTCACCAGAAGATGCTTTAAAGGTTTCCGCTATAGCTGGATTGATAAGCGAGAACATCAACTATGCGGATAGATCTATAGCTAATACGGAGCTGATGAGATCTTATATAAATTTGTTAAATAGATATTCAGGAGAAAATTTCACTCTGGAGGATATAAATGATATAGCTAAAACTTATAGTCGTGTAGACAATCCGGTAATGAATAGCGATAATGTCGATATGACTAGTAGGGATAAAATGATCAAGATCTTAGGTAAGAATATGTCTAGAGCTGATGGTCCTACGCTTAGAAGAGAATGGTCTTCATCCAATATAGGTCGTAATATAGCTAAAGCTATTCAGGATTCTAAAATGGTCTATGAAAGAAGATATGACGAGTTTGCTCCAAGATCATGGTCGTTCTCTAATTCTACCAATGCCTCTAAAGAAGATAGGCGTATGCATGCTAAATTAGAGAGTCTGCTTTTGTCAAGAGCTGGTTTCTTGAATAAGGATAAAGATAGCAGACTTAATAATTACATATTGTATGCTCGTCCTACGGATAATCCCAATACATTTGATTTGGTAGCTATGGCTGGCGGAAAAAATATCGCTACGGTTCAAGTTACTAAAGAGGAATTAGATAGTATGGGGTATAGTTTGTACGAAAGGGAAAGGAATGTAAGATCTGAAGATTACGAATCTAAGATCATCCCTGTATCTTTTTCTGCCACGACCAATAGGCCTTATCAGAAATGGGCGCAAGCTAATTCACTTGGCGCTTTCGCTACTATCGAGAATGCGGCTGAGGAGGCTTCTAGGATGGTTGATAAGTACAATATTCAGAACAATGAACTAGCTACATCAGAGCTTAATAAAAGAGCTATTAGGATTATTAATACGGTTTTAAGAAATTACAAATCGTATGATATTAAAGCCAAGGGCTTTCCTGGAGGTGTTGAGGTTGGCGTTTATTTTCACGGGCAGGCTAGGACCGGGACACCTCTAAAGGTGTTGGAATATAATACTGATTATGCTGATAATATCATGAAGATTATAAATATGTGTCCTCAGATGTATCTTACCCAAGCCGTGGTTGAGGCTATCAATAAAGACGTTATTGTTAAGGGTAGAGATATTAATGAGCAGCACTCTGATCTTAGCAATATTCTTTCGGTGTTGGATAAAGAGACTATGGATAAAATAGATGGAAAAAATGAGCAATAATAATAACGATATAGGGAATGTGATGAAGAGTCAGGGATATTATGTCCCTACTCCATCAATTCCATCTCCCATGCCTTCTAAGGATAATATTTCTTCTATCCCTATACCTGTTGGCATGCGCAGTTCATCGGATATGGATAATGATGTTTTGTCTAGAGAGGGAAGCAGAAGTATTCCATCATTAGTAGAGGGTATAAAAAATTCCGTAGAGACATCTTATCATGATGATGTAAAAGCAAGGAATCCGCTTTTTCAGATGATAAACGAGACGGGTATCCCTAAGGGTAATTATGATATAACTGGAAGTAGGATCAACCTTCGTGATTCAAGGTATAGGCTGTCAACAGGTGAATGGATTCCAAAATACGAGAGTTATATCAATAACGTGGATAATGATGATCGTCTATCGAGAAGTCAAAGTGGTTGGGAGAAAACTTATAGAGGATTAGGTAAGTTTATTTATAAGTCTGCTTTGTATGGAATAGGTGGAGTAGGTCAGTCTGTTTATGGATTAAAGGAGCTTGTTACAAAAGGGACGTTATCAGCTATGTATGATAACAGTTTTGCCAGATGGTTGGATGATATGGATAAGCGTGGTGATTATACGCTTAATCATTATTACAGTAAGGAGGAGCGAGATGCTGGATTTCTTAAAAGTATGTTTACAACCAATTTTTGGACAAATGATCTTTTGTCAGGAGCTGCATTTACGGCTGGAGCCGTTTTGTCATCTTACGCCTTCGCCGGAGCTGGTCTTATGAATGCCGCTCGTATGGGGGCTAGGATAGGTGCTACGATTGCCGGTATGGGGAAGGCTGCTTCTGCTACAAAGACCGGGTTTAATGCTATGCTAAGAGCTGCCCGCATAGGACGAGGCATAGGTAAGGGGCTGGACAACCTGACCTTTATCGGTACGTCAACGCTTTGGGAGGCTTCGGTAGAGTCAAGGAGTGGGTTGATGGAATCTGAGGAAAACTTCAAGCAGGCTTACAGGAATGCCTATGGTAGAGAAGCCTCATATGAGGAACTCATGAAGTTCAGAGCTGATAATGCTGATGCCGCTAACGCTATATTCGCTGCCAATATCGGTATCCTTACGTTATCCAATATAGCTATGTTCGGTGATATGTTTGGCATGGATCTGGGCGTTGATAAGTTCATAAAACGAAATATATTTGGTGTAGGAGCCGAGAGGATGGATAATGGAACATTGAGGATCATAACGCCTAAGAAATGGCAGAAAATAGCCGGGAATACGTTCAATATTATCAAACGTCCGGTATCTGAGGGTCTGTATGAGGAAGGTCTTCAAGGAGTGGCTAGTAAATCCGCCGAGGATTGGGTAGAATCAAGATACAATCCTATGGCTATTCGTCAGAATATAGGCTATATGGAGGCTATAAAGAACGGGTTCAAGGAGACTTACGGATCTAATCAGGGATGGAAGGAAATCGGCATCGGTATGATTATCGGATCGGTTATGGGTGTAAGAAGCCTTGGAGGTATAAAGGAATGGAGTCAAGATATGTCCCGTAACAAGGGAATGGTGGAGGCCTATAACACCAATGCTGGCGCCTTGACCTCGGCGGCTGTCCAAGCTATTCGTGGCAGCATGGCCCTGAACGCTCAATTATCAGGCTTGAAAACGGATAATAACGCCGACGATATACCTAATTCTAGAATCGTAGATAAGACTTTTAGTGACGCTGTATTCAATCGTCTTCGTTATGATCAGGAAATGGGGATGTTAGATGATACTAAGGAGAATTTCAAGACAGTCATCGAGTCTATACCTAATAGCGATATAGCCTCCGATATGAATATGACAGATGAGCAGGTAAATGAGTATAAGTCCAACCTTATCAGTGAGTTCAATAAGAAGGTTGATAATTTTACTATGGCCAGCAGATTTGCCGACTCCCTTACCGATGGTATATCCAATAGATCATTTAATACCTATATCTCCAACATGGCTTATAACGGTCTTGAGGCTAAGGATAATTTGGATGATATCGCTAATCAGTTAGGAAGGATATACAATACGGATATAGGACCTGCTTTAGATATATATTCTCATCTTAATCCTGATTCGAGTAGGGATCTTGAGAAACTCAGGAAGCTTACGGATGATATACAGAAGATGGAGAAGAATGTTTTGAGGCTTCAACAGAGTATCTCATCTAAGGAAGCTCTTGAGTCTGATAAGGTCAAGTTAGCCAAGGAGAATGATAGACTTCTTAAATTGACGGAGGATAGGATTGCTTTGGAGAGGAGATTAGCTACGTTAGTTAACTCAGAGACAGATATATCTAAGCTGTTATTAAACAGGAATGAATCAAGGATCAGCGCCGCCGATCTTATGGCAGCTTATGAGACTATAGTCGGTTTTGAGAATGCCGTATCTATCCGTGGGGTTGATAATCATAAGGAGGCTATGGCGTTGCTTAGCGAGTATCGTCATAACCTTGTGGCTTATAAGAATATAAACGAGTCACTTCGTCGTATGCGTGACAGAAGATTCATCCGGGCGCAGGAGCGTGGGTTCATGAAGATATTATCGAACGCATGGGGAAAGACTTATGAGGAGGATGACAGCAAGTATGATTTCAGGAATACCGATGATCCTGATGTTAATTCCCTTTATGCCAATGATCAGGCCATAGATAAAGCTTATCAAGATGGTCTTATAGGAGAGGACGAGGCATTTATGTTCAAGACCTATAATCATATGATCGCCAGATCTATGGAGAATGATATCAAGGCTGATGAGGGCGGTATCGTTGAGAATGTACCTGATAATGAGGATATCATAAATCCTTCTGATGATAGAATCAATAATATAGCTATAAAGATATGGAACGGTAATGAGGATATCTTATCTCCTAGGGAGAGGCAGATATATGATAATAACAAGGATCGTATCAATGATCTTGTAAATGGGTTTGGCGATAATCCTATAGCTAAGCTTAATAAGATTAGGTCAATGATAGATAGGTTAAATACCAACGATAACGTCTTAAATAACATCAGGGATACTATTGATGATATCATAGATATGAACATTAATGGTCTTGATCAGGATCAGGTTAAGGAGGCTATACAGATTTATAATGATCTTATGAATGATATTGACAACGGGAATGAAGTTGATCAGGATAAACTTAATGAGGCTATTGATATTATCAATAACTATTCTGATGGACCTCTTCTCCAGTTCGTGGAATGGATGAGGCTGTATGATAATGGAAGTATGGTTGTCAAGGATTACGATAAGTCTATACCTATGGGTGATGTTCTCACGGAGAGCGAACCCGGAACATCCACCGGCAGGACGGAGGCCAATGCCGCCCAGAATCCGGTAGTGTTGATGGCCCAGAAGAGAGAGATTGGCGGAGTCATGTATTATGAGGTAGGAGGAATAAGACTTGACAGGTTTATGGACGGTCTTGGGCTTAAAAGATCTGATGCCACTGATACTGATAATGGAAGGGTGATGGATTTCACCAACGGAACCGACATATTTACTGTTATAGAGTCGAATAACCACTCAAGATGGATGATAAGCGAGGATGACGCTCAGGCTTTCGAGAACGCTACCGGTGTCATATTGGGGCGGCAAACCGCCTTGTCGACCTCCATCTGGTTCATGGTGTATCGCAAGGGGCAGGATGGATCTATTGTCCCTTATTATACGGGTGATACGTTTGGATCTAACAACGAGTCGGTGAATCAGGAAGCCGTAGCTAATCTCCGTAAGGATAATATCGTAAGGTTTAAGATGGATATGTCAGATCCATACACCAAGGGACTGTATGATAAATACAATAGTCTTAACGCCGTTGATCCTAATTCTGATGAGACTAAGTCGGCTTACAGAGAGCTGGTTGATAATATGGTTATTAAGATCGTGGATAGCGATGGCAATTTCGTCTCGGTGCTAAAAGCCAATGACTCGGATTCAAAAGGAAGTAACGCTGATTTAAGGAGTAGGGCCTTTGAGTTATATAGGGATAATATAGGATCTGTTACTGGCGAGATTGATATACCGTTCGTAGGTACAGTTACCAGTGTTTTGCCGGGAAGACCTAATTTTAGCGTAAGTGATGATAATGGTACGTTGATGGTATCCGAGAATGATTTTACCAACGAGACGGTTGGTAAAGTCGAGAGCGTAGGATATATAGAGAATGGGGAGGTTACGATGAGGGATGATATTAAGTATAATATATTCCCGTTCTGTACGGATATCGTCAGGGACAAATATGGTGACTATAAAGATTCACGTATCCCGGTCGTAGCTATAAAGACAGGAAATGGAAGAAATTACCTGTACCCCGTAAGATTGAAAAATCAGGATATATCGTCATTCTCATCCATGATCGGATCGATGGCTGATAGGATTACGGAGGGTCTAGGCGGAGGCGTAAGTATTGATGATATAATGGATCTTAATAACGCTATAGCCAGATCAGGGTTGGATAATAAGACATATATGATTCCGCTGGCGGGAGACGTGGATGTTATCAAGAACCGGCTTAAAGCTGTCAAGGAAGCGGCTAGCAGGATGCCTATGACCGCTGACGTAAGAGGATGGATAGGTGATTCCAGAACTAAGGAGGATATTTTGATGAATGACGTTACGATCAACATCGATCTTAACAACGATCCTTTCATAGCTCCTAAGTTTAGGATGAGTATCAAGGAGAACAAGGTATCCAAGGAGGAGACGGAAGTCTCGTTCCCTAACCTGCCGGATCTGCCATCGGAGTTCGCCTCGCCTGCGAAGGCTGCCGAGGATAGGTCTTTGGTTTCCGACGGTAACGTAGTATCTGGAGAAAATGAGGCGGAAAATCCTTGCTAAATAAAATATCTTGACTTATCTTTGCGGCGTCAGTCCATCACCTGACGAGTAAGATATTTAAAAGTTGGTCCCTGTCGGGTGTGTGATGGCCCCGGTGGGGACTCTTTATATTATATGGTATGCTGTAACTATTATTTATATTGAAGCGATAAGATATAAACGAATAAAATGAGATTAGTTGAAAGACATATCGTAAAAGATAATAGATTTGAGAGCATATGTCTCAAATCCGGTTTACTATACAACTATGTATTATATAATATTCGCCAAGGGATTTTCAATAAAGAATATCTAAAGGAATATGATTTATCTACTAGACTATGTAAGGAGAATCAATTTGACTTCAGAAGTCTCCCATCGGTCATATCTCAGCAAGTTATAGCTCAAGTATTTTCGGTAATAAAGTCTTGGGTTAGATCAAAGAAGGAATATGAGAAGAGTCCTTCTAAGTTCAACTCAAAACCAAAATTGCCTAAATACAAACGAGGTAAGAAGCAGAATATGGTAGTCTTTACGACTTCTGCTTGCAGGCTTAAGAGTGATGGTTATATCCATTTTATCAAGAGTGTAATTCCACCAATCAAAACAAAAATAGGAGATAACAAGTTATGTCAGGTTAGGATAATCCCTCAAGCTACATGCTATGTGGTAGAGGTTATTTACGAAAAGGAAGAACATAATCTGAGTCTTGATAAGGATAATGTTCTTTCGATTGATTTGGGATTGAATAATTTATGTACATGTATAAGCAATGTAGGTATCAGGCCTTTCATTGTAAACGGCAAGATTATCAAGTCCTTCAATCAGTGGTATAATAAGAAGAGAGCTAGATTGATGTCTTACATCGGAGACAAGGGAATTTCAAAGAGACTTAGACGGCTAAATAATTATAGGAATTTTTGGATAGATGACAAGATTCACAAGGTTAGCAGATATATTGTAAATATTTGTATTGAAAACAATATTGGAAACCTTGTTGTGGGTTTGAATAGAGGATGGAAGAATGGGATAAATCTAGGGAAGAGAATAAACCAGAAGTTCGTAGAGATCCCGTTCTCTAAACTCATTGACAAAATTTCCTACAAATGTAAATTAGTTGGGATCATCCTTCAAGTCCACGAGGAATCCTATACCTCCAAAGTGGATCATCTGGCTTTTGAGAAATTATGTAAGCATGATGTTTATCTTGGCAAAAGAAAGAAACGTGGATTGTTCCAAAGCTCTATCGGAAAGCTGATTAACGCTGACATCAATGGAGCTATCGGAATTGGCAGAAAAGTATTCGGTGATTCTTACGTCGGTAGGATAATCGATAGTGGGTTGGCGTTTAACCCGGTTAGAGTAAACATTTTGTGATATGAATGTGAATTTAATAAATAAAATAAATGATTTTAATAACGTGCAATTAGATGCTTTTTTACACCGGAAAATTATGCAAGACCTACGCATCCAGCGAGTAAAGGTCTTGATGATGTTATACACCAGTAACTATTTTGTCGATGTCAGACAAAAGCAGTTGCTTGATCATACATACGCATTAAGCAGGGATCAGGCTTTTGACTATATGACTGAGTTCAATAAAAGGCTTAGTGATAAGGTTGGTATAAAATGTACGATGGATATCCTTCTACCTACCGATGATGATAATGCTAACATCATAATCGAGCACAATGGCATCATCAAGAAGCTGATGAGAGAGGCCGAGAAGCTGGAACTTGACACTGACGCTGTTAAGGATATGATGCGCGATCTACTTAATGAGTTGAAAGATGATGTTGATCTTAATATCTTGATATTTGACGTAACCCAGTTACTTATAAAATACAATCTATTTAGGTTGGATGCCATAACCGAGCAGGAGTTCAAGGACTCTTTTGTCAGAATGGATAGTAGGAATATGGAGATAAAGAAACTAACTTTATCTGATATCAAGAAGGTGGTGATGATGATGGAGGATAGGTATGATTACGCTTTATATATGACAGAGGAATACGATTGATTACATTTTTTGTAAAAATATCTCCTGTTTGTTTGTAGTTTCAAAATAAGGTCTTATATTTGCGGTGTCCATCCGTTATTGGGCCATAAGAAGATATTAACTCGCCTAAGCGTAGGCGATAGATGAGGGTCATTGGTGGGATAACGGACGCCAATGGCTCTCGTTGTTTTTATATCATGAGTGAATTATCTGAGATTTTTAGTTACAATGGTAATGATGTAACTTTTAAAACGGTTGATGATGTAACCTATGTTAATGCCACGGAGATGGCTAAATACTTTAATAGGAGAACAAACGACTATTTATCGTTAGTATCTACTAATGAGTTAGTTAAGGCAATTACCAGAAAAACCGGTAAATCTGAAAATCAGTTAGTTATAAAGAAGACTGGAATGCCGGTTTTTGGAGGTGGGGTATGGTTGCATGAGGATATAGCTATAGATTTTGCCCAGTGGCTTAGTGTAGATTTTAAGCTGTGGTGTACAGATAAAATAAAGGAACTTTTATTGAAAGGGCATACATCAATAAATAGGAATAACTCTGATATAAGCAGGAACAATCTTCCATCTGATTATATAGAGGCATTAGAGGCGTTACTTAAATCTGAAAAGGAGAAAAAGGCATTAGCTGAGGCGAAGAAAGCGGCAGAGGAAGCCAAAAGGATATCTGATAATATTATCAAAGAACAGGCTCCTATGGTTGAGTTTGCCAAGACAGCCGAGATAGCTCAAGAGACGGATATGTTGATCAGAGAGGTTCGGGAAAAGCTAGAGGCTCATGGGTATGATATAGCGGAGAAGAATCTTCGTATATTGCTTGAGGATAATAAGTTTTTCGCCAAAACCGGTAAGAGATTGTTGCTTTCCCAAAGGATGATAGATCGTGGTTACGCTCGTTACAGATATCGTAATGATGACGAGTTCTACGGCACTAATACTGTCTATGTGACTTCTAAGGGATTTCAGTGGATTGTGTCTAAGATATCTAAAGAATGGATGCCTAGGTTCTTGGAATTGAAAGGCAGGGTTCTGAGTAGATCAGATAAAGATATTTTCGCTAAACGATAAACTCCATTTTTTATAATTTAGGATTGAGTTTTTGCCTGTTCGTGAGGATCGGCAAAATGATTTGTACTTTTCAGTAGAAACATAAGGTTTGTTATTATTGTTATTTGGCTCCCGTCCGCTCGTGAGAGTAGGCGGGATTTTGTTTATCTTTGTGTCAAAACGATTTAGTAATGGGAAGATCTTGTTATGTTATAAAAAATAAGGAGGGTGGGATAGATAATGTCCTTGCCCCGAACGACCAACCATCCGGATTATACCAAAGGGCGATGGAGGTGCTTGGCGACCAGAAGCAGGCCTTATCGGTCTGGGGTACGGCCTATTCCCCCGACTTCGTGTCTTTCTTTGGCGATTGGATGTCCATGCCATCAGAATATGATCTGGATAGTAACGGGGAACCTAGGTATGATGATGTCATGTCCTTTATCAAGCGAAAGAACTATTTCGCCGGCAATTTCATGGCCGATGAGGTTAAGGATATTAATAATACTCTTACTTCCTTGGGTGTTGATAATATCAATGATCTTAATGATATGATCGTATCTAACTTCCTTTCCGGCGGTGATATATTCCTCAATAGGTACAATCTTGAGCGATCTGGGATGTATGACGCTGATGAGATTGATAATATCATGACTAACCGATCGGAGTATGAGCGGGTAAGGGATATGATGAGGAGGATTGTCGATTTTATGTCTGAGGGGAATCTTAATGAGAAGGATATGTATTTCCTGTCCTCCGAGTCAGGCCTTGGTGATGATTATATGATATATGAGGATGCGTATGATTCATTGGGGAAGAGAAGGGTCATGAACCCAATGGAGGTAAGGAATACGATCATGAGGGCGGTAGGCGGTATCAGCGACCGCCGGGAGTTCGATCAGGCTTTCGCCTCCATCCCCTACCCTTCCTTGGCGCTCCGGTATCAGGAGGATCAGGATTACGCCGATCGGATGTATGACACGTATCGCAATATGACCCGTATGGAGGTCATGGATCAGGATGGGAATACGATTACCGACTCATATTCCAATAGCACCATACCGTATATCAGTATGCCTAAGGACATGAAAGGTCTAAGGGATAAGGTTGGGGAGATAATCGATATGGACGATTTTAAGGACATCAAGGACGTTACTGGACGTCTATATGACATAGCCATGGATCTTGCCGACATGGGCGTTGATATAAGCGAGGCGATCAGCGATGAGATGGTTATATCCAGACCGGAGGATATCCGTGATCTTATGGCGTCGCTGGATGTCATGTTATCTTCCATACAGGCCGGCAATTCGGTATACGATAGCTTTATCTCCGATCTTGATAGGATAACAGGGAAAGGGAATCCGATATATGAGGTTCAGGATACTTACTTTACCGGGGATAGGATGGTGTATGTAAGGTCCGGGAAAACATCTCCTTCCGATATGTATGACAGGAACATGTTGTATGTAGGTAGAAATACATACCATAACACGACCCCGATAACCGACACCGATCAGGCCTATGAGGTGCTGGCTGATATCGGGATAGCCCAGCCCTCGTACTTACCGACAGGCGTGGTTCCCCAAGGGGCTTCTCGATCTGATATTGGCGTGGTCAAGGATAATATCAAGAAGTTGGTTATGGATAACATCTCATCCTCCAATACGGAGAGTATGATCCTTGCCAGATTGATATATCAACATCCCGTTACCTCTAAGGTGGATGATGTCGATATTGATCGGGAGTTCAGGAGATACGAGGCTAGACAGGGGAAGGATCGGGATTTTATCAAATCCTGTATCTCGTTGAGGAAAATCCAGATCAAGGAAAGGTTAAAAAAATCGGATTTATATAATAATGTCTTACGTTTCCTTGATTTTAATGGATTTTATAATGTATCTTTGAACCACCATGACAGAGGTGCGTTAAAAAGCATGGAGATGTCGTTGCCGGAAGGTCAGGTAAGGGATCTTCTGTTTGACGTGGCTATCGAGTCCGGTGACAGTAGCATGAGAAACCTTTTCTATCTAGATGGTCAGGATAGGATGATGGATGTCGGGTTTTACAGGTATCTGTACCAAAGGAATCCGGGCCTGCTCCGGGAGGTCAACGGCGGCGTCGAGGCGAGACCGGACGGTTCGTTCTTGGCTCGTGGAAGGTATGATGATTTCGTGTCATTCCAATCCGGTTTATATGAGAAGGTAGGTGAGACGGTTGATGGATCAATATACAGGTTCGTCGATGATCTTATATACTCCGATCCATCATCATATCAAGAAAACATGGTACGAAGGATGGGTGACGTTACGGTAAGGAGTGACGATAACCGCCTGTCAAGGATAGAGGATAATCCCTCATCCAGCAAGATAGTTAATGAATACACTGCTAATACAAATAAGTTGATGCGATATTTTTCGTGTGGTTAATCTCTCTTTGACGTCGTGAGACGTTTTCTTTCGAGCATTGAAACATTGAATTTATAGATTTGCGATGAATCCGGGCCGTAGTGATACGTTCCGGATTTTTTTTTGTCTTATACCGGTTGCTATTAATGCCATTTACAGGACATGACGTGCCTTGATGGTGACATATATCACGATCCTAGGATTATTAATTTTTGAACTTTGTAACGCCCGCCATCAGGTGGGGTTATTATTAATTCAAAAATAAATAGACATGGGTACAAGTGGAGACAAAATCGTGCTGTTAGACGGCATGGGTTCCGGGAGCGGTAGCGCCGCTAACGGTTTATTATCTATGATTCCGGGTATGTTTACCAGCCTTTTGGGTGGTAATAAGATGGATCCGAATCTAGTCGCGGCGTTGATGAACGGCCGTAACAACCAAGACCAGTTCGGAGGAGCTAACGGCTGGTGGTTGTGGATCATCGTCCTGTTCTGGCTATGGGGAGGACGTGGCTTCGGGAATGGTTTTGGTGGTAATGGAAATGATTGTTGCGCTAACGGTCTTCCAGCTCAATTGAATAATGACTATGGTCGTGAGTTACTGATGCAGGCTATCCAAGGTAACAGAAGCGCTATCGATCAGATCTCTAACGCTCTTAACTGTTCTACCTCTCAATTACAAAACGCTATTTGCAACGTTCAGGGAGCTATTGATAAGGTGGCCGGTCAGGTAGGTATGACATCTCAAGCCGTTATCAACGCCGTACAGCAACAAGGATGTGAGATCGGTAACCAGATTAGCGCATGTTGCTGCAACTTACAAAGCGCTATGGCTAGCGGATTCAATAACGTTCAACATTCGTTGGATACGATAGGTTGCAATATCCAGAACTCTATTACACGTCAAGGATATGAGAACCAATTGGCTATCACCGGTCAGACGAACGTATTGCAGAACAATTTGACTAACGGCTTCAATAACGTTATTCAATCCAATCAAGCCCAGACTCAGGCGTTGGCTGCTAAGATAGATCTTCAAACTCAAATCATCAATGACAAGTTCTGTCAACTTGAGATGCGTGAGATGCAGAATACTATCCAACAGCTTCGTGAGGAGAAACAGGCTTTGGCTACTTCCGCTATCACCCAACAACAGACACAGAACATCGTTAGTCAGTTAGCTCCAAAGGCTCCGATTCCGGCTTACGTCGTACAGAATCCGGGTTGCTGCTATACTCCTACCGTAAGGGTAGCTAACGAATGTGGATGCGCTTGCGGCACTACTAATGCCGTATTATAAGGAAGGGGGACAATATGGCTGATTTCAGAGGATATATGATCGGTTCATTCGCCTCCTCCCGTCTTGACAGGGGAGGCATCCCGGTAGTAGCCACTACTGGAAAGGTATCTGACGCTTCTGCGGCCGAACCTACGGTTGATTTTGGCATCAATCCGTGTCAGTGGAACTCACTACCTCCAGAGGGGATATTGTTATGGAAGGTCCGTCATCCGGTGACGGAGACAGAGGCTAGTTATCCCGCCACGATCGTTCTTCCGTCTGGCTTATCCACTACCACTCCTGTTACGGTATCCAACGCTGGAGTTATCGTCAACAAGACACCTATAGTGGATAAGGTTGGGGCACATATGACAGGGCAGGATGTTACGACTCCCGTGGCTTCTGGTGATCCTATAGTAGGGGCCTACACCGAGCATCTTGTGTATTATAACAAATGCACTGGGGTATTTAGGATGTTAGGTCATACGGCTACGGCGGCTACCGCCCCCTAGCGCATGAATTTACTAAGAAAGAACAGGGAGGGTAACCTCCCTCCCATTTAAAAAAGATCGTTATTATGTTTAAGGATTTAAAGAAAGGATATCAGGTTTATACGTTGGACACCTCAGGGGTCCCTAAATTCTTTATGGGTACGGTGGTTAACGTCTCGGAGCCTAGGTTCGCCCAGTCCCAGTTAGGTCAGTATCAGCAGTTGCAAGATCGGGTTATGGATCTTACTATAGAGGTGGACGGGAAGTCCATGACATACGTAGTTCCAGAGAATCAGAACGTGGCTATGGCCAACGGCATTACGCTAGCCTGCTCCGTGGATCCGATAATGAACCACCTGAACGCCATGAAACGAACCAGTACGGATATCGTGAATAGCGTGGATAAGAATAAGGAGATCATAGAGGCATGCGACAGTATTTTGGAAGATATCAATCCCACTTTTAAGCAGACTAAGGATCAAGACCGAAAGATTAAGAATCTTGAGGAGAAGGTCGATAGGATGGGGTCTTCTTTCGATGAGTTAAAAGAGTTGTTAATTAAAAAATTAGGTTAATATGAGAGTTATAGATTTAGGCAATGGCCAAGAGGAATATGATGATGAGATCTATGATCGAAGAGGCGGTAGAGGACGCTCCCGTCGTTCTGACGGCACGTACATGGGTTATGATGGCGGGGTATATGACCATTATGGCAAGGATCGTGACGGGATGATGGAGGAGCTGGAACGTCGTGAGCGTGATCTCGAAAGACGTGAGAGGGAGCTGGAGCGTAATGAGCGGGAGCTTGAGAAACGTCAAAAGCACCATGAGCGGGAGGACGAGATGTATCGCAAGGGCTGGTTCGGCGAGCGTGAGATCCGTGACGAGTACGATGGTACGGAACCTTACATGCGTAGAGGTCGTAGAAGTCGTTACTACTGAGGAGCAGACGCTGATGACCCGGATTATAAGCGGTACATAGACACCCATGGATATCACTTTTCCAAGGAGTTGGCTAGGGAAGCCGCCGACAAGATGCTTAACGCCGACGGGTCCAAGAGAAGATGGACGATGGAGGACGCTAAGCAGATGTTCGATAAATGCGGGGCCAAGAAACCTGATAACGCTACGTGGGGAGATGTTCAATATCTGTTCGCTATGTTCTATAGCGACTACTTTCCTAAGGTATTGGACTGCGACCAGAAAATAGTCAAGGCTGTCTTGGCTTATCTGGAAGACCCTGACGCTCCGGAAGGGACGGCGTTTGTAAGGTATCTGGCGGTGCGGTGCTTCGTCGGTGACACAATCAAATGGAGTGAGATGATATGATTTGATACAACGTTGGAAGAACCCCGTCGGCAATAGAATACCGATGGGGTTTCTTTTTGTCAAGTATCTTATTATCGTTATATTTGTCAGGAGTAGATCTTTTTGTTCATAGGTAGGGTGGGCGGGAATGAAAAAAGGATATCCTCACGGACACCCTTTCCCCTTGGTTGAAAATTACCTAAAAACCTTATGAGTTACTGTTCTTCCGCGAATATAACGATTAAATAGAGAATATCAATGGCTAAAGGATATTACTGGATAGAACCTGTGGATCGGACGTTAAACGACTTCCAGTTTTATAAAGCACGTATCGTAGGCGATCCTGAATATGACGAGAGACATCATCGTGTTATATTGAGGACTGATAAGTATTTCCCTGTCGGGAGTATCTTTCATGTCCTTAACGATAAGGAGATGTTTGTTATTGAACGGAAATTCAAGATCTGGGGCAATAAGTATGTTATAAGACCTTGTGAGGGCGAGTGGGAATGGGAGTCTGTCCAGAAACTTAAAGACAAGGCTATTATATTCCGTAGCGGATTCCTGTACGGGGACGGCAGCTTCTAACACCTGCCCGTATCTACCCCCCTCCTCGATTTCTTGGTGCTTATATATATGGTTATATTTGGGCAAAAATAATTATGATATGGCAGATTTTCAAGGTAAATATAATGGCGAGCAGATAGAGCAGCTTTTGGATAAGGCTAATGATATTGATCTTTCCAAATACGCTCTTAAGACGGATAACGCCCCTACCGCCACGAAATTACAGGCGGCTAGGACTATAGCGCTGTCCGGTGCCGTGACCGGTAGTGTTTCATCGGACTTCGGGAGTAATGTTACTATCTCCACGACATTGGCGAACTTCGACGCCTCTAAGATCACGTCCGGTACTATCAATATAGATAGGTTGCCTAAAGCGGCCTTAGAGAGAATGGTCGTGGTTGCTGATGATACGGCAAGGTTTAAACTTACTACAGCCACGGCTCAGGTCGGGGACACGGTTAAGGTGACGGCCACGAATAAGATGTATCTGGTCAAGGATGATAGTAAGTTGAATACCGAGGACGGTTACGAGCCTTATACGGCAAGTTTGGCGTCATCTGTGCCATGGTCTGGAGTGACCGGCAAACCTAGCACTTTCGCTCCGCCTACGTCCTCAGCTGCCGTTCTTGGTGGTATTAAAGTAGGGTACACGACTTCAGGAAAGAATTATAAAGTTCAGGTAGATTCGTCTGGTAACGCTTTTGTTAATGTTCCATGGACAGATAATAATACGACTTATAATCAGGCCACGGCTGATACTTTAGGATTGGTTAAGATCGGTTATTCCTCTAGTGGGAAGAACTACGCCGTATCCTTGGACCCTAATGGGAAGATGTATGTGAATGTCCCTTGGACTGATAATAACACGACTTATGCTCAAGCCACGAGCGATAATCTAGGTCTTGTTAAGATTGGATACTCTGCCAATGGCAAGAACTATCCCGTTGCTCTTGACGGTAGTGGCAAGATGTACGTGAACGTCCCGTGGACGGATACCAACACCACATATTCCAATATGGGGGCGGCAACCTCCTCTACTGCGGGAAAGGCCGGTTTGGTTCCCGCCCCAGCCGCAGGTAAACAAGCTTCTTTTTTACGTGGTGATGGCACGTGGGTTGTCCCTACTAATACCACATACGCCAAGGCCAATACATCGACCCTTGGGCTGGTAATGATTGGATATGCGGAGAATGGCAAGAATTATCCGGTAGAACTGGACGGTAGCGGAAAGATGTATGTCAATGTGCCTTGGACAGACACTAATACGACGTATGGTGTTGTAGGAGCTAACGGGTCTACAGGTCTGGTAAAGAACGGGAGTACGGTAACCAGCGCTTCTGGCTATACCGCCTGTCCTATTGTCAGTGGTGTCCCTTATTATAAAGACACTAATACCACTTACGCCAATATGAAGGCAGCTACGGCTTCAGCGGCTGGTGCTGCGGGATTGGTCCCGGCTCCCGCAGCGGGGAAACAGACGTCTTTTCTTCGTGGCGATGGAACATGGGTCGTGCCTACCAATACCACGTACGGGTTGGCCTCCACTTCCGCCAACGGCTTATTGAGACAGCTTAATGGTAGCACCTCTAATTTTATGCGTGGAGATGGTACATGGGCTACCCCTCCTAACACGACATATGCCGTGGCCAACGAATCCACTAATGGATTGATGGCGGCCGCCGATAAGAAGACCATGAACAGGCTTATAGGGGTTAATACGGTCACGACATTAGCCAGCTTACCTATCTCTAAAAGAAGCATCACGGCCACGCTATCAGCGGCTACCACCCTATCCGTGGCGTCAGGTATGCAGATAGGAGAGGAGCTGATGATCAGGTGTGTCCCGTCTGCGGTCTTTACTCAAGCCATACCAAATTCAGGAGCTTATGTAAGCATGAGTGGTACTTCTATAACCACTACGGCTAACAAGCCTTTCGAGATAAATATCTGGTGTTACGCTTCAGGTAAGTATAGTATCGCCGTTAAAGAACAAGATTAATGATATAAGATATGAGCTACGTATATATAAACAGGGAAATATATCCCAATCAATTAGTTCAGGACGATCCGCTTGATGATAATTACGCCAAGGGCTATAGTTATGATGATTACATTAACGGGAATCCCGCCCCATGGATAGAGCTTGGGGAGGAGCAATTGGCGTTCAAGGAGGCTAATCCTAAAGCTACGGTTAAGGAGATTATCGAGGCTAAATTGGATGACTCAAGGCTTCTTAATGAGGAGAAATCGGCTAAGTATGAGGAGATCAGGACTTATGAGAATAATAATCTTCATGAGTTTTTCTTGGATGACCAAAATATCTATATCCCTGAATATGATAGGCGTAACGCTTTGGCTGATGGGGCTATAGCTGGTAAGATAACGATCATGGGTCTGAAGTTTGATATGACGGAAGGCAAGATCTTGATCGGGATGATGGATAAGTATGATAATGATCTGATGTCGGCGTTAGGAGCCAAACAGAGGGAAGTAAGCTTAGCCACTACCGTAGAGCAGGTGAGGGCTATTGACGCTCAGTCCGGCTATCCAGATAAGGTAAATATCACCATGACTTATGTCCGGCAACAGGCAAAGGAGAAAGATGTCTCCGATCCTCAGAAAGTGGCTGTCAGATTCTCCAGAATGGTGGTTAATAACAAGACTATATCTTTATCCCCTAATGAGAAACTGGATGTTAAGGTTCTATTCCCTATATGGGGACAAGAAGGAGCGGAGTTCGGGTTGTCGGTGGATGCCGGATTCTGTCTCAGGGTGGTGAAGGACGATACGGATATCCTTTATGAGGTTATTCAACAACATACATTATCAAAGGAATGGGAACCCGGATTAAATACGGCTTCCTTATACAAGGTCATTGATAAGGAGCATGCCGGGACCATAGGGGATCCTATCCCGTATTTCCCTCCAATGGAGATATTCAAGGATAAATATTACATCCAGAACGCTGATGTATATAAGTGCACTAGGGATAGCGGAACTCCTCTTAGTCATAATCTAAAGGACTTAGTAGGGTTGTATGTTGAGGTTGTACAGGGCTAGTCGTATCTACCCCCCCCTATATTTGGCTTGTGATATGATATAAGTTATTTTTGGCATAATAAAATGACATTTGTAAATATATTTAAGTATGGCATCACAAAAATTCGGTTTCGTAACCGTCGACCCGGTATCAGGATCAGGAGATCAGGCGGTTAATTTCTCCGGTGATAAACACACCGGTCGTCTTCAACGCACTATCAACCTTACGGTCACCACGAACGGCGGGGCTAAGAAGGCGTTGGTAGTTAATCAGGCAGCGGCTGCTGAGGTGGTAAGATCAGACAGCCCTAACGCTTCCGTACAAAAGACAGGCGGTAATGTTACCATCACCGGTAAGTCTAACAGTACTAAGCTTACATTTTCGGTCACGCCGGCTGAGGAGAACGGGCTTACGTTACAGCTCCCGGCTAACTACACGGCGGCTGGAAAGACTACGGCTAACGGAGCGGTTATCGCCGACGATCCCGGAGCCGATGGCGAGTTCGTTTGGAGCATCACGATCTCAGACGTACCGGCAAACGTCACGATCGAGGAACTGACAGCTACATTGAAGGTAACTGCCGCTGGTGGCCAGACAGCCAACGTGACGGTAACGCAAGCCGCTGGAGACTCTACTATCGAGCTTGACAAGGAGATTATTAACTTGGATGTAAATGGTACTCAACAGACGGTTAACGTAACATCTAACGACAGCTGGACTTGGGCGCAAGCAGCGGCTAGGACCGTATCGAGAATGATGGGACGATAATCAGTTTCTTTTCTCTTACTCAGACCCCGATCGGATAAATCCGGTTGGGGTTTATGATTTAAGCGTGAATACTCCTGTCTTTAGGCAGGTGATGATAGCGTAGTATTGGAGCGCAGCCTGCCGTAGCGTTCTGGAGTTACACTTTTTTTTGTTCCTCTATGTAGCGTTTGACGGTTTCCTCGGAAATATGGCCAATTGTCTCAACAAAGTAAGAACGAGTCCACAGAGTAGGTATTCTTGAACGTAGCCATGGAAATTCTTTGCGTAACATCAGGGAAGAATATCCTTTCAGTTGGTTGACTACAAAATGAATGGCATAGGTAGGTTTTGACTTGATGAATAGATGTACATGATCAGGCATAACCTCCATACGTTCAATGACCACCCCAATTTTATCAGCTTTTTCTTGAAAAAGCTGCTTTAATCGCCCATCAATTCCGTTTGCCAGTACTTTTCTACGATACTTAGGGCAGAATACTATATGATAACCTACATTGAATACTGAATGTGGACTATTTGAATACCTTTTAGCTAATGTCATATATTAATGCTTCTTTGCTTGCAAATATAAGAATAAAAGTATATATTTGCAATATATCTAATCATAAATAAAAATGTTGAGAGCCTACAAATATAGAATCTATCCGACAGACGATCAGAAGGTTTTGCTTGCCAAGACCTTTGGCTGCTGCCGCTTTGTCTATAACTGGGCACTCAACCTTAAGATTGAAGTCTACAAGCAGGAGAAGAAGTCTATCGGTAATGTTGAACTGACCAATCGCATGAAGAGTGAGCTGAAAGCGGCACATGAATGGCTCTCGGAAGTCAATTCACAGTCTTTGCAAAGTGCGTTGCGCAACCTCGACACTGCCTACAAGAATTTCTTCCGTGATACCCATGCAGTCGGTTTCCCGAAATTCAAGAGCCGGAAGAGCAAGCAGAGCTTCCTTTGTCCGCAGCATTGCAGTGTGGACTTCGGAAAGGGTACTATTTCCATCCCCAAGGCAAAGGATATTCCTGCCGTGCTGCACCGCAAGTTCAAGGGTACGGTGAAGACCGTCGCCGTCAGCATGACACCTTCAGGCAAATACTTTGCTTCCGTGTTGGTTGATACGGCTATCCATGAACTTTCGGCTTCAGCGATACAGGGAGATACGGCTTTAGGTATTGATTTAGGCATCAAGTCGCTTGCCGTATGTTCTGACGGGCGCACGTTTGACAATCCGAAGAGCTTGCAGAGAAGCCTTGACCGCTTGAAGATGCTTCAAAAGCGGTTGAGCCGCAAACAGAAAGGTTCTGCCAACCGCAACAAGGCACGCAGCCGTGTAGCCCGGTTACAGGAATACATTGTCAATCGCCGCAAGGACAACCTTCACAAAATCACTCATGCACTCACGCACGACAGCCAAGTGCGTACCATCTGCATGGAGAATCTGAACGTGAAGGGGATGCAGTGCAACCATCATTTGGCGCAAGCTGTAGGGGACGCTTCTTTCGGAACATTCCTCATCCTGCTTGAATACAAGTGCAGGTGGTATGGCGTGAATCTTATCAAGATAGACCGTTTTGCCCCAAGTTCGAAGACCTGCGGCAAATGCGGCTATGTGTATAAAAGATTGAAATTGAGCGAGCGCAGCTGGACCTGCCCGGAATGTGGCACGCACCACGACCGGGACTTCAATGCCGCTTGCAATATCAAGGAATTTGGCTTGAAAGCCCTACCCTCGGAGCGAGGGGATGTCAAGCCTGTGGACTGCCCTCTTGTGGATGACCGACCTCGTGTCCTAAAAAGCAATGACAGGAAGAAACAGGAAAAGAGAGGAGGCATCAGCCTCCGAAGCTCATGCCTTTAGGTGTGGGTAGCTCACTTGTTTTGCTATCTTTGCAATATAACAAAAATAATACAACTATGGCTAATGATTTGAATATTAATTGGAAGGACGGGGTAGGCGAGGTAACGGACCAGCCTCTGACCGTCAGTCCGGGGTCCGGGACCGGGGACGCCGCTGTTTCTTTTGGCTCGGTAATGAACAAAGGTCTTGACCGTACCCTTGAGTTGGAGATAACAACCCCCAAAGGCGTTAAGAAGACGCTTACGGTGAATCAGGAGGGATGTAGGCAGGCTTATATCACGAGTGACGGGAAACGGTGGTTAACCAGCGATAACCGGGTGTATGGGGTACTGAAGAGTGACGCTCCATGCGAGTGTTTTGATGTTATATCTAATAAGGTCAATTTTATTATAGATGACAATAATTCTGATCCGTTGATAAATTCCAGCGGTGACACCTCATGGATCAAAGGCAGGAGGTGTCTGGTGAAGAAAGCGGATACCGGGGTCGCCATTTGCTATCTTGACGGGAATAGCTCGGAGCTGTTCCATGACGGCGTTACCGCAGCCTCGCTCGATGGAAGCATGGGACAGTGGATGACTGATATCCCTAGTTATAGATATAGTCATAAGGGAGGAGAGTATGATTTGAGTGACATTAATAATATCCCAAACCTTGTTCATGAAATTACGTTAACCCATAACGACTTAGATGATAATATTACTGAATGGGGAAATTCTGGATTATTTAGGAGATGTCTTGTAGGAGTAACTGAAGCTGTAAATGTTAGCAATAAATTATGGTCTAAAAAGGGAGGACAATCTACTGGACGTTTAACTTCTGTGGTGTTTCATAATTATGCTACAGCATTAGGAAGTGGATTCGACATTATTGATTATGAAACTCACTGCAAAATAGCTCATTTATTCTATGCTAAATATGCTAACAGGAATCCTCAAGAAATGAGTCAATTCGGATATGGAGATGGATCATATTCCAGAACTATTGGTATTACGTCCTCATTAGGTAATAATGATGACAAAACTTCTACTCAAATTAGTTTCTTAGGTATAGAAGATTTCTACGGAGGTAAGTATGAATGGATGAGTGGAATACATTCTAATGGTTCTATTTACTATATTTATGATGGATTTGAACCAGATGCAGAACCTACCGCTAGTTATCGTACAGTAGATATAGGTGGATCGGCTAGAAATGGATATATAAGTAAAGTATACTGGGGCGAACATGGGGATATGATTCCTATAGAAGTAAGTGCTTCCTCTACCACACATTACTGTGACTCGGGCGTTGTGGCTAATTATGGTTGGCGTGTTGCTAGGCGCTCTCATTATTCTGCCAATGCTAATGGAGGTGTCGCTTGTTTCAGTGCTAGTAATGATTCTGGCAATTCTGTTACCAGTGTAGGCTCTCGCATCCAATATAGAGGGCCTATTCAAGTTATAGAAGATCCCGCTGAATTTATATCATTACCAGTAGGATTTTGATTTTTGGTTTTGTTTTTACAAAATTTGTAATTACATTTGTGGCGCATGTCCATCACCATGCTTTTCGTCGCTAATTTATTATAAGGGGATATAGGTCTGTGATGGGATCGGTATCCCTCTATTTTTTAATATGGAGAAGATAAATGTTTTCGATGTTCAGATCCCTGATGGAAGACAAATCCGTTGTATATCGTATGATAAGGTTACTTATTTTGATCTTGACGATATATGTAAGTTATGTTTCAGTTCATATGATTTACATGATGTAGCTGACAGTAAGGTTATGAGCGAGTTCCTGCGTCGTGATGGTGATCGTTATTGGACTACGATAGATGGTGTAAGGCAGTTGTATCGTAGGATTGAGTGTAAGATGTGTTTTGAGGTTATAGAAAAATTAAAGGAGTTATGAGAGAGATGGAATTTGATTTCGTGATATATCCGTTGAAGTTGATTATCACGGTTGGGTTGGATTATAAGACATTGTGTGATCGTTTCGAAAATATGGAGCCTGAACACGAGGGGAAATGGGGAGATGAGGATGATATGGACAAGGAGGCGTCTTTCGCGAATTTGGTAAGGGATAGGGACGATGACGATAAATTCGCCATACTTTGGAATTTTTCGAGCGACGATGATTTAATAATGAGAAATATATGTCACGAGTCATTCCATATAGCAATGAGCGTATGTCAGTTTTGCAATATGTCTCTTGGTTTTAAGGTTGGAGAGGATGAACACGCAGCATATATAGCCGGCTTTGCTGGTGATTGCGTTAGTGAGTTCATCAATAGTAAGAATACGGATTAAGCCATAAATTATATAAGGAACACAAGAAGGTGATTATATACCAATTTACACCAGTACATTTTGACGCTTCACAGCCCCAGCCAACGCCAGCGACTCCACGTCCCCTACCCGGTTCACCACCGGTGACGTATTTTATTGGGTTAGAAGATTCTGTTTTTCTAACCCAAATTTCTTTATGTTCCTAGCTGCCAGTAAATCCCTGTCATTTACGGCCCCACAAGAAGGGCAAGTCCAGATACGATCGGATAATTTAAGATCTCGATATATGTATCCACATTCGCACATCTTGGAACTAGGTTCGAATCTTCCTATCCGAATCAAATTCACGCCCTTCCAATCCGACTTATAGCTTAATATTCTAAAGAACTCGCTCCATGAGCATGAAGCGATGCTATTAGCCAGATTATGGTTCTTCATCATCCCCTCCACGTTAAGATCCTCAATAACCACGGTTTGGTTCTCGCCTAGGATATTATTGACAACATGGTGTAGGAAGTTATGTCTTTGATTCGATATATGCTCGTACGCCTTAGCTACGGCTAATCTGGCTTTTTCTCTTCTTTGGCTTCCTTTTTGCTTGCGAGTTAATCTACGTTGTAAGCATGCTAAACGTGCGGAAGACCTTTCCAGATATTTCGGATTCTCGAAAACCGAACCATTCGATAAAGTCGCGAATGTCTTTATCCCTACATCGATACCTACAGCGGTATCCGGATTTATGGGAGACTTGCCCGGTAGCTTAATGCCGTTATCTACAAGGATGCTGACATAGTACTTGTTTGTAGGTGACTTTGATACGGTAACAGTTCCTATCTTCCCTTTAAACACTTGATTAGAGTAGAATCTTACCCATCCTAATTTCGGTAACTTAATCCTGTTGTTATCGAAATCGATATGGACATTAAGGATATTCTTGAACGATTTCCTTGATCCTCGCTTTGACTTGAATTTTGGGAAGCCTTTCTTTTCCCTGAAAAATCTGGTGAAAGCCTGATCTAAGTTCCTTATTGACTGCTGTAGGCATTCACTAGATACCTCATTGAGCCAAGTATATTCCTCTTGTTTCTTCAAATCAGTCAGTTTCTTGCATAGATCAACAGCCGTAAGTGATTTTTTATCATCTTGATACGCTTCGATTTTTGTCTGCAAAGCCCAGTTATAGATAAATCGAGTTGATCCGAAAGTCCTCTCCATTAGCGAGATCTGTTCGGATGTCGGATTCAGTCTATATTTATAAGCTTTTAGCATACTACTATCTTTTGATGCAAAGGTATGATATAAAAAGTAATTATATACGATTTTACTTATGTTATGTAACATAATAGTGTAAAATTGTATATAATTACCTATAAGAATATCAGCCTCCGCTTATTTGTGGGGGCTTTTTGTTTATCTTTGTCAAAAACATGAAGTTATGTCGAGTTGCGTAATTAAAAGAAATAGTAAGGGTAAGATAACCCGTGTCTTGACCCCTTCTGGCGAGGTATCCACCTTGTTCGATAAGATAGCGGGTATAGCCGCCGTAAGTGACCTTAATAAGGCCGCTGAAGCTTATATGACTATTTATAACGATAAGTTTAGGTCTAAGTTCGGGAACTGGACGAAATCCGTGCCAAGGAATAAGGAGGCCGCCAGATCTATAAGCGCCAGACTTAACGCTGGCGAGTGGGGGCAACTTATGTCAGCCAAGGTCCTGTCCGCCATAAGCGACATGGATGCCCCAGCGTTGGCCAGAAGCCTTGGGAATAGCGACAATGTCGTGGCTTATCTTACCTCCGGAGAGGTAGGTGATGTCAATGATATGGCTGTGGTAGATACGTCCACGGTACAGGAGGTGGATCTGGATTCCATAAACGAGAATAATGTTGGCGATACGATACTGAAAGAGGCGTCATGGGATGATATAAGGGCTATCAGGGAGAATATAGATATTAGGGAGACAGCCCGTATGTTATGGAAGGCCGTGGAAAGCGCTTTTACCGGGCAACGGCCTAATATCAGGGTGAAGGGTGGAAATATAGATGGTGAGATCATATTTTCTGGTAATGTCTTGCCGTTAAATAATATTGAGAATTATACTCCTCCATCTTCAAGACTGGTATATGATTCCGGTGAGCCTCGCCTGTTCTTTAGATCGGATGACGGCAAGATACACGACTCTTACGCCAACGCCATAAAAGGATCGTCCGGTGGGCGGGTCGAGGCCGGGTTCTTGGCCGGCAGTGTCGAGGAGAGCGACGTCCCGTCCGGTACGGCTGACATCTCCTTTGGCTCTTCCTCCATAACCCTCAATAACAGTGAGTCATTTATCCCGGTCCTTGGTATTAGCTCAAACTCAGATATAAGTACTCGTGGAGGGTTTATTAATTACCTTATCAAGAAAGGTATGTTGAGTGGGGAACGTATAAGACTAGGGGATAGATATTATCTTACTGGAGCCGGCAATTCTGATGGTCTTAAGATCTATAACGCTATGAATGCCTTATCCAGCCTCAGGAATAGGTTTGGAAGTCAATCCTCTGAGATGAACGTATTGGGTTCTATAGGTTTTGATACGGAGGTAAGTAATGATCTTGATCTTATCACTACGTCCGGGGAGAAGGTCACGGTAAGCAGACCGGAGATCAAGGGTATGTTAAGGCAAGGTAAGTTCGAGGAGCTTAATAATAAGTATGATGGATTCATGGAGCTAGCCTTGTCGTTGATGATGGAGGATAACGCCTTATACGGAAGCAATGTCCGTGGCGTTATTGAGAACGAGAAGGCGGAAGATCTTCAAAACAGGACCGATATAACCAACATCTTATCCACATTAGGTATCCGTGTGATGGGTATGTCCGAATATATGGATAAGTATAAGATGCGTAATGGCGTAGATCCTTCCGCTAGGGCGTTATCCGATATGGCTAATGGCGTGATAGCATTGGCTGAGGGGGCTACGGTAGAGGATCTTAATGAGGAGGTGGCTCACTTCTTGATCGATACTTATCGTAACCAGCATGAGATTGACGAGATACTTGATTCTGTCGAGGGAACTTCATTATGGAACCAATTCGCTGGTCGTTACTATGAGGTGTATGGGAAGGAATACCAAGGAGAGGAGTTGGATCGGATGGTGAAGCGGGAGATCCTAGGTAAGACGCTGGCCCAGCGGTTCGTTCCGGGCATGGAGCAGGCGGTAGAGGATCTGACCTCGTCTGAGGACGTCCAGCTCTCCTTGTTTGGCAGGATGGTACGAGCCATACGTAATTTCTTCACCAGCCAAAGATCAGACTTGAACAAGGTTCTTGATAGGATAAAGGAGTCGGCGTTAGCGGATGATCCAAGCGCTTTTGACGTGCTTCTGTTGAAAGATAATGGTCATCTCATGTACTCATTATCGGATGTTGATGTGGCTAATAAGTTGATCAGGAACGGAAGATCATTAGAAAGGTTGTACGCTAGATTACAGAGAATTAGATCAAGCCAAAGCCAGAGGATTGGTGAGAGCATCACCCTCCTTCGTGATATAGGCGAGAAGGTAAGACAAGTTGGGGGCGAGCTTAATAAAAACAACAACCTGCTATCCACCAAGAGCGTTATAGCTACAGCCAAGGCCGAGGTAGAGTATTTGGTTACGGTTGCCAGTAGCTTGCGTAAGAGCGACAAGGGGTTGGATTATGAGACGATACAGGTTATCGATAACGTATACGGGGAGATAGTGCCATTGATCAGGAATCTGCGTGGATTCGTCAATAATCAGGCGGCGGATTATTATAGCAACGATAAGGTTGGCATGGTAGAGGATATGGATGATATATTGCGGATGGCTGAGACATCTATGTCTGATATAAACGCCCTCCGTAGTGATCGTAACGAGGATTGGCTGGATGGACAGCTTCGGATGTTTAATATCCCGGAAAGGTATTGGGATGGGATAAAGAAGTTGGTGAATAACATCCATAAGGATATCAATGTCATGTCCCGATTCTTTGGCACACTGGAGCATAGTGGTAACGCTATCTTAGGCATGTTAGGGCAACGTCTTGCCAAGGCTTATAACGACGCTCATGTTGAGGGTGTGGCTAATATCAATAAGATGACTAAGATGATGAAAGAGCGTGGATGGGGGATAAAGGATAATGAGGATCTTATACAGAAGATAAACGGTAAGAACTCTGATTACCTTGACTCGTCCCGTGATTTCGCCAAATACGATTTACTGTATCGGACAGAGCAGGCGAAAGCTATTATTGATATATATGATCTTAAAAAGGTTACGGGTAAGACCGAGAAACAACTTATCGACACACTTTTATCTGATAAGGGGCTTAAGGTCAAGACTCGTGATGATATCGTAGGATATGATGGGGATAAGCCTATTACAAAGGAAGTATATCATATATTCAAGCCAAGTATCCAGAATTTTGATATCTCGGCCATGACATTCGAGGACCAGCAACGATATCTGGATACGATAAATAGGTGGTTGGATGAGAATCGTGAGAAACCTATGATTCAAGCGTATTATGATAAGATAGAGAATGTCAATAAGAAGGTAGAGGAAAGGCTGGGCCGTAGGGTATCACAAGCTACGTCCGATTTCATGACCCGTATCCGTAGAAGCCGGTATGTTGCTATGGATAAATTCATTAAGAACAAGAAGGTTGATTGGGCCGCTTTCCAATCTGACCCTATAGCTTGGAGATCTTATCTGGATATTTTACGTGATAGGGCTATAGCCAAGAGCGAGTGGTATTCCGATGGGACACCAAAGGAAGAGGGATCCGAGGCTCTGATGATGTCCGAGGAGATCAAGGCATGGGACGAGGCGTGGGCCGAGGAGTTCGGGAATACCAACGAGGGTCGTAAGGCTTCCGCCGAGTTCAAGGAGATACTTCGTGGGATAGAGCGGTCCGAGGGCGGCAAGGCTGCGTTTGAGTTCCTGCTAGCTGGCGGTCATCTTGGCTTCTCCAAGGATATGTGGGGATCCGAGGAGGGTGATTATTACGAGAATCTTGTTGATAAGATCACGGAGCAATCTGTATCATCATCAAGGATAGAGAAGGTAGAGGAGGCGATGGCGACAATAAACGAGATCAATGACCAGCTAAGGCCTTTGCTTATCCAGTACCGGGATAGCACGAGATACGGGGAATATGATTTCGATAGGTTACGTGGATCCGCCTCATTAAGAAAGATAAACGAGTTATATGATCGTCTGGCTGAGGCTAAGAGCGTTATTAACGCCGCCGCTTCCGCTGAGGCTATTGAGATGGATATGCCTGATACGGTGGAGAGTGGAGTCACGGATTCTTACCGTAACGCTTTAAGGGATGCCATGGCATACGACAAGGGCATGGATGAGATTAAATTCGCCAAGGAACATATGTCTGCCCGCTCCCGGAGTCAGGTGGATAGGATGGCCGCCAAGTTATCTCGGAAAAACCCGTCATGGACGACCGTGGAGGTATCGTTTTTGAGAAGGAAATACGGTCCTGACTTCAATAATAAGCTAGCTAACGACATAGCGATGGGTAAGACTGATAAGATCCTTGTCGAGTACGCCAGAACCCGGTTGTATCCTTATATGAGGAAATATTCTCCCAAAGGGTATTCTGATTTCATCAGAAAGATAAATAACGGTATATATAAGGTATCCGAGTTCTTTGATGCCATAGAAAATGGTATATCCGAGAAAGAGAGCGTATCCCGTTTCGGGTTCGATATTAATATGATTGATCTGACGATCAACAACCAGTGGCTTGATGAGGCCGATGCCGAGAGTTCTTTCCGTAATCCTAATTATAATCCCGATCTGGGTTATGGGTATCATACGCCTAGGTTCGATAAGTACAAGAACGAGGCTTTTTTCAAGAAATACGGTATTACCAACGAAGGGGAGGAAGCTACGATCAATAAGGATAAGTGGGAGATGAGGAAGGAGCTGCTTAACATAAGCCGTAAGGCTATGGAGGATTATGATGAGCGATTCCGGAACATCTACCAAATACCACAGATATCCAAGGGCGGCGTGGAGAGGATGGTGCAGGCCGGGGTTGACCCGAAGGCGGCCATCGGCAACGCCGTACGTGATATCGTTGGCGAGAGGGTGGATGACCCTATACATGGTCAGGGGCAAGACCTAGGAGGGATTGACGAGAACGATAACAAATATCGTATGATCCCCAAATACTATCTTAGTAAGCTGGAGAACGCCAACGACGTGTCCCATGACTTCGCCTACTCCTATTCCATGTTATCCTTGCAGGCTACCGCTTACAAGTATAAGAGGGCGGCCTTGGATGATGTCATGGGATACAGGAACATGATGCTGGAGACGCAATACGACGGCGGTAAGAACCCGGAGGCCACTCACGCCTATAGGATGTTTCAGGACTGGGTTAACGCCAGTATCTATGATGTTAGGATAAATAATAAGCGGGCAGAATGGAATATAGGTAATTATAAGGTCGATCTTAATAAGCTGGCTCTTATGTTTACCAAATTCGTATCCAAATCCAACTTAGGCTTCTCCCCATTCGTCGCGGCTACCGGCGCCCTTACCGGGCAGGCCAACTTCCTTTTGGAGGGTATGGTAGGGCAGTATATAAGCAAGGACTCCATGAAATACGCCTATGGGGAAGCCCAGAAGCAGTTAAGTACGTACGTGTCGGAGATCGGGGATATAAACCGCACCAACAAGCTATATGTCGTTGGAGAGGCTCTAGGCGTGTTCAATGTCCGTAACCGTGTACGATCGGCAGCGTATAACAAAATCTGGAGAACCTTATTCCGGGACCTGCCGTTTAAGATGATGGAGGTTCTTAACTCCCCGTTGGATCCGCAGGTCATTATCTCGGTCATGGATGATACCCGCCTATACGAGGGTCAGTTCTGGTCATACTCCAATTTCAAGGAGATGATGATGAAAGACAGAAATATGTCCGCTAACGAGGCTAAACGCGATTGGGAGCGTTTAAGGGATTATTCTATGTGGAACATGGTAGATGTCAAGGACGGAAAGATCGTGGCTAAGAACGAGGCTAACAAGGATATTATAGACCGATATATACCCACCTTGTCCAGTAGGGTAAGGAGTATGGTGCAGATCTGTGACGGCGCCTTGAACGAGCAGAACCGGGTGGGGGCTAGCCGGAACGCTATCCTTAATATGGTGCTGCCTCACCGTGGATGGTTTATATTGGCCGTACAGCGGGCGTATAAGAAAGCCGGTTTCAATTTCCAAACCAACCAGTTTGAGGAAGGATATATGAGAACGTTATGGAGACTGGCCGGTAATGTCTATGGATCGATGTCCGAGGGCAGGATGGGAGAGGCATATGACGTGCTTAAGGAAGAGTATGATAAGCTTACCCCCTACGAGCAGATCAATATCAAGAGATCGATTATCAACATGGCGGTATTCGCTACGATGATGGCCATAGGACGGGCTTTGATGGGATATAGGGAGGATAATGAGGATAGCTGGTTCGGGCAGTTCATTACCTACATCGGGTTCAGGACGATCAATGAGATCGCCTCCCAGACATCCCCGTTCATGGAGCTTAACGCTATAGACATGTTACAAGACCCGCTGGTTACAGCCCGTAAGTTGGGTGATCTTACCGATCCTCGAAACTGGGATCCTTTCGCTGCCGTCCAGACCGGAGTGTATAAGGGCGAGAGCAAGCTATGGAGGCAGCTCATGAAGTTCTCGTTTGGTAAGCAATGGTATAATATCAAGACGGCTAGGGATATTAAGCAGACATCCGACTACTGGTTGATGACCAACGGCATGACGATGGGATTCTTCTTAGGAGGTAGGGATAAGGACGAGTCTGGGGAGGACGCTAATTGGTACTTTGACAGGGGAAGATAACCGATATAGTATGACGAAAAAAATAGCCAGTCAATTGTTTAAGACAATTTGATTGGCTATATTTGCATCATGAAACAATGAATGACGGGATCTCACTTCAAGGTCATTCAATGTGTAAGATATTTTTGGCTCATTAGGATTTGTCGAGGTGAGATCCGACATTTCCTTTTGAGCCTATTTTTTATATTATGTGTAATATTGTTTTAAATGACAATTTGTCTATTAGATTGTATTTCGAGAAGGTTCTTGAGTTAGTTAAATCCGGAGAAGATTTTCCAGTTAATTTAGATGATGTTTGGCCTTTGATATATTCTGATAAGGGCAAGGCTGTTAGAGTGCTTACTGGTGATAATGGGTTTATTAAAGATATTGATTATAAAGTTTTTACCCAAAATGGCAAAAACCCAGTTGGTGGGAGACCTACGATTGTGTATATGATTTCTGTGTCTTGTATGGAATATTTAATAGCAAGAAAAGAAAGAAGAGTATTTGATGTATATAGAAGTGTGTTTCATGGTGCGGTAAATGCTTTCAATAAGATGGAAGAATCCGTGGAGAAGAATCTTCCACATAATTATATAGAAGCATTGGAAGCGTTGTTGGCATCCGAGAAAGAGAAACAGGCGTTAGCTGAGGCCAAGAAAGAGGTAGAGGAGGCTAAGAGAATATCCGATAACATTATCAAAGAGCAGGCTCCTAAGGTAGGATTCGCCGAAACAGCTATTATGGCCAATGACAAAGGTGATGATATGTTGATCCGTGACGTTCGGAGAGAGTTGGAGTCTCATGGATGTGATATAGCGGAAAGATCTTTAAGAGAGTTTTTACAAGAGCAAGGTTTCTTTTACAAGAATAAAAGAGAATGGATATTAACAGAGAATGTTATGAAGAAGGGTTATGCGCATTACAGATACAATACGGATACTGGGATCAGGAATACGGTCTATATGACTAGGAAGGGATTTGAGAAAACGTTATATAATATCAGGAATATACCTAAATCAAGAGAGTCTTTTATCTCTTTTGGCGGCAAGATATTTGATTAAAGTAAGAGAAGGATAGGCGATTATCATCCTATCCTTCTTATTTTCGTTATCAGTCTTTATATTTATCCACAAAATCATCCACATCCATATACTCACACCCGAAGTTTTCCGCCGTCTTCTTATCGGAGTCGGAGAACTGTCCTTCTTTTCCGGAAGCGTCCCCGATCATCAAGATAGTATCGTATACGATCTTTTCTTCCTCATCTTCATCATCGTTCATGTATTCGATGAAATCCATATACTCTTTTATCATCCCTATATTCGGCTTCCTATTGACGTTGCGTTTATTATTGCTTTCGCAGTAATAAGCACTTACGGATATATCCGTGTAATCTTCCAAGGCGCTAATCTATTTAATGAGTCAATCAGCTTACATTCTTCTGGGGTGCATTCGACTCCCGCTTCAGTATAATATTTCATTCCCATATTATTGATTTGTTTAATTTACGAGCCTCTGATAAGGCTCGTGTTAGTATATCCTTTTTTCTTATAATCTCCTTATATCTTTTGATATTCATTTTTATTATCTTCATAATAAGTTCTTTTGCCTTAATAGCACCAACATCTTATTCCAATCAACATATCCTTTATCCGTGAGCGGAGTTCCGATATTCCTGTCATCTATATAATAATCACAATACAATTTTGGTGATGATGATACTGGTTCAGGATTATAATTTACTGAGTATAGATTAATATGGTTATATTTGAACCAATCCACCGCATCCTGTAGATATCTACCATCTCTCACTGTATACAATATCAGTAGATTCCTTTCGCCCAATTCCCTCAATACGCTAGCGGCCCCGATATTGTCTCCTACATAAGGGAATAAGTCTGTCACGCATGTCCCATCGAAATCTATTCCTATTATTGCCATATTATTTTTATTTATCTTATTAAATTTTTGTATCCTACTTTCTTCATCTGCTCTTCGGTAGCTTTCTTCTTCGGGAACTTCCCGTGCCATTTTCCGGGCACCACGACATCACGGCCGTCGGGGCTGGTAGCCAGCCTCCCGCATTCACTGCACAGCCCCATGCCCTTGTACGGCTGTAGTCCCTTGGCATAGTCAAATTTATCCACCATATACTCGTTTGTCAACATCCAGTAGCTAGACGTGGCGGTATTATCAACACAACCGCATTTAGCGCATACAAATAAGCTCATATTTTAGTATCGTTAAATGTCGTTATCCTTATCATCGTCAATCCTCTCCACTTTAATTGTTCCCATATCGCCTGAAGGTAACGTGATATCACTATACACGTTATTCCAGTCCTCGTCAATGGCCAATTGATGTAATATCGACCTATATATCTGGTAGGTGTTGCCGATAAGTCTCTTCCTGTTTATCTTATCCTTACTGCCTCCATCATACCCTATATGCTCAAAATCCTCAAGATCTGGGAACAACCTTCTTCTTATCGCTCGTGAGTTATTGACTATAAAGCTTCTTATCCCCAGCGATTCCGTCCTATCCATATCATCTATCAACGTATCTGTTGTATGCTGTAGATCCATGTCACCCGCCGCAAATCTACTGATGTCTTCCACGCATTGTGAGATCAACATCAGTTGCTCCCTTGTTAAGGTTATTTTGTAAAGTTGTTTATTATCCATGATTATCTGATATTAATTTTTTCTTGGTATATAATTACCCTATTTTATTAATTTTATTATCAATACAGTAAAGTTAAATATTGTACATACTATGGACATCCATAATGCCATACTTACCATAAATCCTAGGCTTTTAGGTATAGGATCTATTCTTCTGAATGTTAAGATCATGTATATAAATGTCTTTATGTTCATAATTTACGATATTTTTCTATATAGTTAACTATCAAATCTTTAACTCCTTTTGGAACATCTACCAGTTTGAGATTACCTTGGAATATGTCCTTGCCGTACTCATCCATAATCTCCCCGAATGAAGGATTCATGACTCTTGTTGACATAGATATCGGTTGATCAGTGTCAAATTTGACAACGATCTTCTTCCCGCCGTTTATCGCCTTTTTAAAAGCCACGTAAAGCTTTCGGCCTTTTATTATATCACAATTCCCTTTCAGGATATTAGACATATGTATGACATATTCTTTCTTCGCATCTCCGGGGTTGTCCATAAGCTTAAGATCTCCTCCGGTATCTTTCCATTTCCTGAAGCACGGGAAACATAGACCGTGATTTGCCTTGGCGTGTCTAGGTATCATCCTGCTGCTGCCGGCTGGGATCGTATCGCCACAGCAGATACACGCCCTATCCTTGTTGGTGCGCATCGGCACATAGCTCTTTATTGGGTATTCTTTTCTTTTGTACATCTTCTTCTGTTTTCAAAATTATCATCACCATACTCATAATTAGGACAAGCTTTGTTGCTTGGTCGTCTAACATAAGTCTTTTGCTTCCTGTTATATTTACTGTTAGGATTTATATAATGGTCACACACTTGCCAAATAGAGCAACATACTTTCCCGTATCTTTTCGCCCACTCCTGATCATGTAGATGTATACAAGTGGCGCAAGTCGGATTCTTAAGCTTATCCTTGTTATCATCTATGATCTTATTGACCCGATCAAGAATAACATGCATTTTTTCAATATTTATGACGTTAAATGCATCTGGTATTGGAAGATATGTCATCGAGCTTATATCTATGTCCATTTCCTTAGACTTATCGTAAGCCGATTTGTATTTCCTTATCATCAAATCCTTTAATTGATTTACTTTTCTCTCGTAAGTCCCCATATTTCATTCAGTTTTCCATCCTTGTTTCTTCAATAGATCCACCATCATCCCCTTTATCTTAGGACTGATAGCCTCGGTAAGTATATCAGCGGCTAAGTTGATAGAGAAGTTTGTCATTCTAGATTCCCCTATATACTTCTCGCTGGTAACTTCCTTTACATAGTCATGGATATCCTTGATCATCTCATTTTGAGATTTCAGGAGATCCAGTATCTCATCAATCTTATCATCCATTTTTCTCAAATACACCTGACAATAACCAGACAATCACTATCAGAAAGAAAAATAGCCCAAGCGCCTCATCCGGGTAATCATGTATAGCTTCTAAAATTTCCCTCATAACTTAACATCCATTTTGTTGATTATCTTATAAAATATATCCCTAGTCAGCTCAATATCATAAGTAGCGTCATGGAGTTTATCCTCATTAATCTCAATACCCATAGTTCTGGCCACGGTCATCAACTTAAAGTTCTCCATATCGTTCCTTACGCCCATCAGGAATGGTGTTACCATAACATACACATCCATGCAATTAGGATAGAACCATGATCCAAAATACTTATCCCCACATTGCTGGAATAAAGCCCGTAGGAAGCTGTTATCGAATCCAGCGTTGTTATACCCCACTAAATACATTTTATCCCTCTTATCGAACTTATTCACGTATTTGGATAATATACCAACTAACTGCCTGTATCCGTCTTCCATAGGCTGATAAGACTGCACTTGCTCCAAGGTAACGCCGGCCACGTCCAGCGCCTCCTGCTCTATCGTGGCGGCAGGGTTCGGGGCTAGGCGGATGTCGAACCTCTCGGCCTCCTGCCCGTCGATATCCACGATCCCTCCTATTTGGTGTATCCCGTTTCTCCAGAACTTAACCCCGGTTGTCTCTAAATCGAAAAATAGTAATTTACTGGTCATATTTTGTATATCTTTTAAATTATCCATGATTTGAACAATTAAACGCCAACCATCCACTTACAACTCCCATCGCAAAAATAAACAAAATCATAAGTGATAACAGCGCCCAATCTTCTGTATTTAGTTTATTGCTCTCCTTCTTTTCAACATTGAAATCGAAATCAAATGTCGTATTATTAGCTATCTCCCCATCAATGCCTTTGTTATTTAAATGGAGTTTCTTTTTGATTTTTCTTTTATTCATGTTTTATGTCTTTTAAATTACCCATAATTCAATCAATTAAATGCCAACCATCCGCCTGCAAATCCCATCGCTAAAACAGATAAGATTATAGACGTGAATAATATCCAATCTTTTGCGCTTAGCTCATTATTATCTCTCTTTATTTTCTCAAGATAATCATATATAGCTGTATAAACAGCATGGCGAATATTCTTGTCTCTAGCCCTTACGATATTATCATATTCATTATATCCTAGATTATAGGCGGCGCTTTCGATCCTCATATTCCCCGTAACCTTTTTATTTACATCGAAATCGAAACTAACCACTATATCGGTGGTTAGAGCGCTGGCGATTTTGCTTTTTATCTCATCATTACTGAGATTAGCATCGTGCACTAATCGCTCATAGTCTTTATCGTCAAGAATTATCTGTTTTTTAATGTTCATATCCCTAATATTTCTGCTACATAAACAAATCCATAACATACATAATTATCAGCGTCATGCTCACCCCAATTCACATGCCATACGACGGCGCACGGGAAATATAATGGCATATCCTCAGCCATAGGATCCTCTTTGAAGTCATCAATGTTTATCTTCTCCCTCCACCTCCACAGGTCTTGGATATCGTTCAAGATTAATTTGTTCATAACAATCTGGTTTTTAATACTGATACAAAGATAGGATTTAAACAAAAATAAAAGCATGAATAATATTAAAATAATATTAATCATGCTTAAATATAAATATATCCCTTCTAGTTCTCACGGATATACGTATTCGTATTCATCTGGAGGAGATGTCTTATATTCAACATCGCACTCCATATTGGTGTAATAGTTATCCCCTTTTCTGTATACTAACGCTACCCAACAGTCATATTTTTTGCTGTATCCTATAAGAGGAACACCTTCCATAGGAGGATTATCCTCCGTTTTGTACCTTATTCTTGCTGTTTGTTTTATACTCATATAATCCATTTTTTAATAATGTTATCATCAGTGAAAATAACGCATCTATAAGATGTTTCTCTTTTCCCCAATATATAGGAATATCATCTATATCCCTATATAATGCAAACCATGCGTTTTCTAGCTTATAACATTCGAATGTAGAACCCTCTATCTCATATGGGAGTAAATTCAGTAACGTCCCTACATCCCAAACAGGATTGGATATATCCGGGGTAACAGCCTCGATCAACCCTATACGACCAGCGTCATCCTCCATAGAATGCAATGAGTCAAGATACTTGTCTCTGAAGCCGATGGCGGTGGAGATAGGGAGGCCGGCCTCGACCAGCACTCTTCCCTGTTCTTTTGTGGTAAAAATCCGTTCCTTCATAATTTCATTTTCCTTTCTACTGTAACTATCGTATCATTATGCCATCCCCCATGAGCCACAAGAAGAATCTCCTGCTGCTCGAAACCAAGCCCTGCCCCTATACCGCCGGAGTTCCACGCGCAGGTAATGACCACCCCGCCCTTCTTGGTAATCCTAGCTATCTCCTTCTTCTGTTTAGCCCAATAACTGGATTGTGTTGTTTGCATATTAACAGATTCTCCAAGCCTTTTATATGACTCGGACACCTGTCTAGCAGAATATGGTGGATCATATAATACCATATCAGCTATATTATCATCAAGATGACACAAGAAGTCCGTGGCGTCTTTATGATACATAGCCTTAGTCTCAGGATCAAGATCGTTGGTTATCGTCCCTATATCGCTGTTTCTGGCGAATGGATCCACTATAACCATTCCGTCTTTTTTATATCTATCTATAAGTTCTCTTATCGGTTTTATGCTGAATGTCTCGCTGTTCGGCATCGACCATGTCTTGTTTATAATCATATCGTTGTAATAGTGTTTTAAATTCTACCTACACTCTATGCCTTTTAGCAAATGGGCTATCACATCCACCGTCCATCCGTTACCTGTTAAAGACATGGCCGTATTCGGGGCTATCCCATCAAGGTAATCATCCGGCAATGTCTGTAGCCTACACATCTCCACAGGAGTCAGGTATCTGAACTTATCTTTCAGGTCAAAGGCGTTCAGATATCTTCCGGGCGGTAATGATGATATCACGTTATCTTTCATGACTGTTGTAAGGCAATTACTTTTCTTAATAGGAGTGGTATTCTTATCTTTTCTTATCTCCAGACATTGCGCTATTTTTATGTCCATGTCACAATCCTTTCGATACCCGTCCTCTCCTATCCTTCTACCGACAATGGATCCTATATATCTTCCTCTTATGGCTCCAGGATTCCAGTCCTTGTCATGCTCTAAAATATCATCCAATGATATGTGCTTGTCTTTCGGTATTTCTACCGACCAATTACACCAATAAAGACGATGCCGGGTCTGTGCCGAGACCAAGGCGCTATCGATCTCCACCGGCTCTACGCCCAGCTCCTCCGTTATCACTCGGCGATGCTCGTCCCGCATCCGGACGTTCTCGCCCAAGAACAGGATCTTACCTTTGGTCTCCTTCTTTAAATACCTTACGATGTCCGAAAAGCAGAAGAAAAGCCTTCCCCTTGCGTCCATAAACCCCTTACCCTTACCTGAGCTAGAGAAACTCTGGCAACAAAATCCTCCCATGACCAGATCTATGTCTTTCCAAGGGATATCCTATGTTCTCCAGTTATTGACATCCCCTAACTGGATGATATTCGGAAAATGTTTTTGACTTACCTTTATGCATGTCTTGTCTATCTCCGAGGCGTAATAAGTATCTATAGGTATGCCGGCCCTCCGTAACGCTAGATACCCACATGATATCCCGTCAAATAATGATAATACTTTCATATTATTTATCGTTTAGGTATATAATCACTTTAATTGTGATATTACTCTAATAGCATAGAAGGAAACGCCCTTTCTCTCATCATTTGGATAAAACTCATTCCCGTTATAAGTCACTAACCATGCTTTCTCATAATTATATTGAGTGCTAGTCCAATAACTTGTAGTGCCTTCGTCTATATCTAATCCATCGATAAGAGACATGCATCTGTTAATCTCATCTAAATTATTTATGATCTCCATCCATTCTCCCACTGATGCCAGATATCCCATTTGCCCGTTCTTGAATTGAGTAACAGTACATTCATAAGCGGCACTAGCATGCGTATATTCCGCGATACTTTGTGTGTTTTGAAGTCCATTAAAATCTTTTTTTGCTTCATTACTTGATGTTATTGTAGTTACTCCTTGGATCAATCCAGTCGTATTAGACCAGCTTCGATTCTTAAGCTCAATACCTGAAATAACGAAGCTGCTGTTGTCGCTTATCAACGCCACTCCTACGGCGTCGTTTCTCCACGAATAATTCCATTTATCACGAGTATATAACTTGCCATTAATATGTAAGATATATATACCGTTTGAAACGGTTTGACCGCCTATCATCCTTCTTCTCATATTCTTCTACCTTGCTAATGCATGTTTATAATTCTAAGTTTATCATATTCTTCAGTAAGAATCCCATGATCAAACAATTTGCTAGCGTCTATTTCAAGACTCCTATATTTGTCAGTTATATTGATATCAGCCCACATGTTCAATATCCCCTTATCATCCAATTGCATATGGATACAGTCTTTTGTCACCTTCTTTCCGGCTTTAAGAGCCTCTACGTCTTTATCGGTAATCTTTTTCATGCTTTTAATATTTTATCGTTACAAGTGAACTACTCACGCCTAAAGTCAGGGAAATTCACGCTTAATCCTTAAATTCATCTTTCATCCTGATCTTTATGCCCCCATATGATAATTCCTTATGAGCTGTGACAAAATAATCAACCGCATCTTCATCTAATAAACTATGCGGACACCTTTCCCATACAGGACTTTGATCTAGATGATCCCATGTAGCTACAAGCAACTGATTCTTGTCATTATCAACAGTTATTTTATATGTCCCTATAGTAGCCTTACGTTTAATGATCGCTCCATTTAACATCTGTTTCTTAGCCCAGCTCCATGAACCTCTCAACCCAAATGTTCTTATAACCCAGTCATTTATCTTCTTCATTTCAAGTTATTTGTTAAAAGCATAATATAAATATAAATACATAAATTGGATAGGGCTATTCACCATACCCTTATCAGTAGGCTCGTCATACTTGTCAAGCCAAAGACGAAGCGCTTCCCAATCGATATCCCGCCGGTCACAGACCATGCAGGCTAGGTTAGCCCCGAACAGATCCCCTCCGCCACGTAAAGACTCGTTAAATCTCTTGGCTAGCCTTTTCTTGAATCCTTTATTGTACCAAATACCGGAGGTAGCGGCATAACAGTAATAAGCATTGTATTTCATTTTTACGCCCATCTTCTCAAATAAAGGCGTATGCCATATCCGATCCAAAAAGAACACTATTCCACGATAGATAAAGGTTCGGAGATTCTTCCTGTATTTCTTCCCTAAGAAGCTATCTACGCAAGATATAGTCCCGCCTGAATAGTACCAGTTATTGGCGCCTCTCTTGACCTTATCCGTCATCTTGAACTTATTTTTCCTATCCTCTACCCTATCCCACGGCTTCAGCTTGTCCTCATTAAATGTCGGGCAATAATGATAGTAATGATTGATCCACGAGAGGTATGGGTTGTATATCGTGTATCCATTATCGCTGACATACGAGTTCATATCATATCCAAGCTTCTTAGCCAAAGCGGTTCCCTCATCAGCCAATACCTTCAATATCGGGTTCAAGTTCCATATCTGGTCTTGACTGACGAACATCGAGTAGCATGGGTCCTCATCCTCACCATACCATCCTCCCATTCCGCTAACTATCCTGTCAAGATCAAGTACATAATCTTTCCCGGGTTGAAAATCATCCCTAAGGAAAAACCCTTTATAAGTATCCATCTCATGTATTCCGGGCTGATCGTCGAATACCAGTTTAGCGTTCTCCGTCAACCTGACTAATGTCCGTAAGACAGAAGGTATGCTCACGGGAGTATGGTTACGTCCACATACCTTATCATGTATCCAAAGATATTGGAGGAACTCGGCTATGTTGATAGTCCCGTCCTCCACATACCCTGCCTTGTTACTGAAGTTTATCTTAGCCAGAGGGATATTACTTCCATGTGGTTGATCAATGTCATCATAACAATGAACGAACCGGTCGAAGAACAGATCCTTCCAGCCAAGATATTTATCCTCAATCGTCATGAGCTTATTTTTTATCGTACATAGACATGACGTTGATAAGATCAGCCTTTCTGGTCATCCCTTCAAGCTTCTCGAAACCATCCATATTATCACCGCTGACGATGATAGTAGGGTATACCTCAATACCGTATCTGGATATCTCCTCCTCCGTAGCCTTGTTCTCCGGGATCTGGTTCAACGTAACCTCACCATCATACTCCTGTAACGTGTTGGCGATAATATATCGCATGTAATCGCTGTACTCAGCGTCTTTTTTCGTGAAAAAATCAATTCTTACCATCTCAAATAGTTTTTAATCTGTTAATAATTAAATCCGCTGTAAATATAGCGTTATCTACCTCATCTATATTCATCCTCCTTCCATCGAAATCGTTAGATAATAAATCCTTCACGATCTGATATCTACGATGCTCCCAATTTATGTCTATATTAAAATTCAGATATCTTACATAATCATAATTCAATTTATCATAACTATAATTGAGATACTGAACTATTGGGAATGGACTGTCATCGTAAATGGTACGCTTGATTATATCAACATATTTACCAGTCCTTTTGTCGATAGCTCTTAATCTCTCATCTACTACTCTTTCTCCTGACTCTTCCATTCTATAAGCCCTTTGTTATGTTTATCGTAATATAATAACGCTATGGCATTCCAGCACACTGCCGCCAGATGCATGAATCCCTCCTTGTCATATCTCTCTCCCTTTACATAAGCGACCAGATGCCTGTGGAGCGCCCCAAAGTAACGATTAAAACCATTAGGTATATCTTGCCATGAATTATCGGCGTACTTCTTGGCGCCTTTCGTATATACCTCTACGATGTTTTCTATCTCAGCCAAAGGAAGGAGGTCCCACCTAAGCTTACCGTCGGCCCGGTCGTCCTTGCCGCTGCCGTCTTTCCCTACGAGCGGCCCGCTTGCCACCACTGCGTCTCCTATTTTTGGCTTCCCGAAATTCATCGCCTCATCCGCTGTCTCATCATCAATAAGCCTTAACTTGATAGCCCTGTTTAACGAGACAACCATCTCCTCATCAACCCAAATGAATTTATATGTCTCATCAAATAACGGTTCTATTTTCATCATTCCTGTACGATCGGCGGTTTCAAGTACCTCAAATACCTCACCGTCATAAACAACCTTTTCGTATTTGCTAAATTCCTCTTTCATTTCAAACTCCTTTTTGTTTTATTAATAAAATTCACTAAGATCCCTGCATTCTGGTGTCTCACCTGTTATGGAATAAAGCTCACCAGATGATAGATATACGCAATGCGAGGTCTTCCCGTCCCTCCACTCGCTTTGCTTCGTAATCCCGCAAATAGCGCAGCGTTGGATCCCCGGGCCTGCCTTTACCCACGAGTGCCGTACGCTCCTCTTCCTTGTCCTGTTGGTGTCGTCAAGTTTTCTCATGATCAATCCTCCAAGGCCGTTACAATTTTATCTTTCCCGATAATAGCCTCATTCCCGCTCCTTACATCAAAGCATCTCCCTTCATCTGCCTCCTTGAAATAAAGAACGCCATTGTACTCGAATAAACCGAATCCGTAATCGTCTAGCTTCATTTCATTAAGTTTCTTGAATTTATACACGTTTTTCATATTCTCCATATTATATTGCATTATTGGAAATATCATTATGATACTTATGCCTATTACAAGCAACCCTGTGTAAAACTTTTGTGAATCATATTTCTCCCATCCCTCCATCATCATGGCAAAGGAGATTACTATTATTATAATAATAGATATCAACCCTACCATATCACATCCTCCTTTCTTTCAAAAATCCCATCATATCCTCCACGCTAAGCTGGAAGCCGGCAGCCGCCTTATGGCCTCCTCCACCGGGGTTGGCCTTGCGTGCCAGCGCCGAGACATCCACCTCCTCTTTGGTGGTATAGAACGAGCATCTGAAGAATCTGCCGTTCCAGCAAAATGGCATCATCAAATCATGTTTTCTAGGATCGTACATAGACTCGAATGTGGTGGAGTTAAACTCCGTAGTATTCATACATATCGCCTTGTATCCAAATATATCTGCCTCGAATGAGAACATCTTCATTTCTCCTCTGTTTTTCTCGATGATATATTCTATTATGGCCTCGCCATTTCTTATCATATCAGAAACAAACTCGCCATTCGCCTTGTTTAGCACCTCCCTGACCATGTCAACGTCAAGCCCGCAATACCCTCTCATCCCATATTGGAATGAAAGAACGTCACTCCATTCGAAGCGATCATGATCCCATACATCATAAGCGCTCAATAATTTTACCACGTCAGGGGTTTCGATATCATCGAAAAGATATTCCCACGTAAGCTCACAAGCCGCCGTTCCGATACGTCTTTTGCCTTTGACATTATAGTCCTTCACAGCTTCTATCGCCGTCTTATGGTGGTCTATCCATGTGACATCTATCCCCTTGTCTTCCCATTCGTCGAATAAGAATCTCGTTCTATCGCCAAATGACACGTCAACTACAAACACCTTATCATATTTATTCACGTCAGGTATTTCCTTGCCGTAATTGTAAGGAAGAAGATCAATGTTCCCTTTGAAATACTTTTGGTAATTATATACAAGTTTACACTCGTATAATTAGTTAATAAATTTCTTAACCGGGTTATACCCAAACCCTGTATGGGGTGGCATTACTGCATCCCCCTTTACTTTTCTCATGATATTATAACTTCCGTTGATGTCAGCGTTAATAAGAATACCATCTCTTGTCCTAAAAAGACCTCTTCTTACCCTTCTACCAACATAAGTATCATGATGACCTACTGGTTCTAAATCGAAAGAACTGCATTTTGACGTGTGAGATTCGTTTACTTCAACAAATCTTAGTCCTTGTCTTTCCGATTTATACCTTAACATTGATATAAACATCTCAAATGGAATTGAAACAAAATTCTGATTGTTTCTTTTACCAAGGTTAACATTTTGCTTCCATCCATCATTATGACCTACTATCAATGTTGTTATATCTTCCTTCAAGCAAGTATTTATTATCTCCTTACTTGCCTTATGAAGATAATCTTTCACCTTATTGTTTCTCCTTCTTGTTAAGGACATCAACCGTCTCGAATTTTCTTTCCCATTTACTTTCTTTAATTGTTGTTGAATATCTGACCTTTTCTTATTGTAATACTGATTAATAGATTTAAGTCTCTTTCCATCTATCAAAATAGGCTTATCGCTTACATTCGTTACGATAGAAGCGAGGTTATTTACACCTAGATCAATAGACATGATCCTATTATTATCATCAAGTTGTTTTTTTACAATTGACTCATATACAACCTCTATGATATAACAATCTGATTTAGGGACAAATCTAACCTGTTTTACAGTTCCTTCCTTACAATTAGTTTTTAAAGGAGATAATCCTTCCTTCTTAGGGAAATAGATAAAATCTCCTCTATGTTTAAACTGTGCGTAAGAATAAGAAAATACATTCCTGCCTTTTGTTTTATGCTTATATTTTGGAAATTTAGGGCATCCAGTGAATTTCTTATTATCACGCTTCCATGCCTTAATAGCAGAGAAATAAGATTTTAGGTTCTTATCTAAAGCCATGAGAACCTGCTGAGAGGATGATCCACTCATTGCTCTATAATCTATGTTATTCTCTACTACCATCTTCTTATTAAGCTCTACAGCTCTTATCCATTTACCTGTACTAAGAAACTCCTGCTTTATTATATACAAAGCCGCATTATACAGATTCTTGGATAAGAAACATATTCGATCTAAATCCTTATATCTCTTATCATTAATAGCAATTATATGTTGTTCCACCAAATACATAGCGCAAATATAAATAGAATATTTATAAATTCCTATTTATATGTTATTTTTTTAGTGTAAAATTATATATAATCACCTAATCTTTTTATTTGTTTCAACTCACATTCTATTATCTTGATACAACCAATGATAATATCTTTATCATTATCGTAATCATGATCTCCGTCCTTTTCTTTAGATAAGATATTATCTATTTGGGCTGACGCTAATACCATCATCATGCAATGATTTGATTTAATTTTTTTGTGATATATGTACGCCATTTATAGCGATTTGGACACAAATATCTTTTATCTCATCTATGCTCATATTCATAATCTATTGTTTTTAATTAAAAAATCTATGTACTCTTTTATCTCCTTGTTTCGACCATTACTCCAGTCAAATGTCTCGTTTATGAATTTGAAGTACGATACTGGGATCGAATGCAACATCCATCCACAATACTTGCCGAATGTCATCACCGTAGAGCCAAGGGGATGATCCGGTCTCCCGGGAACAGGGGCGGCGGTTACGCCCTGCGCCAGCCCCCTCCTACGATCTTTCTTGGCGGCTTTGATATCCAGATCTGTTTTCGTTACCTTATCCCCCATCGGGATATTGGTAATTAGTTTATCGCCGATAAACATCCCCCATCCATATCCTTTGTAGTTCTCTATACTAAGTTTCCTTATATCACCGAACCTTGACGAGTTGTTACAACAATCAACGACCAATGCGCTATCCTTACCGTCCTTTATCCTAACCGCCCTGCCAAGCCACTGATAAAACGATGAGAATGAGAATGTCGGTCTTCCTACTATCACGCAGTCCAGTCCTGGGTGATCGAATCCGGTTCCGAGGGCGGAATAGTTGAACACTACCCTCGTCCCACCTGACTTGAATCTCTCGACTATAGCCTCCCGCTGCTTCTTTGGCGTGCCTCCGTGAACTACCTCCGCCATGCCAGCGCATATCTTTGCGTTCATCCATTCGGCGGCGGTATTGCAGCTCTCAACAGAATCCATAAACACCAGTATAGATCTGCATACGTCTTTTAATACCATCAACCGACGTAAAATAAGGTTGTTTAAGCCATTTTTTCTCACCGCCTCACTAATAGACCCAGCCGTATATTCGGAGCCGTTAGAATTGAGTTTAAGGGCATCTCCATTGAAATCCCATGTCTCATATTTAAGAGGTGTCCAAAATCCTTGCCTTATCATCTCCTCCACCTGTATGACATGGATTAGGTTCTTGAAATATACCGGTCTCATTCTGGTTATGAAGTTAAGTTGAGAATATGATACTTGTCCTATCGACATAGTTTTAAGTCTACATGGCGTGGCGGTAAACCCTATTACCTTGCTAGGCTTTAATTCGTTCATGAATTTCATGAACTCACTGTCTTCCTCTGGGCTGTATCCGGCATGAGCCTCATCTATCAATACGTTCCTGATCCCCATCTCCTTAAGCTGACCAATAACTTTCTTGACAGATCCTAACGTGGCGTATATCATGTTAGATAGTTCTTTCTTGCCACAGGAGGCGGAGTAGATGGTAGCCGGTATGCCATATGATGTAAGCTTATCATAATTCTGCTGTAGCAATTCTTTTGATGGTTGTAAGACCAGTGTCTTATCTCCCATCAATCTGGCCGCTTCCGCTATCAACAAGGATTTCCCGCAACCTACTGGGCCTATAACCAATACCGGATCATTCCTATCGGAATTTATATAACTTGAAATGCTTTTAACGCATTCCTCTTGATATGATCTTAATTTATATGCCATCTTGATATGTGTTTATTCATGAGCCAGACTTTTGTTAAACTCCTCGATCTTGTCCCTATCCGTCTCATTAACCATCTCTGCCTCCTTACTGAACACGTCATACCCCTCACGGATATTATCCCCTACCATATTCTCTATCATCTCTCTCATTTCATCGCTCCTTACGGCGAAGGATATCTGGAACGATTTACTTGTGCCTTTCATCAGGTAATCAATCTCCTTCTTACATTCTGCCATTAACCGATCCAGATTATCGAACTTAACGAACTTGGAGTTGCCATTGGCTTTTCTTACCCCATCCTTGAAATCCTCCAATATCCCGTTAAATACATCCGCCATACACATCATGGAATGTAGCCATACCAGCATATTGAATTTATATTCATTATCAGCGTTATTCATCAAACTCACCAAAGACTCGCTTTTTGTCAACATGATCTTCGATTCCCGGTCTACGATATCCTTTATCTCCTGCCGGCATTTCATGGCACCAACGAAATCCATTTTAGAATAACATTCATTTGATTTCTCTACCAATTTCCTAATATCCTTTCTAGACATCAGAAGATCCAATACCTGTTTTTCTCTTTCGTTTTTATCCATAATCATTTATTTATTGACACAAATATAATTAAAGCCTAGATATTTACCTAGGCTTTTTAATAAAGTTAATCTTTTTTATTCTTTCTTTTTGACTCATCCCAATCCGATGAGTACCTGCATGTCCCTTGTTTGTGGATCGAGAAATCGCACCAAAAACACAAGGGCTTGGGGCGGGGTTCAAGGCAGGCCGGCTGGCGTCCCATGAGGTAGCGCTTCTCGTACTTATACCCCTGTTTGGCGTCGTCCCAAACGTGAGCTTGATAGCTATCTATTTTATTTGTCTCGAAATCATACATGTCAAGGAGAATATCGTTAAGTTCCTTGACCGATCTCTCTACTTTCTCCTTATCTACCTTCACGTTCTGATTGTCCAGCATGCGGGTAAAGAAATAGCTGCACATATCCGGCAATACCTTGTACTTTCTCAGTATGTAGAAGGCGTATATCGGATGCTGGAGATTATGAAGCAGCTTGTCTTCATCGAATAACTTTCTCCCGGACTTCCAGTCTATCGTATACATGGCTATCCTGTCCTTTGTCTTATACTCTCCACGCCAGTCCACCGATCCTATGATATGTACCTTATCGTACGTCACGCCATCCAAGGTAAGTGGCTTGGGTAGCTTATAGGGCAGGACGAAGCTCTCCTCCACGCCGGCCGGTCTCGACCCCCGGACCACCTTCTCCATTGGCGTAAGATCAGACCATGCCTTCTTATAATTGCCAGCAGCATCCTTCTCAAACAACCCCACAATCCATCTTATTAGCCTAGCCGCATGTTGCATAGACTCGATCTGGGATTTTACGCTATCAAAAGGGATCTGTTCTATATCGGCGTAGTAATTGAAAGCCTTACTCATATCCTCATAAGAAGGTCTGCATCCGTTCTTGAAGAAATACTCCATTGTCTGGTGGATAACCGTACCATATGACGTAGCTTCGTGCTTTTCCGTGGATCTGTGACCCTCCACGTAAGTCTTATACCATTTATATGGGCACTGGATGAACGTGTCTATCTGCGAGTAAGAGGCGGCGAGAACCTTCTCTCCGTTTATAACCTTACATAATAAGTTATTCTCCGGTATTACCATAAAGCTTATCTATTTTTATGTCATGTCCGTATAAGTCCATTAACAGGTTTTGTAGATGGTGAAGATTCTTAATCTGAATAGGATCGCTTAGATCGTCTTCCAGATCCCTAAGCCCAAGATAATACCCATCATCAAAAATCTCTATAGATATTCCATAGCCTCGATATACATCCCGCCCCTTATCACGCTTGAAATAGATAGTATCAAGTATATTATCATCTATCTCAATAGGTATGACATCATCTTCCCCGGAATACCATTTCATTATCCCATCATCAACCTCACATTCAAGGATCAATGACTTACTTTCATTACGCATACCAGTAACGCACCCTACTCTCCATATATTGCCAGCCTTGTCTTTTACAAGATCCCCTATCCTTAGTTCTTTAGCCGAAATCATACTCGTCCTCCTCGTTGTAATCGTCATCGCAATCATCGACAAGAGGGGTCTCTAGCCCCTCTTCCCAATCATCATATCCGAAGTCCATTACTTACTCTCAAGCCAATCGTACAACATATCCACAAAAATCCCTACAGTTAGTTCATCGACAGATTTATCGCCAAAGACATCATCCGGTATCCTTATATCCATCTTTTCTTCAATCCCTATCAATACCTCTAATAAATCAAATGGATCCATAGCTAGATCGGATGACAAATTACTGTCTTCTCTTACATCGTCAATTACCTCTATATTATTAATGTAATTGAACTCATGCATTTTCTCGAATATCTCTTCCCTCACTATCTCCAATAACTCATCTCTTTTCATAATCCTTTAAATAATTGTACAACATATTTGTAAGCTCTCCTACCGTCAATTCGTAATAAGGCTTGACATCAAGCACTTCATCAGGTATACATCTACCAGTTCTCTTCTCCATTTCCATTACGACTTCCACGAAATCAAGGGAATCCAAGGCCATATCCGCGCCCAGCTCATCATTATTGGTTATCGATTCAGGATGATTAAGCCCATTAAATTCACCTACCTTTTCGAATATCACCTCTTTTATCATTCTCAATAATTTATCCTTTTCCATAATCTAAATCGACATTTTCAATCTTCTACCTAATTCTTTTTTTATATCCGATATCCTTTCGATATCCATCTTAACATCGCCTGTGATAGCGTATTCCTTATCCATTCTCTTTGGGGGATCCGGAAGCCGGCTTATGGCGAACAACCATGCCAGCTCCTTGTTCTTGTTCTCCCTAAGATACAAGTCAGACGTCATGCCATACATTTTTATGATCGTATCGAATAACGTTGATTCCGATAAACTCATATGCACGCTATACACATTTGATGGTTTCCAGATCAAGTTATCCAATCTCATCGTATATTCACGTTTAAGATCTATGTGAGATATTACGGCCCTTACTATAGGTTCTTCCTTGAAGTTGGTGTTAGCCACAAACCAGATAAGCCTTTTTTCCACCTCCTTGATAGCTCCTGTATCCTTACCCGTATCGTTATATACCCCAACGATACGGTCCCGGATCCCCTCGACCTCCGGTGTCAGACCGGGTGTCTCTATCAGCATCAGCAGCGATCCTCCCCTTGGCGTTATCTTCCACTTCCCATTCTTCTGAAGCTCAATATAACCAGATGCTTTATAACTATCTATTTTCTCCTTTGGAATGGTGTTAGCCATCTCTTCTTTTTGCCGGATCATCAAAAGATATCCAACATCAGACATCGTTAATCCTGATGTCATCATCTGTTCAAAATTTATATACATATGTAAATAAGTTAAAATATTGACCTAATCTTTCTGGCTACCCTCTCGACTATATCGGGATGATCATTTCCGTTATATATATCTATTAGCGTATCTATTATATGTAACCTTATGTTTTTCTTTGATGAATGAAACCAAAAATCTCCATTTTTTCTGTTTACAGGTTTGAACATCTTCAGTTCTGGTATAAGATAACACGCCACACATGATCTTTCAGCAAGTGATAATTCAACCGCTGCCTTTTCTATTGCTTTGCACATAAATACATAATTATCATTCTTTATTAGATCGTAAGCTCTTCTCAACACCCTAAGGGCGTCTGCTTTCGATAATCTCTTTCCCTTTTTCATACTGTTTTACTGTATAAGATTCATTAGCCATACCAACTCTACCAACTGATATAGATTGATTTATAGATTGGTTAAGATGCCCTACAACCGACATCTTAGCCCTAACCGTATTGGCGCATCTTAGAAGGATTCGATAATCCTCTAATGCCCTCTCGTATCTTACGTCCACCCTAGCCCTTTTATCAGCATCAGTCATGCTCTTACATGTTCCGTCCTCCCTCAGGCTTATAGCGATCTTGTCCCGTATGATTCTGATATCATCCTCGGCTATCACCAGTTCGGCGTCAAGAACCCCCTTGTATGAGCTAAGAAGATCCTCCACCGCCACAACTTCCCTTTTTAGGTTCTCCAATTCCAATATCATTGAGTTGTCATTTATCCTTTTATACTCCTGTACTTTATTGGATACCTCATCACAGATACTCATGATCTCCTTTTCCCGTTCCCGATTTATGATATATCTGATGCTGTATTTAGCCATTTCCTTCAACGAGGATATAATTTCCTTTATCCCCATCTTATCCTCAACCGACAATACGGTCTTCAAGAACATTTCCAGCACCTTTATCACTACAAGCAGGTAATTATGTCTCAATCTCATGTCAATAAGGTGTTTCGTCATGTACTATATTGAAATCATCACTAGGCGGTATATATTGTTGCTCCAACGGGATACTGGGAGGCGGGGGCGGCAGCGTCACCACAGTCGTGTCCGGCTTGCCGCTACCCACAGGGGCATCCGAGCCTCCCGGTCTTTCTTGGCGCACCACCCCTCCATCAGGATAATATCGCTCATATCCTTTCATGATATCTACATGTATAGCGTCAATTTCCTCCAATGATCTTTGACGGACCTTTACGATATGATGGAACAATAATCCATCCACACGGAAGGATCGTCTTGACTCGCTCTTGAAACGTTCCAGATTAGGATACCATCCTTGCGGAAATTGCATGTATGAGGAGTACCCGTATCTTTTCGGTATATTTAACGCTACCATAGCCGTACATAACTGTCCCAATGTATCTGATTGATAAAAATCAGATTGCTTTGGCATATGATCCTTTGGATCCCGCCGTCCTTCGATATCACGATTGAGTTGGGATATTATAAGAAAGAAAATATTAGGAAAAGTTCTTTTAGCGATATTACACATGGTTATCAACGAGTCGATATTTCTTTTGGCGTCTCCTGAACCTTGTACTAGAGCCGTATGATCTATAGACACGAATACCATTTTCTTATCCTTGTTTATTGGCATATACTCATTCCATAGAAAGTTTTGAAGCTCATCTACGGTTGATGGTTTAGGGATGTATGTTATTCTGCTAGAGTTCTCTTCCTTGAGGCATCTCTGCATTTCTTTTACCTCATCTTCTGACATCTCGTTAAGGAGTATATCTTGTATGTCTTTCCCCATTTTTTTTGATAGTGAACGTAACATCAAATCTTCTGGGTTCATCTCAAACTCACATCTTAACCATACATAATCATCTGCCTGTGGATTGATATTGACATTCATCACATTGCTCATGATTTTTTGCGCCAGATAAGATTTGCCAACTCCGGGCCTAGCGCCTATAGCCACCGCATGTTGTGGGTAGAACCCGCCCAGTAACGCCTTGTCAAGATAAGCGTATCCAGTACGAGCCGGGAGAAGCTCTCCCGACTGATACTTTCTTATCCTCTCATAGGCATCCATGATAATCTCCTTGGATGACCTCCATATCCTATCCTCACTCATCCTCTTGCGTTTCTATCGCCAGCCGTATCGGATTTAGATCCTCTGTTAGCTGATCTTGATTTATATCTTAACCCCTTAGCCGTATGGCATAGATCCTTCCCCTTCCGATAAGCCTTCCCCTTCAACTTATCGGTCTTGTAGTTCTTGCGACCCAACTCCCGTCTCTTGGCTTTCTGTTCAGGACGAGCATTAATCTTCTTGTCCGTCTCAGCCTTCTTCTTTCTGGCTTCCGGATGTGTCCTATAATATTCAGTCGATTTCCCCATCCTCTTCGTCCTCCTCATCATAATCATAATTCTCTACGATAATATCCTCTCCATCCAGATACGAGGCTTTATCCCCGAGTCTATCTCTCATGCTCTCATAAGGATCGTCTCCATCCTTTATCTCCCACACACATACGTGTGGACCTATTATATCAATCAGCATATTAGCCTTATCCTCGCTTATGCCTTTTTCTATCATCTTATCCCTACATTTGTAAAAACCACATGTCTTGTTAAACACTGATCCTCCTACATAAAACCCTGTCTGTTTGTGAATGAAAATTACTTTCATGCTCTGTCAATTTTTATTAATAATTATTTTTTGTAATCACCGTAACTCATGTCAGCGTCACACACCACCAAGTCAGTTACCTTATCCACTACATGGAATAGATGCTCCGGACATCCGTGGCATGCGCTACCGCCTATCGCTATCGCCTTATGCCTAGGGCAGTTATTCCCCCTCCCTCCATCATATATCTGTATCCGATTATCACTATATGTCTTGATATGTCTCATGATTTTAAGTAATGATGGCAAAGACATCTTGTAAGGGGATATATGCTCCTCCGGTATCATAAGCTCACCGGATAGTTCTTTGTAAAGATAATGTCTATCATGTCCTGTTTTTATTAAGAATACGTTGATCTCGGTCATTACCATATCCATAGACCTAAGGAGATCCGGCTTGGCTAACCTACCTACAGGTTTACCCGTAGAATCGGATCTCATCCAAGCCCCACACTTCTCGCACCCAACTTGCTTTCCCTCCACCGTATTTATCATAGTGGATGGGGCCTTGCAATACGGGCATACGGATCCGTTTAACATAGCTTTCTGGGCTAAAGATAGCTCTCTCATGCCTTTTCTTGTATTTTGACATTAAATAGATCACAGAATCTATTAAAATTCCTGTTCTCTATTCTCATATCCTCCTCATACCTGTCAACTGATTTGATGAAATCATTATAACAGTCCTCGCACATCCATTGATTGATTACTGCTACATAATAGCCCACGGATGTAGGTCTGTTACACATATCGCAAATACCTAAGCACCCATATCTGGTGAGCTTATCCATCATCTCCTGTCTTGTTATTTCAAGCACCTTGAATTTCTTGTAATTGTCAACTACCTTTGCCATTGTAAATTTGTTTAATAATAAAATAATCCGCTATATCCATTCCCTCATTTATATTGGGTTTTGATTCTAGAAAATTACTTATCTCTATATTCATCCCCCTCATATCCTTGTCTACCTTCTTTCTCCATTCGTTGAAAGCGTCGCCCTTATCCGGGTACAGGACTATCCGCCTCCTACCCAACGTCTCTATCATCTCCCTTTTCAGCATATGGATACCGCCACAGGCCATAAACAACCTACTAGGGTACACGATGTTACAGATAACAGCCGTCTTCTCTGACTCTACTATATACACCGGAGCGTCATTGGGATAGAAGTTGATAAGAAACTCCCCGAACAGGCATTGCCTAAGCAGGTAATCCTGACCGTCCAGTATATGCACCCAACATACATGATCCATGGGAACCTTTACCCTCTTCCCGTCAGGCCCGTAGTCCATTATCTTCCCGGTCCGCACTACCCAATTCTTATCCAGTTGCCAGAACACACAGCACTTACCCCAGTCCCCGAATCTCATCATCCCCACCTTATACAAGCTAAAAGCCCTATTGGTATGATACGATCCGAAGATATTGGATAGATAATCCTGAAGATCGGATGTCTCGAAAGGATTAAGCGTTTCAAACATCTTGCTTACCGGAATGCAGTTGGCTATATCCGGATCCATAGGAGGTCTGTACCTCCTTAATACTTTGTTTGAATCGGTAAAAAGATCATTGTTCCCAAGTTCGCTCCCTGTTGGATATTTAAAGTAACCACATTTATTTTTATGATCACACACCCCAAACTGCTCTCCAACGATCTGACCGGTGGTTACGTCCACGTACGGCGTAAAACACTTATCCTTGCCGCATTGCGGGCACGTCAGCTTCCTCCTTGGTTTGCTATGATCCAGCTCATACCGATGAACGCTCTTATTGAACTCCCTAAATTCCATCACCCTCTCCTCTCATTCATGACTCTATATATATAGTCCCTCAGCGGCTCTTTCCTTACCAACTTATTAACATCAAACTCGCCTTCTATATCTAAGGATCCGATTCTTGATGTAACCGTATAATTAGTTTTCTCGAACTTATACTTTCCTTGAAGATATACTACGGTAGCCATATTCAATATAGGGTTGTCAGTCTGTCTCTTCAACTTATATTGGCTGGTCTTTGCGGTAGGATCACCCGGAGCGAAGTTATATATCTCCTCTATCTCCAATATCTTTCCATAGTTCTCTAATATCATTCTTCTATATAACTCAAGTTGGAAAGCATACTCGTCATAGAAATTGCCTTTCCTGTTTGATTTGAAGTCCAATATAGCGAATATCCTCCTGCATCTCTTTATCTTCTTTTTCTCCGTCTTAGGCTGACCTTTCTTGGCTCCCGTCTTATAGAACTCTCCTGTCTCGACCTCTATCTCCACCATCTCCGGCTCGCTATCCATCTCCACCACGGCGTCCACCGAAGAAGCCACCTTCAATCTGCTTGACCTCAGCATCTTTTCGATCAATACCGGTTTAACATGTCTTTCCTTGCAGAATATAGCGAATGATATCAGATCCTCTATCAGCTCATCAATGTTATCCACTAATATCCGCTCCATCCTATACTTGTCTATTCTTAGCTTGGCTTCCTTGACCACCTTCCTGATCCATGTCGGGATCAGCTTTATGTTAACCCCGGTCAGATACAACCCAAATAGATAATGCATGATAGTACCCAGATCAGCCCTGTAGTTAGCGTACTCATCAGGATCCTTACCCTTGAGCCTCATCTCATTCTTCCACTTCTCCAAGGCTCCGGACGTATCACAATACCCATTGGCGATATTGTTAGTGGCTCCATCGTATATGATAGGATACCCATCAACATCCATCTCATAATACACACGTTTGCCGGCTACAGTCATTCTATATAACACAGGTGTCGGGATATCCTTTATCCATTCAGCGGCATAATACTGTTGCTCTGTCTCCAGATCATACTCAACCTCCATCTCCTCGTTAGGCTCGTTTTTAGGCTCTTCAACAGGCTTTTCCTCCTCAACCATATCTTTCTTTGGGACCGTTGATAAAACGTCTAATATGCCAAAGAAAGCGGTAAATTTAGGATCTGTATGATATGATCTTAATACTGGTAATGATGATCGCCAGTAATATGATGACCGATGCTCGTCCGCTATCTTACCTAAAGCCGACCATTCCACCTCCCCATCATCCGCAATAATCACATTGTGTCTCTCGGATAAACGAACTCTCATGTCATCAAACGGCTCTTGATCGCTTATGACTTCCATGATCGTCCCATAACTATATACTGTGTCACTTATAGCCTTATATCCTAGGTCTAAAAGTAATCTTTGTTTTCTTCTATCCATGATAATAATCTGGTTTTTAATTTACCATCCTCCTCGACTTTAGGTGCGAGATCCCTCATCCTTCTGGCTGCCAACAGCCATACGTTGCCAAACTCGTCCAAGAGCCGGCTGAAATCCATCGTATCTAATAGATAATCGAATCTTGTATGCTCATCAGCCGTCAAGTAGATAATGTTATCATTATCCTCAGCAACTGATTTATATTTCCGTTTAGGGTATAAGTGGCATATGTTGCTTACCCCCGGGCATGGTATGTATGCGCCGGTAGCAGATCTCCTTGTCATACTCAATCTAGCCACATGGGCGCCAAAGAAAACGGCTAGGCTCTTCCCCTTTGGCTTGGCCTTCACCCGTATCGCCGCCCTTTCCTTTGGCGGTAGCTCCTTGGCTCTGCACGCGGGACACAACCCCTTACTCCTTATGGTTACCATCCTCCCACATCTCTCACACGGTAACATCCTACCTCTCATGCCTTTTTCTTTTTATAACTTTTGTTGAACTCCATAAGGCTCATAGCCCTATACCTCTTAAGCCTATTAATCTTACCCTCAGTCCAATCTTGATCCTTGAAGTTGATGATCGTATCGAATATCTGAGCTAGTTCCCGGATATTAAAACTCCTGTTTTGTATCTTCTTATAGAACCCCGATCTGCTATATCCTAATTTAGAAGCTAGATAAGTTTTGTTAGACAATGTGAGGATACGATAAATCGTACCCTCCATTTTACTTATCTCCATCAACTTCTCGGCTATGGACGACGTGGTTTCGTAGCTAGCTTTACTGCCTACTATCCTCATTTTTCTCCGGATTCCTGATCTTACCATCAAACTCGTAGAAGTCCATCAGTTTCTTCTCTTCCTTGATACAAGTGACAACGAAATCTGATATGGTTCCTTTCATGCCTTCCTCGAAATTCTTTTTGGCATGATCAAGGTCATTGGCCCGAACGATGTAGTTAAACGCCTTGCGTTTCTCATTGTTCGATTTCTCGTCTATCGTAATATAATCAGCCGTGACCTTATAGAACCGGTCTCCATCCATGGCAAACAATTCCGCTATCCTGAATCGTTTGATATCAACGCTAAACTCACCGGATATGAATGGCTTCATCTCCTCTATGATTCTAGCCTCACATTCGGTATAAGAAAAGGCATCTACTAAATACTCTTCCTTTACCTTCTTCTTCATGCCGTTCTCGGCATCGGTCTCATAAGAAACCGTACATTTAAACCAATTGTGCATCTTAATCTATATTATTATTAAACAACGGATAATCTTTTATCCCTTCACGAATATATCTTTCCGTATCATCATCCACGTCATAAGCTTTCTTGAAAAACGTCATAGCCGTATTCGTATCATGATCCACCAACGGAAGATATTCCTTCATAAAAAGAGTTCTAAGATGATTCATGTGATCAATTTTGCGCCTTACATCAATTACTTTTGGCCATATCTCGGCACGGATTTCACACATCTTTTTTGTATTCTCCTTGTATTTATCTACCTGATCTTTATACTCCTTCTCAATCTTATCGTTCTTGTCCTTGATAGATTTATAGGTCTCCTCATCTTTCGTATCAAACATCGGAATATGTTTGATATTGATTATATCCAATTTGCTGTATAGTTTCTCATTGGATACGGTGAAATCATATCTAGTCCTATATAGATCAAATTCACTTAAGAACTTAGCTATTTTAATAGCATCATCCTGATCAAGAACGGCTATATTCAAACCTTCTAAATAGTAGAAGAAATGTGATGGAGAAATAGGCTTATAGTCATATATCTTCATGATTGGAGGCTCATCTATGAACCTGACACCTTCCTCCGCACATCTTGTTACGATCAATTTCTCTACCTGCTCATCAGTAAGATCACATATCTCCTGATCGGTCATCTTATCAATTGTCTTCATCATCCTCATCCTCCGACATCGTTATAGCCTTTGTAAACTTTTGTTTATAAACCTCACTCATAAGGCAGTCAAAAGTCCTATCATCCATACTAGCCATAGTATTGGCCTCTACCGTCAGATCCATCTCAATGTTCTTTACCGAGATTTCATAGTTATCATCATCTTCTTTATAGAAAATAACTTTACCACCATACTCGAAACCATCATCTTCGGCCTTAACCATATCAATGATCCTCTCTAACTCCTTTACAAATTTACTCTTTTTCATATGTTTAATTTTTATGTGTCTACAAAAGTAGACATTTTGTTTTTGAATTAAATTAAATAAACATTATTAATAGTTAATATCATCCTTTCTCCTATCATTCATGTTTAGGTATATAATTACCTTATTATATTTTGGTAATTATATACTTTCACATATTGCCTATCCATCAGCCACCCGTAAGGACTGCCACCAAACTCCCTGTCCATCCGCTCCGCCGCCCCGATGATCGCCTTTCGGTTCCCGAACGAGAGCCACGAGGTGACAAACCCACTGACCTCCTCGTCCCGCCCGGAATACCGCCTTTGGAACTGGACGGGGTCACTGGAGATAAAGTCGGCGGTTTCGTATTTATCTGCCCATTCCCGTATCTCGATCGCTAATTCATTATTGATTATCATACTTATATTGACTTTAATACCGATAACAACTCGTCTTCATCTTGCGTATGTTCCGTCTTTTCCAATAGCATATACTTGACTTTTCTTATCAATCTTGCATAGTGTCTTATCTCCTCAATCTCGACCCAATTGTTATCAACCCTTATATGTTTGCTGGTTAATACGCCGAATCCATCTGTTTTGCTGATAGTTCTAATTGTCCCATCATTGATTATCATCTCCGAATCATTTATTGAATATCCGAAATCACATCCTTCTACACCTCTTGTATTTCTAATCACCACTTCCATATCTTATCTTATTTTATTTATTTTTATTCATGAAACTAACAACCTTTTTCAGATATCCCTTCGTCATCTCGATAAAGTTCACGTGGTCCAACTTGCTCAACTTGTAAATCAAAGCCGGGTTATGAATTACAGCTATAATTTGTGTTTGTGGTTTATGAAATGACAACACATTGTACAGATCCATGATATTGTCAATATCTAAATTCCTGTCTGGTTCATCCATAAGGATCGTATACTCAAAATCCTTCTCCATTAATACCACACGATTGTCTTTGTAGTATTTTAAAAGATTGTCAATCCTGTTTACCCAGAACTCATTTGACTTTTTCTTAAATTCCATAAGTTTCTGTATCGGAAACGTATACTCATCTTGGTTAAACACAAAATCAAAAAGCGAGTTCATGGCATGAAGGTTCTTCTCTCCAGAGGATCTAGATGCTCCATTCATATACAAACTTAAATTATTGATATTATCCAATATATCATTCTTTCTCATTTCAGTTTGCTGTAGGAGATGAAATACCTTCCCGATATAATCCGACTTAATACTGATCCCGTCAAACACCTTGTCATCATCAAATATGTCCAGGAAATCCAATGCTTCTGACGGTAATTCAGAACACATCTTTTTCTCGCATAACATGTATTTCGATATCATATTCAGGAGGGTTGATTTCCCGCTTCCGTTCTTGCCTACAATCACATTCACACCGGGCTTGAATATAAACTCAGAGCCGTTCTTGAACGCTTTTATCTTTGGGATATATTCAAATGGAGTCTTCTTGTTGTCGTCTATCCTTATAGAAGTTGGTTATTATATACTATTTTACACCAGATATGTTGTAAAACATACGTATGTTATTTAATTTCATATTCTTCTTTTCTAATTTTGTCTCACTCAATCGAATCATATAGTCCCTTGTTTCGGACAAGACGATTGAGCAAAAGAGGTCTTTGATATAAGGTTTTACCCTAAAACATTCGTTGGGTAAGTAAAATCAAAAACGTTTAGTTCAGTAAAAGAATCCGGCGATCTCACTCTTGAGCAACCGGTAGAGGGTATTGGTGATACCCAGTATGATGTTTCGTACAAATGTATATCATTTCTCGTTTTTTTGGTGTAAAATGGTATATAATCACCTAGAAGTTATCATCTTATATGATTTTATGTTGAATTATTTAAACCTTTCATCAATTGCCAAATCAAATATCTTATCAAGACATTTCCTCATCTCCTCCGCATATTCAAACAGATCCTCTTTCGAAAGATCCCTGCGTTGCCAATCATACATATTGACGTAAAAACATTCAATAGCCTTATTCTCTATTTCTTCAAGTACCTTTTTTGTGGACTCGTTTTTCTTCTGACCTATTTTTATTTTCTTATCTTTTTCCATATTTCATTCAATTATAGAGTAGGGTATAATTGCCTTAACAATTATACCCCAACATCTGCTCCATCTTCTTTAATCCAATTATCTGTATCGCAATGCCAACAATATTCTGTTTTGGAATCCTCTTTATGAGAATGAGACCCGCAAGTAGCGCACCAATAATTATCATCCGTATCGTATGCGTAGCTTTTATCCTCATGCATCTTAGTCACTCTGGCTATTCTATCTTCTAGCAGTTCTTTTAGATAAGGGCATTTATAAGGTCTATTCTCTTCATGTAGTATATAAAGATCTATGTCCATCATATTCCCCATCCTGTCCGTGCACATCAGCTCGGCGGCATGACGTACGCTATCTTCCGGCATCTCCGGGACTATCTCCCGGATCACCGCCTCCATCTTCTCTTGGTATTCGGTGTCTACCTTAACCACCAAATCCTCTAATTTATCTATTAAACTCATGATCTTTTTACCTTTTTATATATAACGTCTATATCATCTTTCCTATCTACATCAATACAATGGGTATCCTTACAGTAATAATTCTTACTATTATTAAATGCGCATCCTTCACAACTAGCGTCACTGGATTCAACCACCTCCAGTTCTACTTCTTTCGAATCGATATTGTATTTAAATATAGATCCTATCTTATGATATCCTATATCATCCAAGATTATCTTATCGTCTTTATTAAATACCATCTGAATAATAAATGATTCCATTTTATCATCCGAACCATTCTTGTCCAATAGCATCTCACACTCATTTCTATCAAATCCGAATAACTTTATAAAATATTTTGCCATATCGTATTGCTCACAAATTTCAGCACGCTTTTCCATCATCTTTGCCTTATGAGCCTCTTCCCTACGTTTTTCGATATTTTCTGCGGAATAATACCCGGCTTTAATACGCTCTTCAATAAGCAAACGTTCCTCGTCCGTTAGTGTCAGGGTAAACCTTTCTTCTTATGGCTTATATGGATTAACCCATTTCTTTCCACACAGGTTTTCAAGTTCCGCAATAAGCTCGTCTGATTCACGTTTCCATCTATCCACAATCCCTAGATTGAAAAGCAGATACTTGAAATACATCTTATCGTCCACCGCTTCAGATAATTTGGAATATTCCTTGTCTGATATACGTAAATATTCAATAGCCACAGACTTATCTCTATTCTTTATGTGATACATACCATTTTCCACCGGATACATAGGAGCACCATAATGATTACAACAATGTAATGGTATAAACTTCGCCAATTCTGGAACATACTTCGCAATCTCATCGTGGCAGCAGCCTCCCATATACTCCTTATATCGTCCATATTTGTTTTTTTGTCTGATATCGGCCGTTATGCTCCAGTCACACATATTGTTATGACAATCATCATCTAAAGATACTGTGGCTGTTATTCTATATTCTTCCTCGTTTTCTGTAAAGAATTTTGTACTTGAATAAAATAGTCTATTTGTAGTTTCCATATTATTTTAGTTTAATTATTACACCTGTGAAAAATAAAATCTACGCATTCCCCCGGTGTATTATTAGCGTTATTGTACCAATAAAAACCCTCTGTTTTCCAGTCTACACTTACGGGATCTGCTTTTACTCGTTTCAAGAAATTCCTTATTTCTTGTTCTTCATTATCTAACAAACCGGTATAATCATCATTTATCAGAGCATGAGCCCAATAAACCGGAAGCCTGTATCTTATTACCTCTATATTCATAATCTCATCAATTTACAAATTATCAATACTAAAAAAACTCCAACAATCTATTACAATAAACTCTCCTACTCCATATTCCACAAGTGACTTAAGTGATTCTATCCCATTACAGTAATAGAAAACATTATCATTATCATCATCATTGATGCTTAATGATAATTTTATTGTCGTTCTTTGATCATCCCCTGTGTCTTTCCATACGATCTGACATTCTACGTATTCAGGTTCTTTCCCATTCTTTTTAACGAACTTGAAAAACATAGAATCAATATCTTTCTTGACTCTATCTACATCCGTTATCACTACCTCTTCCTTGCAATCCCCACAATTAGCATGCATAAAAGATTCATCAAGATAATCTATTATTTTCCCGGTGTTTGGATTTACGATCGCTTCACAAGCAATATTTGTTCCGCCACACCTTGTACATATCACTTTCATGCTATTTCATTTAATGGTTCAACATACACATCCCCATTCTCATAATAGAGTCGATCTTCATACTGATTATGATGAAGCTCCTCACGTATCGCATCTTCATTATCAGCCCAATACTCGTACTCCTCATGCCATGACTTGAAGAAGTTATCATAACATTGTCTCATCAGATCCTCTAAAGAAAAATCCTCCGGATAAGTACACCATGCATTGTAATAATCAATTATAGGTTTCAGGAGATAATAATCATAACACATCCCTGTCAATGGGCAATTATCTCCATAGTCAAACATCACCCTACTATACTTGTGCCTGTATTTGTATTTCCCATCAATATATTTACCTGACGTGGAGAAATACTTGCCCTTGATAATATATGGCATAATATTGTTGTTGATATATCTGAACAGTAATTTACCGCATAGATTCTCAGGGAATATATCACGATGATAATCTGTAGGGTGTTCATAAATAGGATCCTTGTATTTAAACTCATAACTAAAATCATATCTCTCGTATCCAACTTCCCAATTATAAACCCTAGTATCTGTCATATCCTCAAAGGCTTTCATTGACTTTTTATAGTCTATGCCATAAGCATCCATACATTGCTCCATTACATTCCAGTGCTCACGCTCTATGATCCTTTCTTGTGAGTCTTTTGACAGCTCATCAAACTCATACAGTTTTAATACAATCTTTTTCATAATCCCTCCTTTTTTAATATAATTAGATCCCTAACGTCAATCGAATGACATACGTACCTCCTTATGTTCACGCTTAGGGATGATCGTGGCTATTCTCACGAACCACCACAATCCAGATTCAGATATCATTCATCCTTTATCTTTACGAATGGGTTTTCTACATAAAACTCCACTACATCCTTAGATTTTATAGATGTCACTATACCGGTGGTATCCACAAATCCATCTGTTTCATCCATTGTCAAATCTTCTATTTTATCTCCCGGCAGAAAACAAAGATTATAGTCTTGATCAATATACATAATCATCTTTAACCTAACCATGTCATCAATGATGCCTTTCATTCTCTCCACGACATCCAATTGATCATTACTAAGCATTAATCTACTTTTTGATGATTCCACTAACCTTATGTCTCCATTCCTGTCAACTACAGTTAAGTCATTGAATTTATACACATCTTCACGTGTTCTGTAATATGTTTCCTTACAATAAATTTTTCATTTATCATCTATTTCAACATCAAAATATTCCAACTTATCCTTGACAGCTCTTCCGTTTTTGTATTTCCACACATCACCTATTGGAATGAACCCATATAATGACTCAAAAACATCATATATTGATAGTCTTGTCTTAGGAATGCTCTCGCCCTTTTTAAAACATTCTTCGGACGAATAAAATAATTTCCCATCTAATGTCTTCTCAGTCCTACATCCTCCCCATGTTCCTACATATCTAACTACTCCATATGTAAAACTGATCAAGATCTTATCAATCTAAAACCACTTTAATCTTCCTGACATATCGTCAAAAAGATATCCACTCTCTAGATAAACCGATAAACATTCTCTAATTTCCATAACAATTTATTTTTTTAATTAAACAACATCATTTGCCTTGATCACTATCCGTATCAATATTATGAACAAGCTCATATAGATCATAATCACTACACTCTGCTAAACATAAAGAGAAGACGTTCCTGTCGTTAATCAGGAAATAGCTATCTTCTAATATGAAGATAGATCTTCCTACCTCTAAAAAACAGTCCCATAACTCATTGCCTCTTTTATTGCCAAACACTTTCTGAAAAGTATGACGATCTGCCTTATTCTCGAATTTACGCATCCGTCTAATCCACTCATATCCGTGCCTCACTAAATCCAAGCCGCCGGCTTCATCGAAGCTCCCGTTTTTATCAATCCATTTATTTACATCTATCAACATACTCCCTTATAATATTACATTAAACAACTCGTTTAACCTATCTATCTCACTTAGGTATTCATCTTCTTTATCAAATCCAATTTGCGTCCCTCCCTCCAATCCAAAGGACAGGGTAAAGGATATGACCCAGCCCGATCCGTCCACGGCCTGCCCCTTGGGAACCCAAGACATCACCGCTTTCTTGGATATCCACCATCTCCCTATCTGAACGAAATCAGGATAGTTGTCCATTAAATACACCATCTGATTAGCCATCTTATTAACATCATCAAAAGGCACTATATGATACTTGTTTCTTATCCTGACCTTCAAGAAGGGGTTATCCATATTATATGCCGCAAATGCTGATATCACGGAACTAGGATATCTAACTCCTTTTATTATCACCCATTTCATATATCACCCCCTCTTTATATAACATAAATTCATTGGATAAAATTTATCCGCGCTCTCTTTCCCGTCTCCTCGAAAGTTAGCCAGCCCGCATGTCAGGATGCTCACAAGGTTATCCACCACCTCCAACTCGCTCGATTTGAACCACGCCAACTGGCTGTAAGTTTCACCTATCCATATTATACTCATTCTCCCGTCCCGACTGACCTCCTTCACCAGCCCTATATGGTTTTTAGTGTCCTTAATCACATTTAATTCGTCAATATTTGTAAGCCGAACAAAATCCATCGGCCGTATCACTTTATTCTCGTCCATGTCTTTATCCTCCTATATTCTTTTTATTCTCTCAATTTACGCTTAACCTCTTTAACATATTTAGTAGAATGTAGTCCCCTATGCAATCTTATAGCCCGATCTATATCCTTGTTCGGATTATGATGAGATTGATATATCTCGAACATTTCCCTAGCCTTGACAGGATTCGTTCGATCATCGTATCTATACCGCTTTTTCTGCCGTTTGAGGCGTAATATCCTATTAATCTCATCAACGTATACCCTTTTCATTTGCCATCTTCCTAAAGCCCCGGATGAGGCGTTATACGCTCGATCGTCATTCCTTGACTCCACGAAAGACAGGGCGGCCGCCAGCTTATCCCATACCCGTGCCTCGATCACGGCCGGCTTCGGGGCGAGGGGCATGCCACCGCTCCCTTTTGGCGGTGTCAGTATCACCATAGCCATCATAAGCAAGTATCTTGTCATATCTTATCCATATCAAAATTATTATTCACGATCTTATCACCTATGTTAATTTCCCCCATATCCAAGATATTTATATTATTTATTATACTCCTTACCCAAAAAGAGGATATAATAGCAGAATATTATGATATTAAGACATAAACCTGTCTATTACCATACTGCCATATTTATCCTCCGTCCAATACCATTCGTATCAGTACACAACTTTTATTATTATGGTCATAAATACACTCAATCATCCCTTTTTCAAGCCGCTATCGCCATTAAGATTATCAGCTATACCCAATATCTTCGAAATAAGAGCCTTTTTAGGCTTATATTCGTCATTTATGCTTATAATCGAGTAGTTGTATACCACGCCTTCTTTCGAGACCTCCACGCCCACGTATTTAGGCGCAACGGCATCCCTATGTAATACGATAAACGGGCTTTTGCCGTCCAGTTCATTTATCAACTGGTTAAATTGCCGTCTCGTCATCTGATAGTGATATTATTTCCATGTTATAAATACGATCTCTCTTTACCCTTATCTTCTCGCATAGCTCATCGAAGCACCCATCTTCTTCTAGCTTATCAACATAATATGATACACTTGATTTAGAGCTTCCTTGAAGATATATATATCCTCTTATATTCCTTGAGAAAAAATTAGGTAAGACCATCTTTTGTCTCTTATCCTTATTATCCATATAAGATATGACAACAACCCATAATTCTGGTTCCCGTTCTTTTACCGATAACATAAGATCGAAATCCGATTGACCATTGATATTCCTCCTGCCAGTTTCGTTATAACGAAGAATAATATAATCATCCGCTTTATCATCCTCAATCATCACGACCATAGGACTATTACCCTTCCCATTATCACATAATACTCTTGCCTCTTTTCCGTTACGTAGATATACCTTATCGTAATCTCCGTTTTTGTATATCTCGAAATCAAACTCTATTACCATTTTATTTCCTCCTATTGATATATTGTTGCGTACGTCCTTCCTCTATCTTTTCGAAATAGAACTTATTCCCGTATAACCTTGTAAAACAGATGTTATACCCGAAATGCTCCGCACGTCTGATTTGCGCATAACCTCTACTGATGTCCTTATCATCAATCAGCGTAACAAAACAATGTGATCCTACTTCTGTATTCAAAACCAGATTTTCCCAATCTTTTACTTCCATATCAAATTTCCTTAAATATTTTTTTGTTATAATTATCGCTATTATACCATCTATCAATATCCTTATATTGTTCTGGATAAACCCCATAAGACTTGCACCACCTAGGTAATGGCTCGTTTAGCACGTCCAGTGCCGTCGCAAGGTCGAACGTAGCTTCCTCCTTGATACCACATCCCGATCCACTTCCACGGCTCGGTATATAGGCTCTACTATATGCTACACTCATTCCATATTCTCCATGACTCAGATACCCGATGTTGGGTGAATCAGGGAAGGCGTAATACAACATTATATAATCACCCTTACTCCAACCTCTATTATAAGTATCATCCTGCCATGCGAAAACCCTGCAACCGGCTTCTTTTAATTCCGCTGCCGCTCTTTTTAAAATATTATCTTCCATACTACTTACATTTAAGTTATGCCAAGGTGCCGGGAACTGACCCCGGATCATATCCGCACACGTACGATTATGATATATCCTTCCACCCCGCCAAGGTCATGGTCACAATATTAACAAACTAAAATCTAATGTTCATATCATTACACATCTTAAAGAAGACCTCCCTTATGATCTTTTTATACAAGATGTATATCTCATCATCATCATCATCGAACTCCACTTCCCATGAACGTAATAAATACCTGATATCGCAATCCGCTATATGAATCCTGAATATAGACGGAACGCTCATTATGTAGTCCTCGAAAGCTTTCTTAATCCCATCCCTTTTGATATGTTCTTTATACTCATCCTTAAACACGTTAAGCATAAAAGCCAGATACTCCCTATCATATCTAAACTGCTTTTTGTAATTATCAGTATCTATATGATCTAGTATATATATTTCTATAGCGTCCCTGTCGTATTTTGACATACCTCTTCCTCCTGTTTTTGATATTTAATGACCCTTTTCTCCCCATACGCCTTCGCTAACTGAATAAGCTGGCCGGTAAACACCTTGGTACGGTGTCTTACAATCTTATCCACCAACTCCGGGCATCTGGTTCTCCATCTATAATTAACCTCGCCCTTAGCTTTCTTCTTGTAATATCTGTAAAATGTTACGGCCACTACCACTTCTCCATCTTGTTCAAAAGCCACTAAATCGTAATTGTTGTAAACTATTTCGTTCATGTTGTTATTATTTTTATGTACTTAATCACCTCTTTTGGTAAGGATGCTAGATCCTTAACTCTTTTACCGAAATCGTATGAATGTCTCCTATATGGATAATAATCCCCTACATACATCGCTATTCCTTGAGGATGAAACGGGTTCGAGCTACAACCAAATATCGGGTAATACGTGACATTATTATGATCATTACTCTTACCGCTTACACACACGATAGTATATCTATCAGCCTTTTTATCACCAAAATCATACACCCTTACTTTTACTTTCACGCCATTGGCGTTTGTTATAACATTATTCATACGCACCTCCTTTGTTGTTAACTATCAAACTAATCTATCTCCCTACCATATATAGTATACGATCCACACCAGCCACGATTCTCATTCGAGACCCTAATATGATCTACAGGCTTATCTCCTGCCATACAATTAGCGTAAGACAATACCGCCGACATGCTTCTAAACCCAGAATCCGTTGCTGATTTAATAAGCTTCCTATCATATCCAAATACCCATATCTTTATAACATCTTTCTCTTTTACCGTCCTTCTTACTCGCATAATCTTGCCATATAATAAATAAACATAAAATCTATCTTATCACGGTCATCACGATCCACCCTATGCCCGGTCAAATCCAGAATAACACGACGTTTCTCTACTACTGGTATATTATCGACCTGAATCTTTATATACCGGTATTCCATGACCTCCAATTTCTTGGATAGTATATCCCGAATATCTTGCCGACGGAAATACATGTTTATCCCTATGTGGCTGGATGTTAAAAGACATTCGTCTATTATCCCATCAGTGTCGAACAACAGTAACATATCGTCCCTCTCGATAGTATATTCCATATCAAGAATCTTGATACGTTTGCTTCCGTCCTTCTTATCTGATATAAGAATCTCTATCATTTCCTTATCAGTCGTAAGGATATAATACGCCTCGTCCTTTGTAATATTATTACGAAGATAAGACAGTATCTCATCTTGTAATTTTATAATCTCGTCCATGTTATTAGTATTGGTTATTATATACTATTTTACACCATATATGTTGTAAAACATACACATGTTATTTAATTTCACATTCTTCTTTTCTAATTTTGTCTCACTCAATCGAATCATATAGTCCCCTGTCTCGGACAAGACGGTTGAGCAAAAGAGGTCTTTGATATAAGGTTTTACCCTAAAACATTCGTTGGGTAAGTAAAATCAAAAACGTTTTGTTTAGTAAAAGAATCCGGCGATCTCACTCTTGAGCAACCGGTAGAGGGTATTGGTGATACCCAGTATGATGTTTCGTACAAATGCATATCATTTCTCATTTTTTTTTGGTGTAAAATGGTATATAATCACCTATTACCACGCCAAAGGAAAGAACGGCAGCCGACACCCGCAGCCTACCACGCCGTGACACCGCCGCCCGTTCCCCTTGGTGTTATTCTGCCACCTCTAATTTCCCGTAATAAGGATAGAAACAACCGTCTCGATAAACCGAATATCTGAGCGTTTTATCCTTTGCTTCATAGATGGAAACACAACCGCTGTTATAAGCGTTGGATAGTTCTTTTGCTACAAATCCGCCTATTCGTTTATAGGTTTTAGGCGTATCCCTCAACGGCCTGCCTACATATATTTTTACTCTTTTGCACTTCTTGTCGCCTACGTATATATCCTTTTCTCTAAGCTCCGTTAAATACATGAATCTCATATCAACCGATTTTAAATCCAACATTCCTCTACCTCTATCTCCATATGATCCTCCCAATCACATCTATCAACGTCCTCGCCATCCTCAAAGTAATAGTAGGCCCATACCTGTACGCCTCCTACCTCTATATATCCATCACTTTTCCATTCTATCAACCCGTCTTGCCTTACCACGTTGGTAGGCTCAGCCCCTAGCGACAGCAGATTATTTACTATACTACCGCCAAATACGTTTCTTGCTTCTTCTCTCGTCATATCACTATCAGATTTTTAATATTACACTAACGCCAAAGGAGAATAGGGAACGGACGACCAGCGGGGCCAACCCCACGCCATCGCCGCCCCCGTTTTCCCTTGGTTTCCTCCGCATCACCCCATACTAATAAACAATATCTACCCACCAATAACACCATACCCACCATCACTCACAACCGCCTTGCCTTGACGGGAAACTCCTACCACTTGCAAACTTTTACATTTGATCGGAAGATACCCCTTGATTGAAAGGCGTTTCCTTGCCTGAAATGTATTTCTCTTGTTTATTGAAAGGCGCTTCCCTTGCTCGAAAGGTGTTTCCCTTGTTTGTTGGTGTTTTTTCTTGTTTGTTGGTGTCCCATCACGCAACCCCCAAACCTCCCTCGAAATTCCCACGAAAGCCTAAACCTTCCGCTACTTTGTTCCACGTGGAACGCTGATTCAGTCTAGGATATCGAGGTCTTTGTTCTTGATTGCCTTATATACTTGCCTAATACAATGTATTGATAATAAAACCAATAAAGAAACTATGATTATAGGCAGGGCGTCGCCCGTAGCTATAACATACCGCCCCAACTCAAACGCCATGTACCCACAAAACAAAGTAAGTACGAAATATATAACTAATCCCATAAAATATACAATAAGTAACCACGATTTTAAAATTACACTCAAATAATATAATTAATTGAGTATCAATAACATAATATAAATCAATCCCTAGAGCTCCCTCTAAAGAAAGACAAGCCCAAACATAGATAAAAAATATACAATAAGTACCGCCTATTATATACCTTTTAGGATTGATTCACGCATGAAACCATACATAAGGGCACAATATACCCGCCTGCATGGATATAGATATATACAAAATGATATGCAATGAATGATTTTACTTACACATTTTCGATCAAGGCTTAAAATTTGCCGCCTCAACACTTTTATGTGTAAGCAAAACGTATACATATACTATCATTTTGTAAAATATAGGCACAAAAAAGCCCTTCCGCCCTATATCACTACAGTACGGAAAGGCACAAACTTTAAAATCAAATAAAAACAAACGATCTATTGCCGTAATTTGTTTGCCATGTAGCTAACACGTTTCCGCCTGCACTTATCCGACTCCCTACTGCAATCTAATTTATTAGACTTGTGTAGTTCTTTGGTAAGCTCAACGTAAAATTCCATTTGAGACTTTCTTACAATCTCTAAAGCCTTTTCTTTTTGAATAGATAGTTTCCTATTCAGATTATCGAATTTCTTTTTGTACATAATATATTCATTTAATTACACCAATAAAAAACGAGCATAGCTATGAAGGCACAAAGCCGCCGTTATCGACACGGCTAGCCGGACACAACACACCCGCCATATCCCCTTTGGTTTGTCCCTTTGCCTCGAACGAACGAGACCTAATACGCACATACGTCACCCGTGATACGTACCGACAAGGCGTATTTCGTCCGTCAATTTAACCGCACTAAATACCCTTGTAAAGGTTGTTATTTTGCTACTACATATAGCGCATAAGTATTTAAGCTACCTTAAACTCTATTGCTTTGATATATTGACACGGTTATAACACCGTTATGCACTCCATGCGTGCTACTCTTACAACGCATGGACATACGCCCTATACATGCGTATATACACCAATATACCCCGTGTTTTACACGGCCTATCCGGAAACCGGACGTATTACCCGTCTTGACACAAGCCCAAAGAATAACTATTCGTATTGCGACTGAATACGAACTTAAACCACATTGCTAAGAGGCGGCCTATTTACACAAGCTATCGAACGCCAACGGCTATACCCCTACCCACTTGTGTATGCTTGTATCAATATGTTAAATATCTTACCTATTTAGTCTAAATCAGTAGCGCGACGAGAACGCATAGGTATGCTACCATAACACCCCTATACATAAATGATATAGGGGCTAATTATTTGTTATCTTTCGTTTTTCGGATGCGTTAAATAGTATGTAACACATTTAGCTATCAGTGCATGCGTGTAACGTTTGATAGGTATTGCTACCTTTACAATACGTTTATCAGTGCCATTAAATGGCTCATAATATATACCGCCGTCATATTCTATTGGCTCGTTATACCCAAAGCGTTTATGTGCTTTGCCTGTTATCGATATTTCTGCCACCTTATCCTCTGATAACTTTGTATTTTTATCCTGATCCTGTTTATCGAAATATACTCTTTCGATCTCCTTGTAGGCGCAAAAGGTTTCGTCCACACGTGGAAGTATCTCCTTACAAAGTTGTATCACAACCTCCTTATCCTTTGCCAAAGCAACCAAAGCGGGCACAATAGCCTTATCTACTTTAATATCGTTATCCTTCAATATTTCGTTGATTTCTTTGCCAGATTTAAATAGCTGGCACCAAGCTTTTACGGCACCTGTTAGCGTTTTCTCACTTGCTTTCTTTACTTCATTCTGGACTTTGTTAATGTCTTTACCTGTCATTAGATTTGCCCGTACCCTCGGGACTTGTATCGGCTTCTGGTGCGCCGGTTTGTTAATGTTATTTTTATATAGGCAAATATACTACATGTTTTATTTTCAAACAAATATTTTGCAATAAAAATTCGACGATTATATGTAATAAATCTAATCAAATGTAAACGTATATTAAAATATTGATTTATATGATTGACAATCAACAAGTTAAATACAAAATAAGCATTCTTTTTTCGGTTCGCAGATCGTTTGCCGTTCCTGTTTCCCGTTCTTCGTGGATTGGGGGGGGCTGTTCCAAAAACGACAGCCCGGCCGGGCCGATTTCGGGGAGGTGGTCCGTCCCGCATATCCCCCTCCCATCATACCCCACCTCATCCTTCCAATAACGTCCCGCATATCATCCTCCCCGAATATCCCTCATACTTCCTCACAACCATATCACCTTCCATCTCATTTAATTTGTTATATTTGCGATATAATTAAAACATAATATATTATGAATAAAGAAGTTAAATACATGATGGGGGGGGGTATTTATATCCTTCGTAAAAATTTATTCTTATGATAAGGAGGAGATTTTATTCAAGTTATAAATCCCCTGTTGATAATGGCGTTTATGCCGTTAAACAGGATGGTAGATTAATACCTTTGTCAAAGGCGGATTATCAATGTATATCCGTAGCTATTGTACATGATGATCATAAGATCATGATTGAGAAGAATGAAGATTCTAATCAAAGCTACAAAACAGCCACGTCCGGTTTGCCCGATTCTTCTAACAAGACTTACTCTTTTTATTGGGGTGAATATGGTACGGATCAGACCGGCATTACAAATTATGACAAAGTAGACGGGAGCAATGATTTTGGTTTCCTGAAACCTGAGCAAGATTCATACAAAGGTACTCCATATCTTCCGGATGATGTTAGCTCCTGGACGAATGGGGCTTTATCTGATTGGGATGGGAAAGCGAATTCCAATGTATTAAAAGGGGTGACTACCGGTGGCGGTTCTTATACTTCCTATGCGACAGCCGGTCATGTACTTAATACGTTCTTAGCTAGTGCTGACGCTAAGGGATATGATGATTGGTATATCCCATCATGTGGTCAGCTTTCATTGATATATATGTACTTGATTAGCGTCAATAACGCGTTATTGGCTATTGGTGGACAGCCGTTAGATACCAGATATTATTGGTCTAGTTCAGAGCATAGCTCCAACTCCGGATGGATCGTACTATTCAACAATGGGCGCACATTCACCCGATACAAGCGCCTAACCTCTTCTGTTCGATTTGTACGTGACATCGAGTGATCATACACCCTACTGACCCAATAGAACGGGGCTGGCTCCCATCCCTTATAGCCTTCCCGGCGGGTATGACGCCAGCCCCCTTCCTTGGTATCTTCCCTCCCCCATCTAATATAATTTATTATATTTGTACGTAACTTAAATTATTTAATCATGTATCAATATATTACAGATAACTTCGTGGGGGGGGGTATTTTAACCCTCAGATAAGGAGGGGGTATGTTTAGGCGCAGGACTTCTTCTTCCGGTAAGATCCACTACCGTATTAATATAGACAAGAGCATGTGTCCTAATCCTGTAGATATATATATTGATGGAGATACATATCAATCTGATTTTAACGGATCTTATCTTGATATATATCGCAATAAGAAGATAGAAGTTATAAGAATAGGTGGACAGATAGTTTCAAAGGATCAACAATATGAGTACAACATTTTATTAGGCACGACTGGAGGTGTTTCAAAAGGGACTCTCACGTATCTATATAATTCTGGTGTGCATTGTGATTTAGCTGATACGGAGTTATACGGGAATAGGATAACTAAATTTACTCCTATAACGGAGATAACCGATCCTGAGGAGATTATCAATTTCACTTACATGTCTGAATTTTATAATCAGATTACAAGTAACAATCGTATAACTTGGCAAGGTCATCTTATAACAAGTAATCATTGTATAACAGCCAATGCCTGTGAGGGATGCCAATCTGTTGCCGTTGGAACTGGCATTTACAATAACACCTATAATGTAAATATAGTAATTGTAGTACCATCATAATATATTGTGAGGAGGATGTAGTACCAAAGGGAGGTAGGCCTCCCTTCATCCCTCCGGGCCTACCCATCGGGGCTTCCGCCGGCTACTTCCCTTGGTATATATCTTTATTATGGAATAATAGATAGGTAGTGGCACGACCACCACCTTAATATCGTATGATCAAGTATCCGGCACGAATTTATCCAAGTCAAAGTTCTTAGCATAATTCCAGATCCTTACATACCTAAACATTCCCGGGAGCCCCATGTTATATGCTGATGGATATCCTCCTATATTAAAATAATATGTTTGATAGTTTCGTGTATACATCACATTAGTCGCATCCTCATAATTCAGTACTCCTCCAATATATTCCCTTAAATACCCATTTCTCCACGACGCCATTACATGTACCCATTGATATGCTGGTATATCTACAGATCGTCCTTTGGTATAAAAAAGTTTAGTCCCAAATGATGAGACATTAACACCTATACATAAATAGTCTTGTGTAGTAGATTGGGTTCCATATGGAGCGAATAGATAATATCTTCCTTCCTGTTGTGTATTTAAATAGAGCAACGCTTCTATGGATATTTCGTTATCTGGTTGAGGGCATGGTAATATATTCGAGTCATTATCAAATTTGATATAGGAATTGTAGGCTCCTACTCTTCCCATGGAAAATACATATTTACCATTATATTTATCAATATCCATATACATAGATTCATCCACATTCATATTATATTTTGACAGATCTTTTATCCATGGAGCTTCCACGTAAAAATAAGCGTCATTCACGTTACTAGATGGCGGGAATGGCATTTGACTTAACATTCTTCTTCTTAACATAATCTATTGTTTTTATGGAGGACGGAAAATACCCCCCCATTGAGTTAATTTTATTAATTCCATATCATTATGTATTTTGTACATACAAATATATGATTTATTCTCAGATCATGTCGCTGAATCCAAGAGAACGGGCTGGCTTCCATCCTCCCGGGCATCCCCAGCCCTCACACCGCCTCCCCGTTCTTTTTGGCTTCCTTCTGGTTTTATCCTCAAAATTTCATATCTTTGGGACAAAACTATAATCATGTTAGACATACTTCATAAGCTTAAGATCTTCTTCTGCGACGATGACGTTGAGAAGATATATGTAAGGGACAGTACGGTTATCCGCAACAACGAGATCCATAGGATGTATAACGAGATACTGGACGAGCTAGGTGATTTGGCTACTGTCGTGTCAAGGAACTACGTATATGGCAAGATAAAGGACAGGACGGGGTTAAGTATCCGTCATATCAGTAGGATAATAAACCATACTAAAGTCGAGGAGATATGATCAAGGAAGTAATGGAGAGGGATATGATAAATGAGATATCAGCGTTATTCGTGATGATATTCATGTCCGGGTTGATGTTTGTCATGCCGATGTTAGATATAGAGTGCGATGATATTGCTATCATAATAGGATCAGGAATAATACTATCTTTTATATTAACCATAATACCTATCTTACTTTCTTATGATATAAGGGATGAGATCATTGAGTTGATTGGTGATATGGATAGCCAGATCGTGGTAGATACTTCGGTATATAAAAACGAACCTACCCTAGGTAATTACTAGGGTAGGTGATGTGCTATTTTCTTTTAACATACTTATCAATCAGATCTATTGATAGTTTAGCTCCCAGCTCCTCCTCCAACAGGTTAAGGTAGTTCCGATGCAGGCATCCGCCACGCTCCACCTCCCTGAATCCGGCTCCATCCCGGATCCTGACCAACCCTTTCCTTGGATCCATGTCGATAAGATCCCGAAGCTCGTTCATGTTCTTGAACCGGTTCTCTATTACCTTAAATACATCGATCTTAGGTTTCTTATCCTTATCTTTGGACTTTATCTTAACTCTTCCACTCATATCAATTATCTAGTAGCTTTACATGTAATATGATTCATGTTATTATTGCCGCAATAAGCGCACATAGACGTGAAAGGTGAATATACCCTTCCACATACCGGACATTTCCATCCATACATAACAGGATTTGATTGTTTACCTGCTTCTCTCAAACTTTCATTAGTCGTAGTTGACGTATTCCTATCTTCCATATCATCAATTATTTACCCGTACTACCAAATCCATTACTTCCTCTATCAGCCGTTCCAAGATCTTCTAATGATTCCACCTCATCCCATACGATCCGTTCCCGTCTACGGATAAGCAATTGAGCTACTCTATCTCCTTTAGAATAAGAAGGATCTCCATAACGATCTATACGTCTACATACTACCATAATCTCCCCTCTGTATCCCTCATCCACAGTACCCGGAGAGTTTTGGATAATTGCCTTGGTTTTTGTGATACTACTACGTGGACGGATTTCCATCTCATAATCCTCAGGTAAAGCTACATGCACACCAGTATGGTATATAATCCTACCCCCGTCAAGTTCTATGTTTTTAACGAACAGATCCATGCAAGCGTCCTCCTTATGTGCGTACTTAGGCAATATCGCTCCTTCTTCCAGCCATATTTTGACCTTACATGTATCTATATCATTAAGTAACTCAATTGCCTCGTTATAGCTCATAGGCTGTTCTGAGGCCAACGAAATGGCTTTTGCCAATACATTTTTGATCTTGCTCATCTTATCTTGTTTTTAAATTCCTTTCCTTTCGGACATTGTAATTTACATTCCTCGCCACAAGCGGAACAGTTGGGTCTCATTCCGGGCACCCCTCTTCCCCCGTACGGCCAGTAGGCATAATCGCAGACGCTCCAGAACGCCTCCATCGCCTTGATCTTGGCATCGACTGTTATCTTCTCCTTAACCTTTTTCATGCTTTTCCTGAACTCGTCTTTCATATCCTTCCCTTCTATCTGTCTGGCCTTACGTCTCTCATTCCACCAATTATAGTAGAATTTATCTGCCATCTTATAAGCTTCTGGGTCAAATTTATCACGGTGCAGGATAGGGGCATCCTTGACCTTCTTAATATTCCTGCCAGATACATAAACCAGTCCTGCGTACGGAGGTATGGCCTTAGGGTCAACCAACCCATCTGGCACGCAGTAGTAGAAGTAGTTGGGGCGGCCGTACCTGACCCAGTCCCCGGTCTCGTATAGGACTTGCTTCCGTGCCTCGAACCAGCCTTGCATTACTTGGTGCTTACCCTCTTTCTCGAAATCCTTGTTATAGTCAGCCAACGAGATCTTCACCTCAACCTCATAAGCGTACATGGATCTGGTTATAGCCAGATAATCAGACTCCCAGTTATAGACATACAAGTTGTTTATAATCCATCTAGGAGATACCAAGAACTGTCTGTTAAGGATATCCAATATCCCTCTTTCAGTGTATTCAGCACCTTTATTTGATTGCCGTGTTCCCATCTCCTGTCATAGGATTATTCCTTAACCCAACCGCCATTATAGCGTTCGATACCAATCTCCGTAATCCATCCATATCCTTATCATGGAACGAGAAAGTAGTTAAGTTATGTGATTCAGTAATCTTATCATAAGACTTTATCATCAACACAGCCACATACTCACCCATCATCTTTTCATTCATGATATCAAGATCGATTATACCGTGATCTATTAGATCAACCACATCCCATCCTGCTGGTAGATACTTTTTTATTTGATTTATATCCATATGATTAAATTATTAAATTTTGTATAAATATATTTTATACATTTATTATCGCTCATTCATATATGAGCGATTTATTAAATACAATATTCATTGTGATAAAAATAAATTCGTTTTAACAGATACCAAGCCATGGCTGACATATTTTAATTTCTTGCAAGATACATCTTTCTTATTCTCTCCATTAATATCCCGAATATTAAATTGCCCAGAAAGCCTTCTTGCGTAAATAAAATGCTCTTCTCCTTGAAACATCACTTTATCAAATAACCTAAATCCAAAAACTTTAAAAGGAGCCTGGTTTCGCTTTCTAATTCCTCCTTTCAATATTTTCATCTTATGAATCTGACGGTTATGGCGACGAACTAATTTACGTTTGTAATAATATCCAAGCCTACATGAATTAAAATTCCTTGAAATCACAAAAGCGTCGGATACATGGGATTTTTCAATTCCATGGTTTATACGATTATATTTTGTTATGTATCCGAACGTCATCGAAACGTTATCGTATCTGGATTTTAACTCCTCGTACAACTTCCATTTCATGATTCCCATGACGGCTGCGTCACGAAGTGACTTGCCTCTGCTTACTTTCAATTTGATATTTCCTTTATGAAATTCCTTATGACAAGTCTCACAAAGAGTAATTAAATTGGATGGTGAATCTCCTCCTATCTTCCTTGACTCAATATGATGGATATTAAGGATAGGATCTTTTGACTTACCCTTACAATGCTGGCATTTATGCCCGTCTCTTGCTAAGACATACTCCCTAACATTCCAAAATCCTAATTGCTCACCTTCCTGATACTCTTTACCTGATATCTCTGGATTCTTGATCTTTTGAGTATCAAATTGGGCTACCTCAACAATCAATTTTGAGACAGGTAGTATAGAATATACAAAACTGATAATTCTAACATGAGAATCAATCTTATGGCGGACAGATGGAGCAATCCATCCATCCTTCTTGGATTTTACCCTATTATTGAATCTTTGCTTTCTATACCTAAGCCTGCTTCTTCTAGTCCTCCTTAATCCCCTTCTTGTTGATAGAAGATCAACAACATCACTTCTTAGAATAACCTCACTTGCGTAAAGCTCCTTGCTTTTCGTCGTAGCTGACAAACCAACATGCTTGGTTCCCGAGTCGACGCCTAACACAATCTCTTGTTTGTAATCGGATGTCTTGTACGTTAATTTGATGGTAAAAGGACATGTGTTCACAACGACCGCTTTGTTGTCTTTTAGCAATCGCCTAACCTTTCCATGCCTTGTCGTAGGCATCATCGGTTTTCCATCTATGTCCTGTACATACACCATTTTACAAACTAATTCAATGTTTATTCAACATAAGTCAGGGCAAAACCCTGTTAGTACCCATCGCCAATGTTATTGAAGGTTTTGTATAGGCAACACTGGAACCCAAATACAATCCCTGTTTAATCACCTACCTTAGAGCTACGGACTTGGATAAACATCCGTAGGTAACTATATATTCTTCAATAACGTAGCCTTTATTTCAAGACTTAAGCTAATAACCTGATCCTATATAGATATATATAAAATATTAAATGAATTTCAACACATTATATATTATTTGAGGTTATTAATTACCGACCTACAGGAATATGTTTAAGAAAACACCATGTGGGGAGTGGGGGAATCGAACCCTTATCCACGCTACGATTAGGAATCGTAAATTCTATCCGTTAAATTAACTCCCCTAATTATCAATCCTTTAATTTTCTGTAGTAAGAGGCATGTCTTGGAATGCCAAAGATATCACATATTTTCCTTACCATATTGTCAGATACGCCTAATTTTTTACCGACACTTAGGAAAGACTCATTTTTAAGCATCTCAAAAAGCTTATCCTTAGTTATATCACCATATTTGGATAACATATCCTCTCTTCTTTTCTTGTTATTACAATCAAAACACAAACTTCCCTCAGTATCATGACATAAATCCTTACCGCAGCACGAGCAATACTTAACTTCCACGGGTTTACAATACGCTATCCCTTCCTTATCAAAGTAAACCTCAGCTCCATGATGAAACCTTGTATGATCGGCATTAGATCTAAATATCATAAGATTATCAGGTCTATTATCATGCCTTATTTTATTGATATGGTGAACGACTTCTTCCGGCTTCAAAAGTCTTCCTATTTTTCTTTCAGCCACGATTATATGTTCATATACAGCTCCGCTACTTCTAGCTCTATGATGAGTCGTATCTATTATCTCTACATATCCATTATCCATATTAAAACAATATTTTAGCGAATCCGGCTGGAATCGAACCAGCATCTCCAATATTATGGCGATCATCCAATAATCCTCGGATCCATATACCCTGATCCTCACGGACAAGGGTATCAAACAAAATCTAAACTCTAAATCTAATGACAAAACTCTATGCTAGTTTTTCCCCAAAAAAATAGCGTGGACCCGGCCGGACTTGAACCGACAACCTTCTGGTTATGAGCCAGTTGCTCTTACCAATTGAGCTACGGGTCCTAAATACACCACATCGGCTTTCACAAGAGGATGTGGATCGGAATTTCTCGAAAATTATATAGTAATATCATGAAACTATTGTCCAACATTCTAGCATATAGCACCAATCCTCGAACGGGAACGTCTCCACGCCAGACCTACCCCATCCCGTCCCCCAACTGTTCTGTAGGACGAAGCCGGCCTTGTTCCATCCGGTGAGGATAACGGCATGACCTCCCAAGTTCTGCCCTTGGCCTTGCCAGAATCGATTACCATAATTATAGCAATACAGACCTATAACCAGAGGCCCATTCAGCATCAAAGCTACCTTAGCCGATACCGGATCTATGATTCTAGCGTAACTGTTTATTTTCTCCCCATCTACGCCTATGTTCTTGATAGACTTGATAGCGTCACGAAGAACCATCCCGTCTTGATCCTTATCCTCTCTCAGATCATATATATCGTAGGGAGAGATCTTAGCCGGTCTTTTAATAGCCCTTATACTCTTTCTCCAATTAAGTATCTCAGCCAAGCTTATTGCCGCGCAAATAGGGGAAGAACCTTGATCCACTACGCTATCGACATTATTGATCTTATACTCATCAGGAACAGCCTCGTGCTGCATGTTCATGATAGCGTCCCTATCATCCGCTGGTGATGGTATGTAACCTAGTCCGTATTCCATTACTTATCCTTTTTATGATAATCTATTATCTTGATATTAAACGTATCGGATCTTTGCCTTACCTGTATAGACCCCCTAGCCTTTCCCTTGGCGTCGTACAGGGCGGTAAAGCCAAAGTTATCGACCCGGCCGTCGTCCAGCGTAAACCGCCACTCCTTCCATTGGCCCATCACGGTCCCGGAAGACACTATGGAATCCACAACATAAGATATATCAGTAGTATCATATTCCGTATAGTAGGTTCTTGACGTACTGCATCCGACAGCCGCTAAGGTAAATAACATTAACAAGAAAAACAAGATCTTATTCATTCTTCTTAGTCTTTTTACGTTTCTTAGATTTCTTCTTATCCTCTGCCTTATTCTCGACATTTACATCATTACCGGCATCGGCATCAGTAACCTCAGGAGCGTTATTTTCAGGTATATCAATATGACCGGAATTAGGATCCATCTTATCCTCCTCGACAATAACCTCATCAGACACATCACCATCTAAAGCCTCAGGATCAATATGATTCTCCAGATACTGGATACGATCGGACATAGCCTTATTTTGTTCCTCTATTTCCTTGTACCTTCTTCTAGCCTCATCGAGTAATTTAGATGATAGTTTATGTTTCTTCTCGATATCCATATAAGCCCTTTTAAGAGTCTCTTTCTCTTTCACCGACTCATTATATAGATCTCTTGATTTACTAAGCTCATTCCCCATCTTAACGATATGAGAATCCTTTGATTCTATATCTTTATTAATAGAATCAATGAGCGTATTAAGATAACTTACTTTCTCATTCAATTCAAATACCTTCGCAAGAGCATTTTTGTAATCTTCTCTTAATTTATTTGAATAGTTAATAGCCTCATCAAGATCCTGTTTTAGAGTATCTATATAACTACTCTTTACTATCTTCAATCCGAACATCCTCAACACTTTTATAAGTTCTACGAATATCGGCCTTTATCTTGCCGACTATAATTAACTCAGCTATATGCTTATCTTTCTCTACTATAGCTATATCCTTGCGGACATTAGTGACTCTGATCGTAATATTCTCGTTGTTGGAGAAAACGAACGGTGATCCTACCAAAGTGAGGCCTGTATCGTTGGTGAACGATGGCAGCATCATAACCATCCCGACAGTATCATCCGGGAATGAGGCCGATATGCCTGTGTCTATATCAAGAACATCACCTTGACCCAACGGGAAGGCATTACCTTGCTTGATAGGAATATCCTTCCCCAATGAGTTCCATGCCTTAGAGAATTTTAAAGAGTTGAGAAAAATTTTACCATCTTTCTCAACTATCCCTACCATTGGATCGCAATTCATGTGAACCTCATCAAGCTTATCATCCGGTTTTTCCTCAAATTCTTCAAGATCTCTGGCTGATGTAAATGACTTACTCTCCAGAAGTTTTTTGATATCTTCAATCGTAGCCATACTATAATTTTATTATTAAATAAACGATCTTCAATCCTAACTTCAAATCAGATGTCTTTTCGAACATCTCCCTAAGAGGTAAGATAGTAGCGTCAAGATCTGACGCTACCCATTCTCCATCCTTATAATACATATTCTTTTCCTCAGAATACGCTACACAAGGTCGATGCCCTAAGTTCTTCATAACCGTATCTACCTTATTTTGGGTAGGCATCGAGACACGGTTCACTTTAGTAGATATATTAAAATTACTTTCCATTAAATTATTCATTTTCAATTAGTTAATCAGAAAGGAAGATCATTGTCATCTCCAAAAGGAGGATATTGAGGAGGTTGTTGCTGACCTCCAAAAGAAGGTGCTTGGGCTGTCTGAGGCGGAGTCTGCTGGTATGATGGAGGAGGCGTCTGCGGCTGGGCTTGCGGCTGATATGACGGTGGGGGCGTTTGCGTTGTAGCCTCACCAGCGTTGTTTTGGCTTGCCGACTGAGCGGGTTTCACACCATCTGTCTTAATGCTTTGAATGTATTTATTAAGTACTTGATAGGCGAAAGCATCTTGAGCCGTATAATCAAACTTCTTATTCCCCATTATATCAGTACTCTCAACTCTGTCAGGCCATCCATTCTGACCATTCTTATAATATTGCTGTATAAGCTCATCATTTCCGTCTGGAGTCTCCCTAGCGTATGAGATAAAGAAATTACCAGGAGCGTATTGCTCTCCTTTTTTAGTATGCGCAGGATTGATAACAATTTTCCGTTTCAGATCGATATTAGGTAAGTACCTTACAAGAGACTTGACATAGCTGTTAATCCCGCCTCTTGAGGTCATCAAAGGAACTTTTATAACATAATTACCTTCCTCATCGCTTATCTTTATAAATAAGAAATTTGTCTTAGCGCCATTCATCTCCTGCTCTAATACAAAAATATCGGAAAGATATCCTTCTATACCGTTCCAGAAAACCCTCCAGTAGGATACGGCTCCTGTCTTCTCATTTATATGTTCCTCGAAACCTTCCTTAGGATCTCTTGACGATTGATATAATACACCACCTCCACTTATATTAAAGTATTGTGTATTAGATGATAATTGATTTTCACGAACTCCCATATTATATATATTTAAACGTTAAACAATAATTGATGATGACAAGAAATACTCGTTCTTATTATCCTCCCCATAAATCTTGTTGAAATGAGATTTATGATCATGTTCGATAACGACCCTATTACATGATATGCTTTTAACTATACCAAGATACCTACCACATAGCACATCGCATATAATATCATTACCGTTATGCGATAAAGCCGTAAGCCTTTCCTTACAAGATCTTCCAGACATAGGGTTCTCCGACATAATACCGCATCCTTTTTCCGTAAATATCAATTTACAATGATCAAATTCATTTATCTTGATATTATTCTGGAAGGCTTGGACGAGTAGATCCTTATCAAAGACATAGGTACTTGTTTTGACAAAATGCTCGTCCACGAACCTCCAGTTAGGATAATTACCGTCAAAGTGAATCTCATACATATCCATATCAGGGGTAGAGAAGTAAGTCCTAGTATCATCTACTTTGATAGACAACGTATCTAATGACTTATCTATATGTTTATCAAGTAATATAGAGGAGGCGTTTGATACCGGGATGAATACCTTCTCTACCTTATCCTGATTAGAAACAAAATACCTGTAAATAGTATTCCTGTCAGTACTTACTATATTAATATTAATCTCATCAATATCAATAACCACATTCTCGATGCAAGGATAAAGCTCGTTGATCTCCGTATAGTTACTGGCCTTGTTAAGTATCGATACATAATCATTCATCTTAACATTAATACCTCCTTCAGGAATATTATATACCATAGGGAAGGTATTTACGTCAAACGCCGGACAACTATACTCACCAGAGGCGTAGTATATGGTAATACTGTCCTTCTTATCGGAAAGCGCGATCTTAATCTCACCATTCTTCTGCTTTTTTATAAATCTGATAAAAGAGCTTGCCTCTACCAAGAAAGAGAAGTTAGAGTCAGCCTCGACCTCCAATCGCTCTATAACACATACCTTGGCATTTACGGAAGTGATATAAGCCAGATTATTGACAATATCTATCTTAATATTCTTATAAAGTGAATTAGATCCTACATTTTTAACAACCAGCTCCAATTTACTCAACTTCTCATTTAATGATTTCGACAAGCATCTTATAAGCATAATGAACTACTTTTTATTACATCGCAAATGTAATCATAATTATATTAACTCAAATACAATAAACGCTTAATAGTATTAAAATAGCTTAAACTTACGTCTAATATATTCGGCTATAAGCGTAGCGTCACACATCCCATCTTGTATCTTGGTAGGTTGAACTCCTTTACCTGACCATGGTTTTACGAAAGACACCAAAGGGAAAAGGCGTATGGCGCATCGGATGGAGGTAGCTTTCGTATCCAGCTTAGCCGCCGTATACACCCGATCGGATGTCGTATGAAGCTCCTTCTGCCATGTCTTTGGCTGTACCTCCTCGAACATGAACCTGACGTCCGGATGCGAGTGGTATCGTTCCATCATCTCCACCATCATCGCGAAGAGAGCGTTGGGTTCCCTACGGCGTCCACCGAAGGTGAAGTTACTGGCAGCCGAGCTGTTGTGGATGCTGTGGACGTCCTCGACGGCGATCGCCAGCGTACCCCCACCTCCTTCTTGGATTTTATCTGCGGCATCTAGGAAGAAACTTGATATAGCCCTAAGATCTATATCCCCCTTAGCCGATATCCTTGGAGTCATGATGACCTTAATCTCCCCGTTCTCCGGGATCATCGCCAATCCTCCGGTATCTATACCTGGATCTATACCTATTGATATGTTCATAACTTCAACGTATATAATGAATGAAAATCCTCCGGTCTAAACACCTGTATCGAGTTATCCGGGTACATACCTATATAATAACCGTAAAAAGCCCGTAGAATGCCATTTTCTAGCCTTATATCCAAAGCCTTTACCTTATTACCGTCAACCATAATATCGACCTCATCAGTCTTGTTAGATATCTTATCGAACCATTCAGGTACAGGATCAATACCGTACCTGAATGCATTTACTGTCGATTTTATAGAAATATATGTTCCCATCTTAGATAAGATTACAATCGTCTCGTTTAACTACCTTAAAAGCTCCTCCTCTGAATAATAGAACCACATCAGTTCTATTATACTTATGTTTCTCGATATCCACCAAATGGTAAGAAGCCGGTCCAGTAGCGGGCCTAACCGGTCTCAATACGGCTATGGCTATATCACCGCCAAGCTCCACCCCTCCGGTAACACCCTGTAGGCACATGAAAATATACCCTTCAAACTCATGTTTCTTACCAATAAACTCACTCATAGGGATACCTACGAACAAATAGTTCTTTACATCCTCTTTCTTAACATCAGCGGCGTTCTCGACACTTGATGGTATTACGTCTATAAATTTAGCTCCTATTGCCATAATCAGATATTTAATTTAGTTCTTAATTCTTGACACAATTCATAATTATCTCTCATGATACTTAACGTATTATCGACTCCGTTCCCTACACGAACATCCCCATACCAGTACCATGATCCTTTACGGGTAAAGATACCGGTTTCTTCACATAACTTCAAAAGTTCAAGTTCCTTGTCAAACCCAACTCCATAATATAAGGCTGTCTCGGCTATCTGGAACGGTACGGCGGTCTTATTCTTCAGCACCTTTATCCTAACCTCATGACCTACTGAAGATCCGTCCTCTCCTAATATAACCTTCTTTCTCGACATCTCCATACGGATAGAGGCATAGAACTTAAGAGCGTTACCTCCGGTCGTTACCTTAGGATCGCCGTATATAACACCGATCTTCTCCCGATACTGATTGATGAATACCAGAACACAGTCGCTTTTGTTTACGATTCCTGTAAGAACCCTCATGGCTTTTGACATCAAACGAGCCTGCAATCCCATGTTGCTGTCTTCCATATCGCCCTCTATCTCCTTCTTCGGTACCAGATTGGCTACAGAATCTACGACAATAAATCCGACCTTCCCGGACTCGACTAACTTGGCTGTGATGTCAATAGCCAGCTCCCCGTAGCTTGGTTGGGAGATCAAAAACCGGTTTATATCTAATCCCATTTTCCTAGCGTACTCAATATCGAAAGCGTTCTCCACGTCTATTATAGCTACCAGCTTATCTGGATGTTTTTTCTGGAACTCGATCATACTTAACGTACACATCATGGTCTTGCCACAAGATTCCATCCCGACCAGCTCATGGATCCGGCCTACCGCCCATCCGCCGCCGAGGGCCTTGTCCACCACCAGCGAACCAGTGCTTTCCCTTGGTATGGATATTATAGGCTTATCATCGCCGAAGTTCATTATCGAGCCTTCTCCAAGCTCTTTATTTAAAGATGATACTAACTCATCTACGTCTGAAAAAAGTTCTTTCTTAGCCATTATAATCCGTATTCATCGAAATTAAACAAATCCTGTTGTTTCTTGATCATATCCTTACCGATATCAGATATCTTTTCTGGATTCAAAACACCCTCATTCTCATCCACCTTCTCTATAAAGTCAGATATCTTATCGCTTAGCAGTACCATATCTTCCTTAGGCACTGATTTTAGATAAAGACCGTCTATTGACCTACATCTTGAAAGAGCGGTATATATCTGTCCTATCTCGAAGGCTCTACTAATGTCTACAAATATATTATCTAAAGTCATTCCCTGGGATTTATGGACAGTTATGGCGTATCCTAACCTCAATGGATATTGTATTATATAGCCGCAAGAAATGCCTTCAAGGGAATCATCTACCTGCTTATACTTTATCTTCTCCCACTTCTCTTTGGTTATCTCCACCTCAGTATCGTTATCTAGATGAACATATATCGTCTCATCAACAGTATCTATGCTGGTTATGATACCCATCGAACCATTGACATACCCATTGCCGTTTCTGGTTATTATGACCTTAGCTCCTACCTTTACTATAAGCTCATCCTCACAGGGAGCTACAGGCTTTTCCCCGAATACAGTAGCATCGAACTTAAATACCTTATTATTGATCTTATCAAGATTAGTCTTATTTATCTCATAAGCTTCTTTGTTAGTTGAGCATATAATTATAGTATTATCCATATTATCCGGATACTTGACCCTACTATCCAATATCTGTCTTGACTCATAGGTAATAACCCCACATCTTATATCCTCAAGTACGGAAAGAAGCTGAGGATCTTTTTGACGGAATACGTTCTCGAAGGTAATGACCGAGAATCCTGACGCTCTTAATGCCTTTGATGAGAAAAAGAACCGGCTCTCATAATATTTGTCGATAAAATCATCCGCCGTCACCACAGGTGGTAGTTGTGATAGATCTCCAAACATAATCAACCTAACGCCTCCAAAAGGTTCCTTGCTACGCCTGCATTGTCTAAGTACGTCAGCTACCTCATCAAGTAAATCAGGCCTTACCATACTGATCTCGTCGATAACGATAGTATCAAGATTCTTGATCTTCTTCTTCATAAACGGACTTACATCCACCTTATTCGATAACATACCTCTCTCGATAGAAGGAATGTAAGGATCGTTCTTTATAGAGAAGAACGAATGGATGGTCTGTCCACCGGCATTCAAAGCCGCTACTCCAGTCGGGGCTACTATAACACATTTACCCAAGAACTTTACGATACGTCTCATGAACGTACTTTTACCACTACCAGCTCTACCGGTAATAAACAGATTCTCCCTAGTGGTGAAAATCTTCTTCAAGGCACGACCCTGCTCTACGTTTTTATCCACCGTCATAATATGACGAAGGAGGTCGTTTTCATTTCTAAAATCCTCTTTTACCACGTTATTAAAATTTTAAATTTTATTTATTAAATTCACATTTATATTACAAAATGTTTACTCTAACAGGGTTAAACGCTAACCCACTATCGATTATCATACTGACGTAAGAATCATCGAATACTTTTCTACCTATTCCTATAGCCCCGTTGATATCAGCATTTAGCAGCTTTCCAATAGAGCTTTGAAACAATCCGCGTTTCTTTCTTTCACCTAAATAAACATCATGCTTACCTAACTTTTCAAAAGCCAGATGATCTACTTTAGAGGTATAGGATTCCTCATTAACCTGAAAGTTTATTCCAACTAATTTACATTTGTAGGAAATTTTGTCAATTAGCTTGGAGAACGGAATCTCTACGAACTTCTGATTCGTTTTCTTTCCTAAACTTATCCTATTCTTCCATCCTTTGTTTAACCCTATCACAAGACGGCCTATGTTATTGTTGATACAATAGTTCACAATATATCTACTGATCTTGTGAATATGATCCTCAATCCAAAAATTCCTATAATTATTTAGCCGTCTAAGTCTCTTTGAAGTACCCTTATCGCCAATATACGACATCAACCTAGCTCTCTTCTTATTATACCACTGATTGAAGGATTTTATAATCTTTCCGTTTACAATGAAAGGTTTTTTCCCTGCATTGTTGATACATGAACATAAATTATTCAATCCCAAATCAATCGAAAGAACATTATTCTTATCAAGATTCAAATCCTGTTCCTTCTTCTCATAAATAACCTCAACCACATAGCATGTAGCTTGAGGGATTATCCTAACCTGACATAATTTATTATCTCCTATTTTAGTTTTGATTGGCTGGATTATGTTTTTGATAAAATGAATGCAACCATCACTATTAAGCCTGCAAGCAGAAGTGGTAAAAACAATCATATTTTGTTTCTTTCCTCGCTTGTACTTTGGTAATCTAGGTTTCGAGCTGAACTTAGAAGGATTCTTCTCATATTCCTTCTTTGATCTGATCCAAGACCTTATCGACGAAAAAACTTGGGCTATAACTTGCTGAGATACTGCTGTCGGTAAATTTCTGAAATCAAACTGATTCTCCTTACAAAGTTTGGTAGAGAAATCATATTCCTTTAGATAGTTACCATCGAATATCCCTTGCCTGATGTTGAAAAGAACATAATTGTACAACAACCCGGATTTGAGGCATATATCCTCAAACTGGTTATCTTTTACAATATGTCTCTCAACTAATCTCATTTTAATATCTTATAGTATAAACACAAATATTATTTATTTATGGTACAAAGATACGAATAGTTATAATTAACTATTAAAAATAAATGTGAATAATATGTAAATATTAAATTTTATATCTGATACTCAAATCATCCAGCTTTACTCATCTCGGACCCTTTTACCCCTAAAAAGACGTCTTTTATAAAATCTTCGGCGATGATTATATGCATTATCTTTCCTCTGTATGATAGTCTTAGGTGTCCGATAGTTACATTTTTCCTGTCTTTGGTATTAACTATTCCGTTGTTTTTCTTTACCTCATCATATAAATCGGATATAGTCTTACAGCACATACTAAGAACTTCTTTTATCATCCGATATACCGTTCTTTGGGATATTAGCATCATACCTTCTTTTGATAACTTTATATTCAATCTATCCATAAGATATGACACATTGAATTTGACAGTTCTTTTTTTAGTTACCTTATATATCTTATTTATATTTCTGTTTCTAGCTGAGAATATTATTTTTGATAACATCTTGACTCTATTTAATTTACGACTTTTGTTAGCCATCCATCTTCTGGTATTCGAATCAAGATTTTTATCAAGGCAGGTATATACAGATTCTCCTTTCTTTACAAACATATCCTTTATCCTTGGGGTCTTACTAGCCCTATGCTTGTATTTTATGATATCCGATAAAGCTATCATAATCTCTCCTTCAGCCCAAGCCTTTAAGCTTATAAGCTGGTAGTTCATATCCTCATGAGAATCCCTTAACACATGACGGTAGCAGAAATAAGCGCATCCATCTGATAGGATATCAATAAAATCATTGGTATTGATCTCTATCTGATCTCTATTCCCGCCATGCATCCTATTTCTTAGAAACACATGTTTGAATACGTTTATGATAATAAGATATATCATTGCCATCTTACATTCATCACTGATCTGAATACCTGATCCATGATACTCCTCATGTTTCAATGAATATTTTATAGCTGTCACTTTTTTGCCTTCTTTATTGGTAACAGGTTTGAAATCGACTGGGCATATAAGTGACCCGGCTGGAAGTTTTACGCATCCTAGCTCATCTTTTTTGGCCTGAATATTACGTGGAGTATATCTTTCGGTAAAAATCTTATCGAAATTTGATTTCATTATATGTAAAATTCCTATCTTTGTTCCCATAGTAGATTTTATTTGCTGCGAATATACAAGTTTCATCAATACGAAACAAGTTATTCGGATGGATGGGTAGCCTGTGAAGGTCACCCATTTGTTGTTTATACGAAATTATCGTAATAAATTAGAGAGGGTAAATCACTGTGTTTGTGGAAGATCATTTTTGACACAACACTTGTTACGCGCGCGTTAATAGGTATATTTATTAAATATAATTAACTCTATAAACATATACTACCTTCTAATATCTCTATCCGTACACAGAACCTCTCCTGACGTCGAGTTCCTGTGTACTCCACTTAAAGTCTCTATTTAATAAAACATTGCTTTTTACCGCCAAGGTATGGTGCCGTCAGGCAGGATACCGCAGGCTAAACACGGTAGAAGCCGTATCCTATACCGGAAGCCGGTACCCCGGTAGGGGGATCGGGTGGAGCAAAAGCCAAAGAAGAAAAAGCGAGGTCATGTGCGGTCGCTCACGCTCCGGCCGTCCGTATCTTCTACGGCAGGCTCCATCGCCCAATGCTTCCCATTTCCCCTTGGCTTTATATCCCATAACATGGCAGGAAGGAATCCAAAGGGAAAAAGGTAAGGTCGTATTCGGTCGCTCACGCTCCGGCAGGCGAATATATCTTTACCGCCGTCCATGTCAATAGCGAATCTCTGGCAGCATTGTCCGGTATGACGGCGGTAGCCTTACCTTGGGTGTCCCAGCGTGTCCCCCACCAACCTTTCCCCTTTGGATGCCTTGGGCTATGTCATGGGCGATAAGAAGCCAAAAAGGAAAAAGGAGTGGTCGCATCCCGTGAGGCAGGATAAGGCTGTCCCCCGCCGCCCACGCGCGTAGCGTACTTGAACTTCACTGTCCTCGCCATCGTAGCCTGCCGTAGACATACATGGCTTCGTTCGTCCTATCCCACCAGCTTTTCCCTTTGGATTCTCGTAAATACATGTTAGTCAGCATATATTACACTGATTATATCATATTTTGTTGACAATAATATTTTTTTAAAGTATTTTTGTCGAAAACTAATTTTGTATGGCCGAGCAGAGAAAAGCTTTCGTATTCGCATTACCTTACGATACTAGACTGGATATGATCCAGCAGTTCTTAAGGATATACAACGGCTATCTGGATTCTAGGGGTAGGAGCTTGATCACCGAAAGGACGATAAACTTACTTTCTTTCTACATCAACTACGGATACTCTGATGATACCAGGGCTAAGTACATGGATTGTCATGGACAGAAGGAATCTTACGTCGCTGTCTTGAACAACGAGCTTAAACGTGGGGGTTTTCTGGTGGACAAGAAGAACGGGAACTTCCGTACCCGTGAGCTGTCTATTGAGATGAGAAGCTTACGTAACTATTTTATTCTTGACGGGGAGGGTGATGATACCCGTGTAATGGGGTTTGTGTTCAAGAGAAACAAATTGGATATTGATGGGTAGGAATCTTATTTCATTCGATAGGGATATCGTGGATGAGGTGGTAAGAAGATCTGATGGGAAGTTTACCAAACAACAGGTAGAGTGGTGCATGAAAGCATCCGTATCTTACATCCATCACCTAGCTAGGTATACCGATAATATATCTATCAGGATTCCGTTTATCGGATACGTTATATGCAATCTTCGCGAGATGCGGGTAAGACGTGATAAGATACGTCGGATATTTGTCAAGGAAGGTAATCGTTATCCGGATGAAAGGATGCCTATTGAGCTTGATTGTCTGGATAAGAAGATTAATGCGATAGAGGATATGGAGGGGTTGAAGAACGGAGATCCTCTTATACGTGATAACCATGAGGCCATGTATCAATGTCGGTATGGAATGACATGGGAACAATTACAGGATTTTCAACAAAAACAGTTTAAAAAATAATTATCGTGCAAACAATTGGTAAAGCCCAAGTAATAGCCCAGGCTTGGGAAGACAGTTTATTGGGCAGGATTCCTAAGGATGAGAAGGATTATCCGGAGTGGTACAAGAATCGTCTTGATTTATGCAAGAAATGTCCTAAGAACTCTTCTAATATAGCTTTCTTTAAGTTACCAGCTAAGGTATTGCTGCAAAGGTTAATGGGAAGACAGGCATGTTCGTTGTGTGGTTGTTTTATCAAGGAGAAGGCTTGGATGAAGACCGAGGTATGCCCGTTGAAGTTCGTGGAAGGAGAGAAAGCCAAATGGAATGCTATGGAGGTCATAACCGCCGATCATAACGATTTTAATATCGAGTGCCCTAACGATGCATTTGATATAGGACTTACGGATGACGAGAGCGAGTTTTATCTAAATATTTTTGATCAGAAAATAGGTGATAAGATAGAAATCGTGTTATTTATCACCCATAAAGATGGTTTCCATGTCAAGGAGCATCATCTTGGATGTGGATGTATGGGAGACGTTTCATATAACAAACATCCTGACAATGAGAATAGAACTATATTTAGGATGACATTGGATACCTCAAAATATACGGAAGGTCATTTTGAGAAACATCTATCTCTTATGGGTTATACGAAGGATGATCCTGAACGTAATTTCAAACATTTCCCGCTACGTATTATAGGGGAAGCTTATAAGTAAATACTATGCGAAGTCCCGTAAGAAGTAAGATAGATGATCGTATCCATGCCCTTATTGTCATGGAAGTCGGATGCCGTGAGTTGCCTGAATATTCGTTGGGTGATATACTTTACTCCGCTTTAAGGAGGATAGCTAGGGCTAATGGTGGTAATGTCCGCTTCTTGCGGGATGTTAGTACCAGGGATTTATTGAGGTCTATAGACCAAAGCATCAGTGATGAGATTGAATTAAATAATAATGATTATAACGTGTGATTATAATGGAAGAGGATAAGGATATCAAAAAAGAGATCAGGGATTATCTTAAAGAAGAGGCGGATACCCATATAAGGCATTGGATAGCCATAAAACGTGAGAGCAAGCGTCTGTATAGCGATATTGAGGATAGGACTAAGAAGATAGCCCTTAAATCATCTTCGTTGATAAAAGAGGAGGATTTTGTCGTTCTTCATGAGATGACCCATAAGATACAGATGTTGAATATAGAGGCTGTAAAAGTCAATTCTAGGTTGATGTTCATAATCCAGTTGGCTACCAGCTTCGGTATGGATCTGGATTTAGATACGACATATGCGTCCACCGCCAAGAGCATTATAGAAGACAGAACGTCTGGATTCGTGTTTTATGATGACAAGGAACGTCTTAGATATGCTGACAAGGAGCTTGAGGATATGTTCCATGATATGAGTGTGACGGAAGTAAGTAAGATAGGTGTTGTTCAATCTTATGAGCTTCTCATGAAGCAGTATAACGAATTTAAGGAAATAAAGGCCAATGCCACAGGGAAGACGAAAGCCGACGAGTAAGGATGTTGATCGGGTTAATGACAATCTTGAGGTCATATCCAAGGCCGTGGATGACGCCAAGACGTATATCGCCAAGCATCCATGGGATAAGGAGAAGCCTGAGGATATGGCTAGGGCGTTCGATTTCATATCCAAGCTGATCGATAAGATCAACGTATGGAATGACTCGTATATGGAGAAGAGTGGGATCATGGATGTATACAGGAGTGTCAGCAATGTCCAGAAGAAGGAACGTAAGGGACAAGTGTCTGGAGGTATAGAGTCCGTATTAAAAAATATGCGATCATGAGTTTAAGCACGAGTCCAGAATTTTATGTAAATATGAAGAATCCCCCTGTATGGAACGATCTGTTCGGATGGGAGGATCAGGATGATGATGTTAAGCAGTTCTTCACGGAGGAGGCTTATAAGGTCAAGAACGGGATAACTATCAACGGTACGTTCATCCCTCCATGGCTTTATTGGCATGTTAATTTCTTTCCCGTATTTCAAGACCTTCCAAATGGAGAGCGTGTTCCGGCTATCAGCCGGTTACGTGATAATGAATGGTTTTTCGCCGAGATGTACCAACGTGCCCGTCAGGAGAAGAAAGGGTTGGGGATGTTTGGTACTCGTCGTTTTGGCAAGGCTCTTCTGGACTCGGAGCTGATATATACTCCTTATGGACCTAAGAAGATAGGGTTCGCTGATATCGGGGATATCATATATGGCGATGATGGTAAGCTTACGACTGTAGTAGGCGTATATCCTCAAGGGTTCGTTGATATGTATAAGGTTACGTTTGAGGACGGGCGCAGTATAGTATGTTGCGGTCAACATCAGTGGAAGGTTAAATATCATGGTGATTATAAAGTCATGAGCACTATGGGTATCATCCACTCTGACTTCCAGAAGATGACTATAGACATAGGGGAGGCCGTGGATTTCCCCGAGCGGCGGTGGCTGATGTCGCCCCAGCTCCTTGGGTCTCTGACCGCCTCTTTCCTTTGTGGATCTACCGACAGGATCTTCGAGTTAAGCAATAAGGAGATGGATGATATTATTTATTCATCCAAAAAACAGAAGGAGTTGTTTATAAGCTCATTCATGAAGATATCTTGCGGTATAAGTACCGGTGACGATCGTTTTAAGGTCGTTTACAAAAGTGAGTATATTATATCCTTCGTAAGAAGAATATTCTGGTCTATGGGATATTATTGCGTCATGGATGGTGATGATATGTATATATCCAAGACCCATAACAGACTTAGGATATCCGATATAGATTATTACGGGAAATATAAAGCTACTTGTATTGAGGTCGATAATAAGTCCCATCAGTTCCTTACCACTAATTTTGTCGTATCCCATAATACGACTATCATGTCATCCCTTCTTCAGATGAACGCTACCATGACGATCGGGCTTAGTCATTCCGTGGTAGGTTTCAGCGATAGCGATTTATCTAATATAGGTGAGTATTGTGAGTATGGTCTTGATCATGTGCATCCTTTTTTCAGGATTAATAGGACCAAGACCGATTGGAGTTCTGGTGTCACCTTAGGCAAGCGTATGTCCAACGGGGTTCGTGATGTTCATGCCATAATATCCATAGCCAATATCAACATGGGTAGGAAGACATCCACGCAGAAGACTGCCGGTCTAACCCCCGCCACGGCTATTTTCGACGAGGTAGGTAAGGGACCTATTAAGAAGCCGTACACGGCCGCCATGCCGTCCTACGACACTCCTTACGGCTGGCGTCTCAGTCCTATTTTGGCTGGTACCGGTGGTGAGGTGGAACTATCCAAGGACGCTCAGGAGATGTTCTCTGATCCTGATACATACAATCTTCTGGTCATGGACTGGGATATTTTAAATCGGAGAGCCATGAAAGGGAAAACATGGAAAGAACGGAAATGGGCGATGTTTGTCCCCGGTCAGATGGCTAACTCCGGTGTCAAGAGAACGATAGGGTTAGGTCATTATTTGGATAAGCCTGATGATAAGAAGCTTAATAAGATCAAGATTGACGCCACGGATTTTGAAGCCAGTACCAATAAGCTTAACGAGGAACGGAAGAAGTTATCTACGAAAGATAGGGTAGCTTATACCTCTCATACCATGTTCTATCCATTTACGATCGACGACTGTTTTTTAAGCTCGTCCCAGAACCTATTCCCGGTCGAGTACGCTATCAAGCATAAGAATGATCTTCTTGAGTCAGGGCAATATAGCGGCATGCTGTGTGATGTTTTTCTTGAATCGGGGAATAAACTTGGTACTACTAAATCGAATAAGCAATTGGCTGGTTTTCCGTTTAGCGGTGGTGTTATTGACGCTCCTGTCCAGATATTCGAGATGCCTCAATCCAATAGGTTTGATGATTTTATTTATGTGGCGGGCCAAGATCCGTATAAGCAGGCCAAGTCTGATACTCCTTCATTGGGATCCTTTTATATATTCAAAAGGCGTGTTGGTATCCGAGATCCTTATGCCTATAGAATAGTTGCCTCTTACGTATCCCGCCCATCATCTATAGACCAATTCTGCCGTACGTGCGAGGTGCTTCAGAAGGGATATGGTGCTATATGCCTTATGGAGAACGCTGACCAGATGTATGAGCAGTATCTTAATCGGAAGAGCGGTATGCCGGCATCTTTCTTCTTATTCGCTGGTGAGGCTATAGCCAATAAGTATGTGAAGGCCGGCTCCCGGCAGAATAGCAAGCTGGGGCTATATCCTACCCCCGGCAACCAGAACCTGCTCTTCTCCTGTGTGGTGGATTATTGCTGGCAGGATTTCGTTATTGGTTATGATGATAGTACCGGTCTTGATATAACGGTTAAAGGTATTGAGTTGATTGATGATATAGCCCTACTGGATGAGATAATACAGTACAAGCCCGGATTGAACGTCGATAGGATAATAGCGTTCGGGCATGCGTTGGTTCTCGCCAGATATTTTGACGATAACAATTACATGCCTAAATCGAAGATCGAGGAGATGAATAATGCCCGCAAGGAAGACGCTTATAAACACCATGAGGTATATGCCTCTGCCTTTGGATCGGTATCTATAGGTGCGTTTCGGTAGTTTAGTGTTGCTTAATAACTTATCTTTGCTAAAAACAATTGGATTGATATGGAGATTTTCAATAGAGATCATTCGTTTCCAGCAAAAGGAGCGTTATTGGGATTACCTCCTCAGGCTATTTCCACGAAGAAAAAGAACAGGAAGTGGAAAGAGGATTGTATGGACGCTCTTGAGGCGATAGGATTGAAACAGTATGATCGCAACCAGATGTACCGTGACTATTATCTAATGGCGGATGGTAAGTTATCTTTTATGGAGATGGCGGATGTCATCCCTCAGCTAAGGAACGTGCAGAAGCTAAGGAGTGATATAAGAATCCCTTCTTTCTTGAAGCATTATGATATCATAGGTGGTATCGTAAACGCTTTTGAGGGATGGCTGACAAACCTACAGGATAAGTATACGGTTAATGAGGTAGGTGATATGGCTATAAGTGAGTATGAGGATACGATGTCAAACTTACTTCATCGTCATATACAAGAACAGTGGGATATTATCGTTAATCAGCGTCTTGTAGAGGCTGGTCTTGATCCTACGTACAATGAGTTTAATTCCGAGGAGGAGCGTCAGGCTTATGTTCAGCAAATCCAACAGGCCAAAGCGTCTATGACCCCTGATGATATCCAGAGGTTCATGAGTACAAGATGGAAGACGCAGGCGGCGGTATGGGGGGATCATACGATCGAGGCCGACCGTAGCCGGTTTTATATGGATGAGCTTGACAGGGAGAATTTCCGGGACCGTCTTCTTAGCGGAAAGATGTTCCGTAATCATTTCGTTGGCTTCGACTACTATCGTCCGGAGGTATGGAGTCCGATGGAGGTTTTCCATCCTGATGTGAAATACCCGCAATATGGGTCTTATGTGGGTCGTATTCATTATTACGAGGGTGTTGAGTTGATATCAAGATACGGCCATAAGATGACGGCTAAGGATAAGCGTCGGATTATGGGAGGTGATGATGATTATGAGGGATGGGTATCTAATGACGGTGATAGGTATGACTGGAAGAAAAAGAAGCCGTCTATTACCGGTATGTATGAGAATGAGGTTATTCCATGGAAAGGATACCATGACTATGAGTCTATAGTTGCCGCTGAGGACTATTATGGTGTTCCGATGGGAGAGTACCACACCTTCGGGCCGGACGGTGAGGAGCACATCCAGCCCCGCTTTTTGCCACGCTTCCATCCCTTTGGATATTTCAACTCCGGTATGGCCGATGGCAAGAGATATGAGATAGACTCTCGCCTTTTTAGGGTTATGGAAGGATATTGGGTATCCATGAAACCGGTATTCTTAATAACTTATATGACAGAGACCGGGATGGTTGATCAGGAACTTGTAACCGATGAGTTGCTCCCGGAATTCTTGGAGAAGAATGGCATAAAGAAAGTAAAGAGGGTTATGGCCGATGCTGTTGGTGATCCTGAGGTGAACACCTATATCTTGGAGTATGTCCCTGAGGTTAGGTTTGGCGTTAAGATCACCGGAGGTAATTTAATGGATAAGCCTATATATATTGGTGGGGATCCAATACCTCATCAGATACATGGTGATAGCAGTCTGTATGATTATGTCATTCCGGTTTCTGGATTTATAGGGTCTAGTCTCGCTGATCGCATACAGCCGTTCCAGATGATGTATAACCTTGCTATGAACCAGCTATACAATAACGCCGAGAAGGAGATCGGTAAGTTCTTCTTAGGCGACTTAGGATTCCTGCCTACGGAATATAAGGATATGATGGACAAGAAGGGAGCTTTGGCTACTTTTATGCAGATCGTTAAGTCCGTCTCATTTATGGGTGTAGGTGGTAATGACACAAACAATCCTTACCAGAATCCGCAGATGAGCAGCATATATAATCAGTTCGGTGTATATGATCTTACTAATACGGATCAGATAAGATCCCGTATGGAAATGGCGTCTTACGCCTATATGATGGCTTATAGGATGATAGGTATATCCGAGCAAGCGATGGGTCAGTCAACTAGATACGAGAGTTCTACGGGCGTAAAACAGGGAGTTAACGCTACTATGCTACAGACCCAGACTTACTTTAATGATTTCGATGACTTTAAGAAACGGACATTGGATATTCATCTAGCCGTGGCTCAAGTATGCCAGAAGGAAGGATACGATTGGACCGTGATGTACAGGAACAGCGATCTGTCCTTGGCTTACGTCAGTCTTACGGATAATAGCTTGTCGTTACGTCATCTTAATGTTATGGCTGTCTCTAATTCCAAGAAACGTCTGGAATTGGAGAATTTGAAGCAATATATATTACAGACGAATACTTTAGGCAATGACTTGCTTGATATCACTAGAATGATGAATGCCAACTCGACGGCTGAGATGAATCAGATAGGAAGGGATGCCAGATCTTACGCAGATCGTGTAAGACAGGAGGAGTACCAGAATCAACAACGACTTGTACAGCAAAAAGCCGAGGCCGATCAACAGGCCCGTAATGACGAGCATGAGAAGGAGAAGGAGCTGGCTTATATCAAGGGTAACTTCGATTTACGGGGTAAGAGCATAATGGCCGCCGGTCAAGCGGCTAGGACACAAGATAACGCAGAGGGTATGGATTATGTGGAAGCTATAGCTGATAGAGCCTTGAAGGAAAGAGATATGGATATCAAGGAAGAAGAGATGAGAACCAGACAGGCTAATGCCGAGGCTGAGCGAAGATCTCGTGAGGAGATAGAGAAAAGGAAGTTGGAATTAAAGGAAAAGGAGATAGATGCTAGGAATAAACGTTCTGATACAGATAGGTTTACGTCTATAATAAACAAGAATTGATTACAATTTTTGTAAATATTTTTACAAGATATGTAATCATTTTGGCGTAAAATTCTGTCATATACTATAATGGGTTTGATTTAATTGGTAATTAGATTAATGATAATTTTGTAAAAAGCAAAAAAGGAAATTGTATGAATGACATGGGTGATTTCGCTAAGGGTTTTAAGACCATGAGTGTCGAGGAGCTTTTTTACCGTGGTGACGGTGATGGCGATAAGAATAATATTGAGGGTAAATATGATAAGGATGGTAATCTTATAGATGGTACCAAGAAAGAACCTACCGAAGAAGATACGGCTGACGGTGGAGGTGATAATGGCGGGGGTGTCTCCAAGCCCGATCCTGATTCTGTTGGCGAAGGTAGTGTTGATAACAATAGTGTGGTATCAGGATTTAACGGAAAATCTTTCTTGGAGAAGATGGCTGCCAGAGGTATCATAGACAGTATCGAGAACCTAGATATTATGGTAGATGATAAACCGGTTGATCTTTCTACTATCACGAAAGAGGATGATTTACTCGATATAGTGGAGGGATTGATCAAGGATAAGGCCGATGAGTTGTTGAAGGATAAGGTTGATACCGGTTCTATGTCTGACTTCATGAAGAAGATGATAGAGGTGGATAAGGCTGGAGGTAACGTAGGTCAGCTTCTAAACCAATATCAGAACATTCAGGCGCCTTTGGACAACCTTGATATGAGCAACAAGAATGATCAGCTTGCGGTCATCCAACATTATTATAAGATGTTGGGTATGCCGGAAGACGAGATAAAGGATAATATGGAGATGATGATTGGCAAGGGCGATGAGTTCATTGAGTCCAAGGCAAATAAATTCCATGATATCCTGAAAAAGGAGATGGATAACCTTATCGAGGAGGAGAAGAAAAAATCCGAGAAAAGGAAACAGGAGTTGATTGAGCAGATGAAGATCTATAAGAAAGGTCTTAAGACGTCTATAAGCTCAGGGTTCCAGTTGACTGACACGATGATAGGTAAGGCTGTCGATTTCGTTACCAAGCCGATAGACAATCAAGGTCATACGGCTATAGATAAAGCTTATTCGGAGGCTATCAAGAATCCGGACATGGCCGCTGATCTGGCTTTGTTCTTGATGAATAAGGACGAGTTCCTTAAACAGAAGACTAACAAGGCTAAGATGGAGGTTAATAAGAAGACCATCACTCTTCTTTCTGGCAATAAGGGAGGAAAGCAAAATAAGAATAATATCGATAATGATACTATAGAGGCTAACTTCCTTGATCTAAGTGGATCAAAGAGTGTATAACATTAAAAGATAGATAATTATGAATCCTTTTTTGACAAAAAGTTTTCCGGCTACCGTGAATGGTGATAACGTTATTGCCTTCACCGATGCCAAGAACTATAAGACATCGCTCGTAGAGCATAACTTAGGCTCATTGGCGAGCTGGTATTACGAGGATCCGGACAAGAATCATTTGGGTCTGTTGAACTTGTTCTCTAATATCGCCAACTACCCTGTTCCGATGTATATGGGTATGATTAATAACGGTGCTACGATCTCCGTTAACGGTATTGGAGCTTCTTTCCGTTATGATTTACCTGTTACAAAGACATTCGCTGTCGTTACGGCTGAGGATACTTCGACTCATCATCTGAAACCGGGTATTGATAGAAGTTTGTTTGATATCGTTTTGAATACATCTGAGTTTACGGCTTATGATGTCATCACCTATGACGCCGCTAACGGCTGTAATATCCTTATATCTGGTGAGATCCCGTCTAAGACAGAAGGAGATTTGACACGTTATTGGGGTCGTGTTATTGGCGGTAAGGCTAAATACTTCCCTAAAGAGAAATTACGTCCGGGTATCCGTTATTGGAAGATCGGTCATGCTCTTGGTGAGTACAGTACCCAGTTCTCTAAGGTATCTGGAGCTGACAAGGCCGGTTCCATGACTTGTGAGTTCCGTTTAGGAAACCACCGTGGTGTTGAGGGTGAGACAACTATGTACGCTGGTATGAAGTCCATGCAGGCCGCCCAGAACAGCACTTCAGAGTTCGTGGAGACCGCTCTTCGTCGTATGAATGCCATGAGAAGCGAGTATGAGGGTAATATTCCTGATTTGGCTATTATCGGCAAGACTGTTAATGGTAGGCTTGATTTACGTACGGCTAAGGTAGCGTCCACGCTGGAGGTATTCTGTATGGCTGAGTTGGTTAAGCTGGAAGCTAGACAGTTGATGTGGCAAGAAGGTGGTATTATCATGGATCAAAATGGTCCTATCCATTTAAATGAGGGTATCTACCGTCAGCTTCGCCGTGGTTATACTATCTACTATAGTCGTCCGATGGGTATTACTAAGGATACTCTTATGGCTGCTGCCGCTTATATTTTCCGTGGTCGTCAAGATCTTCCTATTACGGAGCGTAAGATTAAGTTCAAGGTAGGAGCTATGGCTATGGTCAACTTAGAGAAGTTGATTAGAGAGGCTTTCTTTACTACGTTGAGTAATTTGAGCTGGGGTATGGGTAGTGACCGTATGTTGCCTTCTAATCCTATCTCTGGTACTAATGATGCTATGATCTTAGGTCCGGTACAGGTTAAGGGCGCTTTTCTTCCCGGCATCGGAAATGTAGAGTTCGAGCACGATCCTTCTTTGGATTACGCTGACATGACAGATCGTAGCGAGTTAGTGAATGGCATGTATCCTAGATCCTCTTATTCTTGTATTATCGAGAATATCACTGACGCTGGATCGACTAACGCGTATTCCGCTATTCCTAATACGGCTAACGCTAAGTTAGGTAATATGAATAACAACGTATTCTATATCAAGCCAGAAGGCGTAAGCATGTGGTGGGGTTATGAGTACGGTCGTTGGGCGCACAAAGCCAACGGAAATGAGATCGTATCATCCTTGCCGGGCATGAAAGAGCAATTCTGGTGTCACTCAGCTTCCGCGGCTTGGGTTATGGATAACAGCAAGTTCTTGATCATCGAGCTTCAACCGAACTACTTCGGCTAAGTTTTTTTTTCATATGTAATTTGGTTTTTAGAGGGGAGGATATTCCTCTCCTCTTTTTTTTAGGAAAGTAACGCAAAAATAAGGAAATGAAAGAGATTTTAAAATCAAAGAAGGTATTGGTCGAGGTAAACGGCTTCAATATCATGTCAGATACCTTGTATGAGGTAGTAGGTAAACACGACGGAAGCGCTCCGCAGGCCTTCCAAGACGCCAATATAGCCAAGGCTCCGTTCCCGGAGAATGCTACTCACGTATGTTGCCCGTGGGATGATTTCTCAGAGGTTTACAATACCGGTTTTTATCCAAGATCAAGATGTTATAATGGCATGGATAAGGATGAGGTTGATAAGTTAGTTGATCAACGTGTCAATAATATAATGAAGCCTTTTGAGAATATATCCCAGAAGGATCTTTCCCAGACCAATTTCGAGTTTTGGGATGATGCTAAAGACAAGATCTATATGGGTAAGGTTTATAACACGGCTAATACCGTTGAGTTATTTTATTTATATCTGGCTGTATTTTCTGGCATGTTGACTCCTCAAGAAATGGATGGTGATCCTATTTTCATGAACTCCATGTTCTGTTTCATCGAGAAAGACAACGCCAAGGATTTCGTTCAGCAGCGTGAGATCAATAAGATGAATATCAGCTATAAGTTCATCGACGCCCTTAAGAAAGGTGGCAAGGAACGTCAGGCTGTCATCGACCTTCTTCTGTACATCGGTATCGTGACCCGTCCTGATTTTACAGAGGATGATTATTACACCGGATCACTATCAAACTGGATGAACGAGAAGAAGACCAACATCGATTATCTGCTTGATATCTGGGATCGTTCATTGGAGGGTGATTTTAAGGAAGTTCTTGAGTTCTATCGTATCATAAACGTCCTTCAACGTAACGGTCGTATTAACATGACTCCATCCGGCTTGCAATATAATGGTCAGATCATAGGCCCTGACACCCGTACGTCCGCCGAGTTCTTGGCTACCAAGAAAGATCTTATCAGTGTAAAGGCTAATGTCTTGGATGAGTACGAGGAACTTATGTCTATTTCTAATATAGACGATAAGACCAAGAAGGTTAAGGATGTCAAGAAGAAGGAAGACGTAGGTGAAGGTGATAAGGTTAATACGGAGGAATGACGATGACGATCCAAGAAGCGTATCTAAGGTCTTTGCAGAAGAATGAGCAGAATCTCGCCAATGGTGGGATTAAGCTTGATCCCGGGAGGTTCGTGCTTTTGTTCAACGAGGCTCAGGATAGGTTGATAAGATACTATCTTAATAGGAAGGATGATGAGACCATCCGATCTATACAAACTCTTCTGGTATACTGGAAATCGCTTAATAAGATCAATCATATTGATGACCCCGAATCGACATCATTCGGTCTTCCTGATGATTATTTATGGTTCTCAAATATAAAAGGAGCGTTTTCTTATAATGGATGTGAGGTTGGAGATTTTGTCATATGGGAGGCTAAGAACGAGAATGTCCATGAGCTTCTTGGGGATGATAATAATAAACCTTCTTTTGACTATCGGGAAACGTTCTACACCATAGGTGACGGGAAGGTCGTGGTGTATGAGGACGGCTTCCGCACAGACGAGGTCAGGATGACCTACTACCGGAATCCGGTACGGGTGGATCTGGCCGGGTACATCAACGCCGCCGGCGAGCGGTCCACGGACATCGACCCTGAGCTGCCCGATCCTTTGGTGGAGGAGATTCTGGATATGGTCGCCAAGCAATTCAACCTTAACGAGAATGAACTAAGTAGATATAGGATGGATAAGGATAATGTGGCTTCCTTTAAATAAACACCGTTAGTTTGATCATTAAGCCTACTCGGAAACGGGTAGGCTTTTTGTTTTACATAAAATGTAAACATCATATTATGTCGTATACTCACGACCTTATTTTATTGCGGTGATGTTGTTTATGATTATGTTTGCGTTAGGTAAATGATTTTTGAACTAAAAAGTTGATAATATGTTGCACAGACCGCAAGACCGGGTACTTTTCGTACCCCCGCACGCTAAGATGGTGGATGTTGATTCCATCTTCTTGAAGGAAGGTCAGCTTGGTATTTATGATACTAAGGAGACTTCCGAGAACGGTTGTAAGGCCGTGATTGATTTTACCGGTAAGCCTCGTAATGACAAGCGTTATGAGATCCGTATCGGTCGTAATGAACAAGCGGCTTCCCGTTCTATATATGACAAGGATTTTTCCACGCCTCTGTTCTCGTTGAATGAGATCACCGAGATTTACGCTTCTTGGCCGAAGAAGGATCACGCTTATGTCGATGACGTTATCTTAGGATACAATGGTGTCTCTGACGACACGGCTTTCTCCGTTTCCAAGGGCGACCGTATCGTTATCCGCTTGATTCTCGCCGGCAGGGCTTTCGAGCTTCTTGGCTACGAGGGAGGTCGTGTTGAGATCTTTGACGCTATCCTCTTGGATGATTGCGACAATACCCCTAATCAATGCGAGGAATGTGATCCTTGCGAGGAGGTTGATTTGTTACCCGCCGTATTGAAGTGTATCGAGCGGATGAAGAACCAACCTATTGCCGGTGGTGGTAAATTATCCGATTATATTGATATCATTCCGGTTACAAGATGTACTAATGAGGCTACTGAGCCTGATACGGAGGATGTCAATTTCTATTGCATGGAGGTATGCGATACTGGTGATGATCTGGCATTGGCTGAGGTTCGTGCCCAATATCCAGGATTGAAGATCGTACGTGAGACTATCGAGGGTAGCATGTCACGTTATAAGGTGATGAAGAAAGGCGCTAAACCGGCTGATTATACTCAACGTCTTATCTCTATCATGAAAGGATGTACGGATTGTCCTCCTAACTATACCGAGGTTAAGGGTGGTTATCTGTATTCTATCTCCTTGGAGGATGACGGTGTCGATATGTCTACTACGGTGGAGTCATTGCCTAACGTTGTAGCCGATACGGTTAATAAGATGAGTCAGATCAAGGGATCAGGTTTGTATATTGCCGCTACTTCCAAGAAATTGACGGATGAGGAGATCTCTACTTTCGTGGAGGCCAATCCTACGGCTATTATCTACTATGTGGCTAAGACATCCGATATGTGTGAGAATCCTACGGTTCGTACCGCTTCTTGGTCAGCTTGTGGTTCTTGTAAGGTATCCACCGAGAAGTATTATATCACGATCCCGGATGATGAGTGCGGAAACAGTGCGTTGGAGGAAATCAAACAGGCTTTCCCGGAACTGGAGATCACTGACTACGGTACTCCTGCGGCTTGCCAGCATAGCTTCCAGACAACGGTATATACTAACATGTTGTGTGATGAGTGCGACAAGGTGTTCGAGGGATTCTTCACCAGCGAGGCTCCGGCGTCCTACCGCAACCGTATGTGGAAGAAATTGGAGTCGGCTCAGGAACTTGGTACTAACTGCAAGTGCGGTATCCGTTTCCGTGGTAAGGAAATGTTATTATCTCCGTCAGAGTGCTTGATGGATAAAATGACTTATGTAGAGGATAGCGTTGAGATCGTTGGCGCTAGCGGAGGTTATCCTGATTCTCTTGACGAGGGGTCTCCTATCTGGTGGGATCAACTTAATTTCGAGAGACTGTCCAGCAAAGCACCACGTACTCATGTCGGCGGTAATATGATGGATGACGAGTTGAAGGGTTACGCTCATTTCAACGGTTTCCCGAAACATCAGGATTTCATGGGACGGACATTCATGAACGAATACAGCCGTGTTGAACAAACAGCCCAATACGTGGACTTCCAGATCACGATTAATCCTCATAGATACGCTCAGGGATTCGGAAAAGTTATCGCCGATGATCCGGTTAATCTGATCTTACGTGTACGCTATGGCGCTCATGAGGGTGTTCAGGAGATGATCAATATGATCGGTGCTGCCGCTGGTCTTGGTCCGGCCATCGTAACTGAGCCGAAATAAAGAACCTTTTTTTGCGTTCATATATTTCCTAAAGGGGAGAGATTCAATTCTCTTCCCTTTTTTGTTATCTTTGAGGCAGTAGAATTAAAATATGATATTATGTCTGCGATAAATGAGTATTTAAAGAGACTGGCTTCTATATTCGGAAGCATGGGTTTCTCCGTTCCGCCAGATGACTTCTCAGGTGTTGTTATAGACGGAAAGACGTATCCGGTCATGATGAGGAATGACGGGTGTTACGTGTACTTCGATGATAAAGGAGTAAAGAGACTTGTAAGCGAGGTTCCTAAAAAGGACTATCAGTTCATTAACATCAAGGACGCCCGTGTGTCGATCGTCAACCAATGTTATCGTACTCCGGGAGGTCAGGTAGAGGCTCGTATCCATACCTATATGAATAATAAGGGTGAGATATTGGCCGAGAAGATATTTATCATCAACTCTTCAGATGTTGATACGCCTATTGGTACGGAATTGGATAAGATTCCTGCCGAGTGGGTAGCTATAGATTGTAGCATAGCGGAGATGACCGATCGGGAGTTGATATTCGTAAGTAAATGTTACGCCACGGAAGGGGGCAAGGTCCAGATCGAGGGCGTTGAGTCGGTAGACCCCCGCCTGAACCCGGAGGTATCCCATTATGAGGTGGTAAATACGACTGACGATAGCAATCCTATCGGTACGGAGTATGATAAGATACCCGATACATGGAGTCGTATAGTATGTGATTTCCCGGACATGACCCAAAGGGAGATAATACCGGTGCTTAAATGCTTTGATACCGGAACCGGAAGGGTGCAGATAGAGGGATATAAGATATTTGATTACGAGATGGGTACCAGAAAGGAATGGTATCGCGTCAAGCAAAGTACCGATCCTGAGAATCCGGTAGGTAAGTTTATCACCAGCATAAGCGATGACTGGGTTGAGGTCGTTTGTGACTTCACGGATATGGAGGACCGGGATATTGAGGTAACTGTAGAATGTTATAAGACACCGGCCGGTAAGGTGAAGCTGGAGGTTCTCACGTCATGGGACGGGAATATAGGAGTTAGGGATAAGAGCTATAAAGTCCTGGAGACTACCGATCCGTCACAACCTGAGGGCGCCAGCTTCAGTTCCTTGCCAGATACGTGGGTAAGGACTGTCTGTGATTTCGACGATATGGAGGAGCGTGACATCAGGTCTTATGTCGAGTGTTATGACGGAGGCAATGGCAATGTCAAGCTTCGTAGGTTGGTTTCTTATGACTCCAAGATAAAGGCAAGATACGTCCGCTTCGAGGTGCTTGAATCGGATGACGCCGGCTTCGTTCCGGGGGCCGAACTGGCTACCCTCCCGGACGGATTCTCTTTGGTGTCTTGTGATTTCACGGATATGGAAGATAGGATGCCTATTGATATCGAGGAGTGTTACAAGACATCAGCCGGAAGCGTGCGTATGAGACATGTGGTGTCTTATGACGGTGATCTTGGGAAAAGAAACCAGTTCTGGGAGATTGTGGACTCGTCTGATAATAAGTATGGGCTAGGAAATAGGATAAATAATATCCCTGCGGATTTTATCCGTGAAAGGTGTGCTCTAGAAAGGTTGGATGATCGTATTACCAGAAATGCGGTAGAATGTTACTCGACACCTGGAGGATCGGTAAGGATTAAATCCACTTACATTATCAACCCTTTAAATCATATTAGGTCGTATAATCATCATGTATTGAGTTCTACAGATAATGATATCCATGTTGGTACTCAATATGCCTCTTTGCCATCTAATTTCGCCCGTATCGAGTGCGAGGAGCCGGATTATATGGATCGACTTATCGATACCACTGAGACTTGTTATGATACCGGAAAGGGTACGGTGAAGATCAGGAGACAGGAGTCGTTGAACGGAAATCTGGATGTAAAGACTTTCGACTATAAGATCGTTGAGTCTACCGACCCCGATCATCCTATCAATACTACCCCTACGCAGACGGTTATTAACGGCTGGACGGTTATCAGTTGTGATCTTAATATCATGGACGTGGATGATTGTTATGAGATCGGTGGTCATAAGATACATTTGAAGGGATTCAGGACAGTCAATCCGGCATTGCAGGATATTAAGTCTATATTGTATGTCGTGTACTCTGATCATCCTGATTATAATGTAGGTGATGAGCTTACGTCTATACCGGATGGGGCTAAGGTGACGATCTGCGATTACGCGGATAAGAGCCAAAGACATATGGTTCCGGTGCGAGAGTGCTATGAGGTGGCCGATGGCCGGTTCTATGTGGAGGGGAGCCGGTTGATTGATAACAATATGGTCGTAGAGCGGACGTCGTTGATGGTGATGGAGTCATCCTCTACTACCTACCCGGTGGGGACTACGCTGACCGCCATTCCTGTTGGCGCTACTATCGTGGCTTGTTTATGTCAAACCTGTTAATCTGAACGGCTATGGTTAAAGTATGTAATGATTATTTTATGATTGACGCCTTAGCTGGAGGTCAGGTCGTAAGAAAAAGGAAATATCGTCGTGAGAATACGATGATAGGATATAAGTGGTATGATTATAATGGGGTCGAGGTAACTGACCCCATTGAGATATCACGTCTTGACGGATTGGCTACTAAGCATCAACGTGTTGATGAGGCTTATGATGATCATGCCATTTTCATGTCGTCAACCAATTACGTTAACAGCGTTTCCGGTATACCTATGGATAAGCATATGGTTGTCGTTGAATGGAGGCCGGATAGCGAGCAGGGCTTTGTAACCATGGCTCATGATGAGGGTCTTGATGGGGACAGCTATTATATAGTTGTTATCAATGCCGGAGATAAGCAGGCTACGATCTACACCCCCGTGGACCCTGAGGATCCAAAGGATGGGACTTCCCGTGCGGTTGATGGCGATAACGTTTCTGTTGGCGGATCATATGTCTCTATATCCCCCAAGCAAGTAGAGAGGATAAGGGTTACTTTCCGTGATGGTAAATGGTATTATGAGTTAGTCACAAAAACATATCCTAGTAATACCGGAGGCATTAAGATCGGGGATGTTGATTTTGTGACGTTCAGATATTTATGGGAATCAAGTTCCGGAAGGGACTTGGACACGATGACGGAAGCCCTTAATTCTAATGTTCCCACCATAGATAATCTTGCTGTAGGTTGGTCTGGTCCCGGAAATGGAGATAGCTCTGTTAGAGAAGTTCTTAAATGGGGTGGTGATAATACCGGTTCTGGTAAGGAATGTGTTTGGATGTCGGTGAAGGATTTAAGGGCTAAATATTATGATATCCTACCTGAAGAGACGTATTTCATGGCCTACGCTACATGGTTTGGATCTAAAGGTACGGGTAAATGTTCTTTTGAACTTGTTGGATACAAGGGAGGTACGATGAGCCAAGATGGATATAATTTCATCAATACCGGTGGATCTGTGGTGTATCAAAATACGTATGATTTTGTTTGTCATACTAGTAAGGGTTCATCTACGTATAAGACATCCTACGAGAAGGTGGCTCGTGTTACCTACAATAAGCTCACTAACGAGGTTTATATGTCCATCGGCGACGCTATAGATCAGGAGGATAATTATGATAAGTTAGAGCGAGAGATCAATAATATAAAGGAAAGACTTAGCGATGTCGAGAGCGAGTTGGCTGTCGTAAGACGTATAGCTGAGGGCAAGAACACGGCGTATATCTTTGATACGGTCGATGCCATGAATGAGTGGCTGGCGGTCCCGGAGAACACGGCTAAGCTCCGTGTGGGGGACAGCTTCTGGATCAGGAAGCAGGAGGTACCTGATTATTGGTGGGATGGAACTCAGGCTTTAGAGCAGGAAGGTCCGAAGGTTGATTTATCTCCTTATTATACGAAAGACGAGATTAATAATATTGTCAATGATATCAATCAGAAGATAGAGGATAAGAGTACGTCTATTATCTTCGATACTTATATCCAGATGAAGTCTTTCGTGGATGATCCAACTAACGCCGATAAGCTTAAGGAAGGTACCATCTTGTTGATACGAGAGAAGAACGTACCTGATTATTATTACGATGGTGCTGGGATAGTTAAGATGGAGGCCGATGTAGAGCAATGTCTTTACGTTACTTTGGCTAACAAGCCTACGGAAAGCACTATAAGTTATACTCAAGATCGGGAGGTGACTAATTTCGCTCCGGGTGCTATAGCTAGATGGGTTGACGCTGACGGCAATGACGTGTTTTATAAGCTTGTTGAGATAGTAGGTGGTAAGGCTAAGTGGATTACCCTTATCGATACTAAATACGGCAATGTGACGCTACAGAGCACTTACGACAAGAATTATGAGATTGTAAATATCGTATCTGGGTCTAGGTTACAGGCTATAAATAGCGATAAGGATGAGATCAAGTTCGTTAATAGCGCTACCGGTAATGTTACTGTCGTGTTTAACGCCACGGTATCAGGAGGAGCCAAGAAACTTACGAGCCTGTTGGCCGTGAACGAGGTGGTTCTTACACCGGGGGCGGCGGCATCCTTTACCCGTACCGGCGAGAACTTCACCCTTTCCGATCTTTTTGGCGTTACGATCTTCCCCGATCTGGCGGATGCCAATCGTGAGGGTGAGTGGGTCATGAGTGTAGGCATAACCGGTAAACCGATCCTTATGGAGGTAAAGGAGATGCGTAAATGGGACGAGAGCATAACCAAGGATCTTACGATAGACGAGCTTAACGAGAAGTTCCCTAACGTGGATATCGGATTCGCTGTCGTATGCAAGACCATCAACAAGGTATATGAGATGGTTAACGGATACAAGGAATGGGTGTCTTATGATATAACCTCAATAAATTAATGGTATGGCTTTTTTAGCAGGATACGACACGGTAGCGTCCTATGTCACGTTTATAGTGAATGAGGATAGGTTCCCTTGTTATGATGGTAAGGGCGCTGATTATATACCCGATCCGATAATATCAGCGGATGCTTTTAATCGCAGTCTTAGGTTCTCGACAAGAAATCCAGGATTCGTGGACGTTGATTGGGGGGACGGGACAAAGGATCAATACCCTTTGGTCAAGATATCTGATGGTAGTTATAGGATTGTATTCAGGTCTTTAGATATTGAGTACAAAAAGAATCCGGATGATACCGTATGGTGGTATAAGAAAGAGGATGGTTCACAATACATACCAGTCCCCCCACATAAATATAGCGATATCAGGCGTAGAGAGGTTACGATGAGGTTCTCTAACGTAATTGATGGGGAATTTAATATGGATGGTATTGTCCTTCATAAGTTCCCTATAACTAATCTTCCTGATATAACTTATTTTGCTGTGGTTAGATCCGTTTTAAAAAATGGAGATATCCCATATGACAGGATAAGCAAGAGCGTTAATCTTCGTAATATACAGATGGGAGCTTTTTCTCATTCTGGTGTATGGAGTAATTGGCCAGAAGGTTTTTTAAATATGAAAGACCTGAGGTATTTCGGATGCAATAACGTTTTTAATTTCGGGGATGATCCTGATTCTAATTGGAGAAGATTCTCTGAATGGAAGAATCTTACAAAGTTTAACTTCAACTGGTGTAACATTCCTTCTTATGATCCGGCTTTTAATTCTATTCCGGCAAAAGATATAAGCATTATAAGCGATAGGAATAATATACCTGTATTTGATGAGGTGGATAAGGTAGGGGATGATAAGACAGGCGTTACCTTTATGGGTGGTGGTAGCTCATGGAAACAAGATCTGGTAGGAGGGAAATTAAATAAGATCCATAATACGCATTGTTATTCAAGTGTGGTGCCGGTAGATGATCTTCCAGATTGGTTGTATGAGGTAAGGGAATTTAGGGTATGGAATTTGCGTGATGGTGGTAGATTTATAAATACGCAGGAGAGGGCTGATACGTTCGTTAACACGTTTTATGATAAGATGATGTCCTGGGATTATATAACGATGTCACAGACGGCTTCTGACGGTAACAGGAATCAGTTTTATAAACTTACCTTAGATTTATATACTGCCGTAGCCCCTACTAATAAGAGACCGTCTGGCGTTTATCAGGCTCCTGATGGGTTTGTCAAGGGGGTTAGTAATGGTAATCCTACGACGCCTATGGAGAAGGTGTATGTGCTTACCAATAACTACGGGCAGACATGGGTCTTGGCCCCTGCCCCGGCTTCTAAGGCCGCCCTTACGAGGGCAAGGCGGGCGGGGAAGGCGAGGATCGCCCCGTTCGTCCTTGGCGTAAAGGACGGTCATGTGTCAGTATTCAGCGGAGATGTATTGGATGATAATATGAGTAAGTATAATTTCGCCGACAAATACGAGGCTATAGATATCTGTAACGATCTGGGATTGGACGGTTCACCGGTTGTCGAGTATTTCAGGAGAATAGAGGAGGGAGAGGTATGAGGCTGATATGTAAGGATACGAATAAAGGGTCTATAACCTTTTTTACTAAGGGTAAATACGCTTTTAGGGGCGTTAACAGGAATGATACTACTGATGATGTGCCTGATCCTATATTGGATGGTAATAATTATAATGAGATTATAGGATTTTATTCTAATGCTCCCGGCATGTGCGAGGTTGATTGGGGAGATGGGAATAAAGAGCAATTCCCTTTTGTAAAGGCTAGGAGTGGATCTATATATGGTCAATATAGGTTGATGTTCAGGAGAAGGGATATAAGTTATCGTAAGAATCCCGACAGTCACCCATGGTGGTTTTATAAGGATGACGGGAGTGAGTATATCCCTGTCCCTAATCATACTTATGATGATGGCATGGATAAGGAGCGTGTGATATCCATGTCTTTTACCAATGATGTTACGATGATGGAATCCTATAGGATTATGATGGTAGGTTTCCCTATACTTGATATGCCTAGCCTTATCAATATAATTATAAGTATTCCTGGGGATCGTACCATAACAGATATACCAAAGGATAGGATAATGAGATCGGTAAATATAGAGCGTATAACATTAAGTGAGTTTGGTGTGGATACGTTGACGTCCATCCCGGAGGATTGGAATAGACTAACTAAATTGAAAGGTCTGAATTTGTCCAAGTCTATTGACTTTAGTGATACCGAAGCTTCCAATATAAGGAAATTCCCTTCCATGTGGCCTAATTTGGAGATATTGCATTTAGCTGGTGGAAGGGTTAGGGTATATCCAAGGGAATGGCTGTCTTTTAGCAAGCTAAGAGAATTATATATATCCCCGGGAGTGGCTATGCCATCGTTTGATCCTAATACATGCCCGGCTATGGATGAGGTGGATAGGATAAATTCTAGTTTAAAGATTTTCAGTCATATAAACAGATGGTATGGATCTGTTGTAAGTTGGCATCCGTATATGAGTGGTAAGGGGTTGGAAAACATTGAGAGTCTCGACGCTTCACATAGTTATAGTAATATAGATGTAAGTAATCTCCCGGATTATATATATGAGATGAGGTCTATGAATAGCTTTTATATGCATTTCTGCTTGTCAACCCAAAGTCGATGTGATACGTTTATATCAACATTATATGATAAGGTAATGGGGTTTAATTATCTCACTATGTCCTCCTCTGCTTCTGATGGCGAAAGGAATCAGTTTTATGGATTGTATTTACTTATGTATTCGGCTTCCAGTCCTTCTGATAAAAGGCCTAGTGGCGTATTACAGGCACCTTCTGGTTTTATAAAGGGTCAGTCTAATGGCTCTCCGTCGACTCCTATGGAGATGGTTTATGTGCTTATGAATAATTATGGATGGAGGTTTAGTATGGCACCAGAGGCTTCGGTGTTAAGGTCAATACGATCTTCTGATATTGACACGAGGTTGTATAAGCCATATAAGCTTATCGTATTTGACGATGGGCGTACCTTTGTAGGCAATGGAGATGTTTTAGCTCATGATACGGATAAGGTATTATCGTTTGGGGGTCAACCAGAAGGAGAGTATTTATGTGATTCTATGGGATTGGACAGGAATGTTATTGTAGAATATTTTAACAAGATAGGTAATGGCTAAGACATTATATAAATACGAGGCATCATCCAACAAGTTCGTGTGGTTCACTACATGGGATAGGGCACTTAGGAATTATTATAGTGATGATTACAATTATGTGCCCGATCCTGTGATTGATAATCCATTTAACACGTATGTCCAGTTTAGATCAAGGAAGCCCGGTATGGCTAATGTGGATTGGGGGGATGGAATAAAGGAACAGTTTCCTATGACCAAGGTCCAAGGGCAAAATGATTATCGTATCATATTCCGTTCTTTGGCTATACAATACCGTAAAAATCCCAATACGACATGGTGGTTTAGAAAGGAGGATGGTTCTCAGTACATCCCTGTTGATAATCATCTTTACGCTGATGGAAGAAGTGATGTGCAGCGATCTGTTGCGATAGATTTTACTTGCGATATTTATTATGCTGAAATCATGACGTGCAAGATGACCGCTTTCCCGATCGTGGATACGCCGGGTCTTGAATCTTTAATAGTACATGATACGGCATACGCTAATGATGGTATACCGGTAGATAAATTGTCTAGATCTAAAAAGTTGACTTATATATCTCTTGAAAATGTGGGTACTAGGATGACTGTAATGCCTAAGGCTATAACCAGCAAGACTGAGGTATATAATTTAGATATGCATGGCATGCTTGATCTTAGGGATATAGAATCTAGCGGGATAAGGGATATAAAGAATATGAAAAATCTTCAAGCCCTTAAATTGTCTTCATGTTATTTGGATAGGTATATAAAGGAGTTTAATGATCTTCCTAAATTAACTTCGTTGGATATAACTTCAGGTCCTTCTGATATGTGGAATTATTTTGATATAGACACCCTCCCTTTTTTTGAGGTAGATAAGATAAATCCTAACATTACTGGTTTTAATTTTTTAGATGTCTGGATGAATGGAGAAAGGAGGACGAATTGGAATGATGATAATATGTCGGGTAGAGGATTGGATCATCTTACAGGTTTTAAAACCTTTCATAGTAATAGCATTAGAGTGGATAAGCTTCCGGATTATATTTATGAGATGAGGGCTATTACATGGTTTAACGTGAATTGTTCTACTCATAGCCAGCAACGATCAGATGATTTCGTGGATTCTTTTTATAAGCTGGTTACGGAATGGGATCAGATAACCATGACATCGGTAGCTAATGACGGAAAGAGGAATCAGTTCTATGGTCTTTCGGTAAGCATGTATACTGCTACTTATCCAACCGAAAACCAGCGTCCTTCCGGCACGGAGCAGGCCCCAGAGGGATTCGTGAAAGGCTCGTCCAACGGGTCTCCCGCTACACCTATGGAGAAGATATATGTGCTAAAAAATAACTACGCCCAGAGATGGACGATTAAACCAGAATAATATTATGAATATCAATATTTTAAAATTAAATTGGGGGGGGGTAAAATCCTGTTTGCCTTATGATGAGAAGAAGGATGTTACCCAAAAAGAAGATAATAGAGGTATTCGAGGAACTATCTCCTCAGGATAATGGATATTGGGCGGTTCCTGATGGGGTCTATGAAGTTGAGTTCGCGTTGGTCGCCGGAGGTCTTAATGGAGAATATTCCGATGTATATAATGCCGGGAGTGGCGGTAACGGAGGTGGTGTACTGACTGGGACTATATCCGTAAATCCAGGTGTTACATATAGGGTGGTTGTAGGAGATATAGGTGGTGATAGTATATTCGGTATATATCAGGCTATTGCCGGTAAAGGTGGAAGAGGCGGATATGGAGTTGAAGGGGATGGTCATGATCCTTCCCCGGGGAATCCAGGGCAAGATGGATCATATGTTTTTAACAACAAATATCCTGACCGATATCCTTATCCTATGGGCGCTGGTGGTGGATCGGGAGCTTATACAAGAGGATGGAATATGGGCTTTTTATCCGGAGGGAAAGGCGGAAATCACGGGGGAGGTGATGGAGCTGGAGTCGAGGATATTGAGGGTGTTATTATTAATGGCAAAAATGGAGGTAATGCCACTTATTATGGAGGTGGTGGAGGAGGAGCCTCTAAAGCTTCTAATAGTGGGGCTACGAGCGGTCGAGGAGGATCAGGTTATCGTGGTATTATTATTTTGCATTACTTTAAAAATTGATAATATGAATAGAAATGATATTATAAAAGAACTAGGTTCGTATTTTGATATAGTGGAATTGGTGTGTCCTCATACATACAATAAGTGGAAGGACAGATCGTGGCAGTTTCTTGATACAGCGTTTCTCCATAATCTTCTTATATTACGGAGGGATATAATCAAACAGCCTATGTATTGTAATAACTGGGATAAGCAAGGGCAGTTTTCCCAACGTGGTCTTAGATGCAACATCTGCCAGATAGTTAAGGATAAGAAAGATGTTTATCTATCCGCTCATGTGTTGGGTAAGGCTGGGGATTTCGATGTCAAGTCGATGACGGCGGAACAGGCTAGAGGCTTGATCTTGGATCATCAAGATATGTTACCATATCCTTTCCGGCTTGAAGGGAAGGTGGGTTGGTTGCATTTTGATAGCCTTGATACGAGGAACGGTATACATGCTGTGGTGTTTTAGGTACTTAATGGTATAGTAGTTAACTTTGCGAGTGGGGTATAAAATGAAAGACAAAGACATGATAGAGCGAGTAGGGGCTTTGTGGAATATTGCGCTTGCGTATGGTGCCTCTTGTTGGGCTTACTTCCAGCCAGTGCATCATTTATTGACCGTATTACTTATAGTATTAATAGCGAATTTTTTGGCTAGGTTAGCGCAAAGCGTAAGGGGCTGGAAGCTCCGTAGAAGCCGTAGGAGGAGGTTTAGTTTCAAGAGATGGTTTAGGGAGGTCAGGTTCACTGATATTCTTAAGGAGTTCGCTTTGTCTTGTTTTATAGTAATGACATTATGTGTTATATATAAGACGTTATACCCGATTGAGGAGGATGCTAGTATGATACTTACCGTAACCAAATATGGTGTGTATATAGCCCTCGTGGGATATGTCATGCTTTTCTTGAATACCATAGGGGATACTTTCGCTGACGCTTATTTGGTTAAGGTATTCAAGGCCGTGTTTAAGAGGATAAACGTATTCAAGATGTTTAGTTTTTCCAAGAACATACCTGACGAGACGTTTGACGATATAAAGAAGATTGCGGATGATGAGGTTAAGGATAAGTCTTAGGGCGATTTTTTGTTTAGGTCTGTCGCTGTCCCTGTCCTCTTGCGGAAGCAGGAGGCAGGTTAGCGACACGTCTATTGATAGCCGGCTAATAAGCAGGATAGAGACGATGATAGATGAGGTCATGGATCGGAGGATCGTAGAGATCAAGACATCTGATCTTAATGCTGATATCGTTATAACTGAGAGGAAATTCGATACGGGCAAGGATGTTGATCCTGCCACGGGGGAGCGACCGGTGTCCTCGCAGACAGATACCCATATCGTCATTGGCCGGCGTGATAGCACCGTGACAGCCGACTCCCTTGGTATTGATAAGACGAGGAATGATATAAAGAATATGGATAATAAGATAGATATCAAATCTAAGGATGTGGATGATAAGGATGAGTCAAAGTGGCCTACAGCTATTATCTTTATCTCGATCTTAGGTATACTAGTTGTATTGTTCGTATTATTGAAAAGATTAGGATTGATAAAATAACAGGTGTACAAGGCGCCTTATACACCTGTGGGTTATCACCCCAGAAAGGATTGCAAATGCGAGGTCAGTCCCGGATTCGAACCGAGGTGTATGGTTTTGCAGACCACCGACTAAACCAACTCATCCAACCGACCGTGACGCGAATATAAAGATTTTATTTGACCAGATGACTTAATTAACCATCTTTTTAACTAACAACTTTCCTTAAAGCCAAATAGTTCTTATTTAACTTCTGGAACCGTAGAGATAATTGTATAGACAAGCATTGTTTTTAGGTGACTCTTGTTGGAAGCCAATGAGCAATGTGGCGGCGTCATGGCGTGGGGCTGGTGGTCGCCTTCCATGGCCGGCCAGGAGCGGAGCGACTCACAGCCCACCCTGCCGATTTCCTTTGGCACTTCACGCTTTAGCGCAGAAAAGAAGTAAGCATATCAATGCATTAACGTCTGATGTAGGTAGTAGCTTGTCGATCAAAGATCCATCAATAACATAAGTAGATGTCAAAAATACACCAAACTAAATCATTGATATACATTATTATTAAGATCTTAGATTTTTAATCTACTACAGATTATTGAGTTAATGTAATTAAGTTATATACTTTAGATAATAACAAAGCGTTAGCTAACTCTTTTTAATCAATCAACTTATGATATAAACAAAGAAAATCTTTATAATGAGATTCCCTTCTTAAGGGGGCGAAAGTTTCCTATATCACATGTCACAAAATAGACAACTGTGTTTATAAAAGAAGGTGGATAAATAAATGCATCTCTTTTCTTAACTATCCCTACGATAGTCTCCCTACGCAATGTCCAAGTTGTATTTCGACCATAGCGATCGCCGTAAAAAGCCGCGATCATAAACAAAAAAATGAGTACTTTCACAAGCACTCATTTTGAAGATACGGATATTTTCGTATCTTTGCCTTAAATACATAAAAACTATGGTAAAGTTACAACTTATTTTTGATCAGTTCGCATCTTCCTCCGAAAAAAAGAGGATGTCAGAGGGAAACAGGGCCTTGAGGAGGGATTCCGGCAAGGTCATTCTGCCTTATTTGTTTAATGACAACGCTAATCCTTGTTGCGACAACCCTAGGATAAATCGTCAATCATCATCCAAGTCAGAGATACTGGAGAAGCCGATATCGGAGACACTGATAGGCATTCTCATCATATGCCTTGACCCTATAAGGTTTAGGACGCTGGGGATCCAATACAACATCAAGTGGTTCTATTACTTTGTGAATGAAATAGTTAATTACTATATCAAGCATCATCGTCTTGGTGGTGATAATCTCGCTTATCAGATAAAGTTGGTTAGGTGGCTTTTGATCAGTTATGTTAACGTGGCTGTTGTCCACGGTTATTATGCTATGGTGAGGAAGGTGAAGAAAGAGCATCCTGACCTTTTTGTACATAGTAACAAGGCTAGGTATTATTATTGGGAGAGCTGCCCTTCCGAGTATAAAAAGTTAGATGATGAGCGAAATATGAACAATCCTACTTATAAGGTCCATGAGTGCAATAGGAAGCGCTCCGAGGATATCAAACGTGTTGTTTATGACTCCATGGATTCGATCAGGAAACGTGACCTTAAGGATTTCGTGTCCTCCAAGAACAACGGGGTGAGCATTTCTTTTAAGGAAAAGGTTCAGAACAAGGTCAGGAAGAAGGGCTTTGGTAATGTCAGTATCAAGACCATAGAGAGGGCTATAAAGAGCTATTTAGATGAGCGTGGTGTCACTTTCTCTGAGTTCGTCGATGGGGTGAGGAAGTTGGATAGGAAGATAAAGGAAGTCAAGTCCGCTTTTGGCAAGGTTAAAAGGATTAAGATCTTTGGCGTCAAGGCTTATGATTATGTGTCTGGAGATGAGATAGTTGATGAGTTTGGTATGGCCGCGTTGTCTGATGAGGTGTGGATTCCTGATAATAGCACACCGTTCCTTGATGATTATATTGAATCGCAGTATTTGTCTAACAATTTTAATTTCTAATATTATGGTTAATATAAAATCACATGACTTTTATACGGTGTTTGATGATAAGAAGCAACTTTTTAAAGTATCATCATTATTTGATTCTTTAGATGAATCTGAAGATATAGTAAAAGATTTGATGGATTCTGGCACATTCATGTATGTTGTTGACGAACGACTGTCTATGATATGGGTGGATATATTTATGATGATAGAGCTTCTTGGGGAATATGATGGTGGGGATGTTAAGGATTTGGCTATTAAATGCTCTTCTCTCTATTTGAAAGATAAGGTGATGCGTTTAATTGTCGATTATGTCAATTGCGATTCTGATGATTATGATGATAGCGTTGATCCTATATTGAGTTATTGTAGCAATCTTATTCATAGTGGTGATGGGAATATTGATTATCTGCCATTGTCCGACATGGTAAGCTTGAATGTAGGAAATTATATGTCAGATGACATGTTGAAGCTATTTGATATTGCCAAGGAAGACAATCGCATAATATCTATATTGTTTGTTTTGTTAAGTAGACCGTATGTTGACGATTATGGTTTTTTTACTCTTACTGATTTGCTTTCTATGATGATTGATAAAGGTTTTATCGGTGATCGTGATGATATGGTGAATGCCTTAGGGTTTATCTTAAAGTAGGTTTATTGTATTGGTATGACCCTATTTTGTATCTTTGCTTAAAAGTAGTAAAGATGAACCAAGTAAATATCATACCGAAGATAATTCATGATAAGTTCGCCGCTAGGATTATCATGGATGATTACGATATAGAGAAACCTATCGTTATTACTGTCGTGGCTAGACGTAACGATGGTGAGTATAATACCCAGATATTGACATACCCTACATCTGGTGTTGATTATGAGGGTAATGTAAGGATGGTGTTTTTTGATGTCGCTAGGTCTCATGTTTGCCAGATAACATCGGTATTTATCAACGGGCATGAGGTCAAGACATATTATACCGATGTCCCTGATCTTGATATGCAGGCTCGTTATGACGATAGTTTGTGTAGGTACGATAAGAAGGTTAATATGAATGATATTCGGTTGTCATTTCAGGTGCTAGAGACACGTGATCCCAAGGTGTTGCAGGTATTGGATGAGTCCGAGTGGGGGCTACTGGAGGACAGGAAGGCGATTATCGAGATCACTACGCCGGGCATGTCCGACCCCGTTACGTTGTTCCTTGGCAAGAATCAGGTCAATACCTTTACTAGCCTAACATTAGGCCTCAATTGTTTTAATTACGATGATTGTAATGTAAAGTACCTTGATCTACCTGATGGTATATATGATATCAAGATCATAGGTAGCCCTTCTACTTACAACTTCAGTCGCAAGTATCTTAAGACGGATCTTATACGCAGACGTCTTGATCGGCTATGGATTAAGACTGATATCCTATGCGAGGACAAGGATAAGGATCTTATAAATAAGATACAGGAGATGGAGACGCTTATGGCTGTAGCGGAGGCTAACGTCAGGTTGGATAATATAGAGGCGGCTCATGAGATCATTGATCGTGTCGGAGAGCTTCTTGAGATGGCTACTAATTGCGTGGATTGTTGAACATAAAAATATTTAGTCGTGGGTTGTAATACTTGTAAGGAAAAGGCGTTAAGGGCCGAGAGAGAAAGGATTGAGAGAAGCATGATGAATCATTCTTCTTCTACCGCTGTTAGCGATATGGAGTACGCTTCTAGAAGCACCGCTGGTTGTATGGTTATGCAAGATCCGTTGCAGGTCATGGAGCGTGACGTGGTTAGTATATATAGGCAAGTTCGTACCAAGGGTGGTGGCGTGGGTGTATCTTATCTTAATATGCAGAAGAAGATCCGTGAGTGGATCAAGAACCTGCCATATGGATGCCCGCCTGACGAGGAGGTACAGGAAATGAGAAAGGAGATTCTGGATGGGCGCGCAGAGCATATCAAACCTTGATAGAATAGATCTATGTAAGGTCGTAGATGAGTGGTTATCTTGCCAATGGGGTAGATACATGAGGTATCATAGGTATAGGATCGGGGACAAGCCCGATGTATCTTATTGGGGGAAGATAATTCGTCTGCAAAGGTCATTATGCGATAATGATTGCGGGTTATGCCCGGATGAGATAAGATCGTTAAAGGAACATATTAACAGGTTACTAGTATGATAAAAACTTTATAAATATCACTTAATTATATTGTAAATCAATAGCATAATTACTAAATTAGAGGCATGATAAAGGCATTCAAATATCGTATATATCCAAATATGTCTCAGGAGATATCGCTTTCCAAGACCTTTGGATGCGTGCGTCTTATTTGGAATGCCAATGTAGCTTCTTTTAATTCCTATGATAAGGATATCAATCCTAAGCCCAATATTATCCAGAAGTCTGATCTTATTGATAATAAGCCTTGGCTATCCGAGGTATCGGCAGCGGCTATCCAACAGAAGGTGATGGATTTCAAGGAGACCGTAAAACAGTATTTCTCCAAGAACGGGAAAAAGAAGATAGGCAGGCCTTCGTTTAAGAAGAAAGGTAATACCCAGTCTTATAGACTTCCTAACCAGAAATTCAGGATAGAGGGAGACAGGATCAGAATTGAGAAGATAGGATGGGTGAAGATGGTTGTTGACAGGAATATACCTGATAACGGTAAGATTATTTCTTGTACTATATCTAAGAATCCCTCTAATCAGTATTTCGTGTCTATAACCGTTGATTGCGAGATAACCAAGAAACCTAAGACTGGTAAGGAGGTAGGTATAGACTTAGGAATAAAGGAATTCGCCACCTTATCTGATGGAGTTGTCATAGATAATCCTAAGCATCTTAGAGAAAACCAATCCAAGATATCAAGGATTCAGAAGCATATGTCAAGAAAAGTCAAGGGTAGCAGTAGATGGCATAAGAATAGGCTTAGAATAGCTAGATTGTACAATAAGATATCTAATAAGAGATTATGGTTCTTACATAATCTAACCACTTATCTTGTCGATAACTACGACACGATATGTATTGAGGACTTGAACGTCTCAGGCATGTTAAAGAGTCATAGATTAGCCAATTCTATATCCGATGCCAGCTTCAGCCTATTCAGGTCCTTGCTTGAGTATAAGTGTGAGTGGTATGGAAAGACCCTATCTGTCATAGACAGATTTTATCCTTCCTCCAAAACCTGTAGTAATTGTGGTTGGAAGAAGGATGACTTGACTTTGTCGGACAGGACTTTTATCTGTGAGAATTGCGGCTTGACCCTTGACAGGGATCTTAACGCCGCTTTGAATATCAAGAGGGTAGGAGTTGATATCCTCTATAATCGGACGCTGAGGGATGAGGTTGCGAGTCCCGGTGAAGCGTTTAAAATTAAGTAGTTTACTATGTTTTACTATAAAATTTACAACTATCAGGGAGGCTATAGATGTCCGGGATCTCGGCGAGTCTTGTGTTAAGATAAATGGCGATAAGACCGTATCGAAAATCCTTTACGCTATTGAAGATAAGATTTGCAATGGGTAATTAATGTCCTGATTTTAGGATATTAAAAATAGCCAATTGGATTGTGTTTGTCACACCAATTGGCTATTTTTGTATGTCCACTGACTCTCACGAGGGAGTGGACATAAAGTAATTAATTATTAACTTCAAAATTAGATTAAAAAATGAAGACGGTAAATGTTTTGACAAGAAAAATGGGTGATTTTAACGTTTTTCAAAGAACTAGTGATGGTTATTTTGATGCCAACAGTTTACTTAAGCAATGGAATGATAATCCCGATAACATAAGAAGAAAGTTTTCTGTATTTATAGATAGTCCTAAAACCATAGAATTTTTAGAAGCTCTAAAGGATGATGAAAGCCATAGTCCAAAAATGGACAATGGTGATAATCAGTTATTTATAAAAGTAAAGGGTAGAGTTACAAAACATGGCAAGACACCTGATAAGATATGGATGCATCCTTTGTTATTTATAAAATTCGCCATGTGGATAAATCCTAGATTTGAGGTTCAGGTTTTGAAGTTTGTACATGATCAACTTATAGATTACAGAGATAAGGCTGGTGATGCTTATAGGAGAATGTCTTCCGCTTTATCTAAAATCGTGGACTCATCAAGGTTTAAAGATAAAATACAGGATTTAGCTAGATCTTTGAATATAATAGTTTACGGTCTTCATGAGACTATGATAAGAAATTCCGTTGGCGAGGAGGCCAAGGCTAAGGAGTTGATGGAGCTGGAGATTGATATAGCTAAGATGATTGAATTTGGATATATAGTTACCGAGGAACAGTTAAGGGATTATCTGTATAAGGTTTTGAGAAGCAAAAAGGCTCTTCCTTTGTGATTTGAATTTTAATTGTATCTTTGTGACAAAGTGAATTACGATGATATATGGAAATAAAGAAATAGTACGGACGTTCACCAAAAACAACCCGCCTGCCGGGTACGTGGGCGGCTCTGTTGACTACCGGGTCCCTCCCAACGTCTATTTTGGCGATACGCAGGAGGAGGCTGATAGTAAGGCTGAGGATGATGTCAATGCCAACGGTCAGGATTACGCCAATACATATGCCGACATAATACCGGCTGTATGGTATAATGATCAGGTATGCGATGAGTTTATCAAGAACAATTGCGTAAGCGGTAAGGGATCTAAGGAACAGGTATGTGTAGAGAAAGGTAGGTTTGTCTCTTACGTATCCAAGAAAGACGCCAATGATAAGGCTAGGGCGGAGCTGGGACGGATCGGGCAGGGGGAGGCCAACTCCGTCGGGGCTTGCTGCGAGGACTGGGCCTCACAACCTTTTCGTGGCGTTTTCTACAAGAACGATTGTGAGGCCGGGGCATCAGGTAAAGAAGGTATTGTGTATGAATTGCCAGCCGGAGCCGTCATATCTGACATATCCCAAATCGATGCTGATACGCTAGCTTATAGGAGGTTCATGAAAGAAGGACAGGAGAAGGCTAACTCCGAAGGTAGTTGCTCCCCTGTATTCTATAATACTACGATCGGTGATTGGTTTGAGAAGGTATGCCCGTTTGGATATAAATCAGGTAAGGTATATTATTCTGTCAAAGCCAATAGGTTTAGATCATGGATATCGGTAGAAGACGCCAACGCCAAAGCTCGTGAGGTTTTGATGGTAGAGGGGCAGGAGTACGCTGATCTTAATCTTGAGTGCGAGAAATGGATTGAGAATATTGATCAAGAGGATCAATGTTATTGGTGATGATGCGCGTTTAGTTTTCCATAATAGTTGATTTAGTGTTTGGAGGAGATTGCATGTCTCCTCCATTTTTTGTATATATATCAATGGTGATAAGTTTATATACTGCAATACAGTTGTTTGTATGTTGAATATGTTTTATATTTGCATACCTATCTATTCATCTCGAACCGATAGGTATTATGTTTAATTTAAAATATTGTTCAAAGTTATGAAAAGTCGGGTTGAAATCAAATCTTCTGATAGGAGATTGATGGGCGTTGTTATACCTGCGCTCAGTGATAATGGTTTTGTTAACATCACTTTAGCTATGAAAGTCTTGTCTGATGATAGGCTTAAAAAGGGCTTATCTCCTAAGAAGCTTAATGATATTATTAAGTATGATGGCTTTCAAGAGAAATGTAGGGAAATAATTAGTAGACTGGAAAACAGGGATCTATGTAAGCGGATAAATATCAGCCTACAAAACAAGGCCCTAAATCTTAGTGATTTAAACAAAATGGGATTGGCATGCCGAAAGGGAAAGGGGGATGGACAGATGTGGTATATGAATCCATATCTTTTCCTTGTGGTGGCTATGGAAATGAGTCCTGAGGTTTGCGCCGATGTCGTGATGTGGTTTGTTGATAATATCGTAGGGGTAAGAAATGCCGCTGGTGACGCTTATATAGAGATGTGTAGTAGCGTATCTTCGCTTATAAGCGATAAAAGCAACTTAAAGGAATCGTTATCAAGAATTGCTAAGGGTATAAATTTTGTTGTTTTTGGCGTACATGAGGAAGGAATAAGAAATAGGGCTTCCTTCGAGGAGCTGGATATGATAGTATCAATAGAAAGAAATATATCTTACGCTATTAAGGCTGGATATATAAAAGATTATAATGGCGTTATAAACGATTTGGGAAGGCAATGGAAAGATAGATGGGGTAATCCTGTTCTTAAATTGAAGTCTTGATCCTATCTTATTATTATAGTTTATGAGTATAGGGGATACAAATGGGGTATTCCCTATATTGTTTAATAATGTATGTTATCTTGTTATCAAATCAAATAAGTATCTTTGCTAAAAACATTAATATTATTAATATGTGTAATACAGGTGGTTGTTGTCATGATCATTCACGGGAACGTCCCGAGGAGTGTTGTCATGGCGTTAAGATAGATAGATTTCTTAACAAATGCTCTAACGATCCTTGTGATCCTTGCGATCGGGATTGTCAGGACGAGCCTTGTGTTGGCTATGGATGTCCTATAGTTTTATATGATAAATGCGTCTTATACTCAGGTGATGAGTTGGTGGTGGACGGTATAGAGAAAGGTACTGATATATCTGTCGTTGTAGACTCATTGAGGCGTATTATAGCGTCTAGGGATAAGCAGATAGATTTGTACCATCGTGAGGTTCTGGATTTGAAGAGGATTATAAACGAGCTTGTCAACGCCGGTGGTAGCGGCGGGGATAGCGGAACTGAAGAGGAGGTTTGGTGATGAACGGTTGCAACAAAAAACAATACAGACCTACTGTAGACGACACGAAAGTACCGTGCTCTACGTACATGAGTACCGATTGTATTTACCCAGGTGATAAGGTACGTGTGGAGTCATTGGGATTATCTCCCAGCTGCGATATGTCTGATGTCCTTAACGCTATGATAAAGGCTATACGGGACAGGGATGCTGAGATACTTGAATTAAGGAGAATGATTAATAAATTGATTTGATATGAGGAATAACTGTAATCCATGTAAGCCGGAATATAGACCGGGGAATGAATGTAGTATCTACAGTTCCCAGATCATATATGATGGTCAGTCTTTTCCTGAGGCAGATATCAGGAACGGTGATAGCATGAATAGCGTAATCGAGTCTCTGGTAAGGAAGCTGGTTGCCGTATCTGGAGCAACGGCGTCCATCCAAAGGGATTCGTTCAAGGGTGTTCAGGCTGTCAGGTTAAGATATGAGCCGTTGAACGTGCTCAGCGTTACCTATTGTGGTACTATCGTCCCTAATGACGGATATGTCGTTTCTGGCAGGTCCGTTAAGTTTAAGAAGAAATATTGCATGGGTGATGAGTTCACTGATGTTAATATCGTATATACTACATTGAATAGTAATATTTTAAATACTTCTTGTTATGGCTAAGAGAGTGTACGATACGGTCTTGGCTTCCGAGTGTGACGGTTGGGTATGTGGTGAGACCCTTAAGAAAGGATCTATCCCAGTAGATAGGTTAGAGCTTGATTCTTTATCAGAGGCCGTAAGGGAGCTTATAGAGCGTTTTTTTGAGGAGGGATGGTTGCCGGATATGATCTGTGATCTTGGTTGTGGAGGCGCCAGCGTATTTGAGATTAAGCCTACTAACTTCGAGTATCCTCCTGAGGGTGGAGAGAAGATCCTTGAAATTATTGTCGGCAAGAGTGATAAATGGACTATAACGCAAGCGGATTGATATGGCTAGTAATTTAAAAGATATTCTTGCCAAGATCGAGCAAGGCTCCTCATGGGTGTCCTACGACAAGATTTCCGGTACCGGCCCCGACAAGGTGGCTATTAAGGTAGAGCCGGGATGGATGGGTAGGTTGCCTAGGGAGACTTACGTAGCGGTCGAGAAAGGCAAGGTTACGAAGCTCGCTACCATAACCCAGAAGGGCATGGAGCGGGTAAGCGTGGATCCGACCAATATCATGTTCGATATGGAGGGCGGGACGGCGGTCATCAACGCCAAGCTTAACTCCGCCTCGGTCAAGGCCTCCTGCCTTACCCTTGGTGGCTCGGTGAGCAAGTCTTATATAGTCTCCATGAACGTGAACGGCTTATCCATGAAGGTCCCGGAAGAGGATAGCAGATATATAGTGTATGCCGATCCTGAGGATCCCGGAGCCACTGATTTGTATGAGGCTAGCTTTGTCATAGCTATGCCTAAGAATATGGATAACGAACAGCATCATGAGATGTTTGTCTTGAACGGTAAGGTTGTTAATATCAATCAACAGCCTAATGATATACCTTATATCATACTTGATCATGACTTCGATAACGTGACTAGCGAGAACGGTCAGGTTGTCATCGATATCAAGTCCAATACCGAGTATGATATCGAGCTGGTATGTTGCACTTGCGGTGATGGTAGTGAGCCGGAACCGGAACCACCCTTCAACGTGGATCCGCAAAGGTTGACGCTTAATAAGGATGGTGATACCCAAATCGTGAGGGTAGAGGCCGGAGATGATGTTTCATGGAGAATAACTGAAGGATAATATGGCAAGGGAAATAGATAAGAATTGTGTCGAGGGTAATTGCTTTGCCATTAACGACAAGAGCCATGGGGTAGGCGATAATAAGCTTAATATCGTATACAAGGCTAATTATACCGGTCAGATCTGTACGGCTAAGTTCCGTATAACGTCAAAGGACGGTAATATTGTCAAGGAGTATATGATAGCTCAGGACGCCAAGCCCGTTTATTATAATACCAAGATGGTTCAGCCGTTCACCAAGGACGACTGTCTGGCCAACCAGCATGGATCGGTGGTGTTGTATACGGTCGAGGAAAGGACTTACAAGTCGTTTATCTCGCAGGAGGACGCAGACGCCAAGGCTATGGAGGATATAGCCCTGAACGGTCAGAAATACGCCAACGAGCATGGTGAGTGTATAACCGATATCTGGTATAACGAGGAGCAGAGAAAGACGTTTATACGTAATAATTGCGATAAGTTCAGTGACGGTCAGGAATATGTTTATATCATTCCTGAGGGCAAGTACGTATCTTCCATCTCTCAGGAGGACGCCGATAGGAAGGCTCTTGAGGATATTGAGAAGAACGGTCAACAACAAGCCAATTTGGAGGGTGAGTGTAAGCCTAAGGAGAATATCTATTATGGTAAGTTTAGTAAGACCTTTACCCGTAACAACTGCGACTCCACGCAATATGGTACTGATGTGGTTGTCGATGAGACGATGGTTACAGGGGACTTCAGATCCATCGTGTCTCAGGAAGACGCTAATAGCCTAGCAAGGGCTGCTGTCGAGGCTCAAGGTCAGGATATAGCGAATATCAAGGGTAACTGTGAGAAGATACCGGTATTTACCGGATCGTACTCCAAGGTATTCCAGAGAACCAACTGCCCTGAGGGTTCTACTCCTGTTGACTTCACTGTGGACGAGAAGATGTGTTCTGGATATCCGTTCACTTCTACGGTATCGCAGGATGCCGCCAACAAGCTGGCGCAGGACGCTGTCGAGGCGCAAGGTCAGGCTATCACCAACGAGCGTGGCGACTGTCAGACTAACGTCTACTATAACGTAAGGATGGAGAAGACAGTCACTAGAAACAATTGCGATGAGTTCCATATCGGTCAACCTTATACTTATGTTGTAGCCGCTGGTAAGTACTTCTCTATTATTTCCCAGAAGGACGCTGATGATAAGGCTAAGGCCGATCTTGAGGCTAACGCCCAGCAACAAGCCAACCTAGAAGGTGAGTGTAAGGAGAAGACGATCTACTACGGTAGGTATAATAAGGAGTTCACTCGTAACAACTGTGATGAGACTCAATACGGTACTAAGGTTGTCGTGGATGAGACTATGGTAACAGGAGATTTCAGGTCTACCGTATCTCAGGAAGACGCCAACAATAAGGCTAAGGCCGCCGTCGAGGCTCAAGGTCAGGATGTGGCTAACGTGAAAGGTAAGTGCGAGAAGGTGCCTGTATATACCGGTACTTATACACGTACGTTTACCCGTAACAATTGTGGTGCTGGCACTGGTGGTACTTATACGGTAAATGATAGGATGGTTGACGGTTATCCGTTCACATCTACCGTATCTCAGGAGGATGCCAACAACAAGGCCAAGGCCGCCGTTGACGCCCAAGGACAGGCTCTTGCCAATATCCACGCCCTTTGTACGTACACTGGCCGTGCTTCCTTGGAATTCACGAGAAACAACTGTGGTGAGTGTAAGATCGGATCTAAGGTGACGATTACCCAAGATATGGTAGAAGGACACCCATTCCAGTCTAACGACTCCCAGACCGCCGCTGACGCTATGGCTATGACCGCCGTACAGGCTCAAGGACAGGCTTTGGCTAACACCAAGGGTACTTGCTCTAACGCCACTATGTATACCGGCAAGGCTAGCTTCGAGTTCACGAAGAGCAATTGTGGCGCTAATCAGGTAGGAAATCCGTTCACCGTGACACAAGATATGGTGGAAGGTCATCCGTTCCAGTCTTGTGTATCACAGGATGAGGCTAACTTAGTCGCTATGGCCGCTGTCATGAATCAAGGTCAGAAGATCGCCGATGAGCGTGGTACTTGCCATGAGGCTCCTAAGTACACCGGTCATTATAGCGAGGCGTTCGAGAAGAATAATTGTCCGTCTGGTCTTATCCCGTCTTCGGTTACCGTGACCGAGGCTGACGTGACCGGAGGTCCGTTCTACTCATACGAGAGCCAGTTCGCCGCCGATGAGCTTGCCAAGGCCGCTGTCAAGGCGCAAGGTCAGGCTATAGCCAACGATCGTGGTACTTGCGACGAACTGAAGATATATGTAGGTAATTATAGCAAGGAGTTCACTCCTAAGTGTCCTACTTGTCAGTACGCCGATCCTATCACCGTAACCCCGGATCTTATGGGTCAGTTCTTTACCTCAACCCGTTCTCAGGAAGAGGCAGACGCTTTGGCTAAGGCCTATATCGACAGAATGGGTCAGGCGTTCGTCAACAAGAACTATGATGATACGTGCCATACGAAGACCGAGCAACCGGTATGGGAGACTATAGAGACCGTATGTAAGGACTGTATCTCTCAATTACATCAACGTAACACCAATACCTGTTATACTGATCCTGATAATCAAGAGCGGTATATAGCTGGTGGTAATAATACATGTTTCTGGTTTGGTACGGCATCCAAGGCCTTTACCCGTCAATGTGCGGATGGTGGAGTTGGAAGCTCTGTTACCGTAACTCAGAATGATGTTACGGATCCAAGTCCTAGCTCTGATGGTAAGTTTAAGTCATGTGTATCCCAAGCTGACGCTAACGCCAAGGCATTGGCCGCCGTGAACTCTCAGGGTCAGGCCGTGGCTAACTCGAAGGGTACTTGTACGTGGACAGGAAGCTATACCGGACAGGTTAGGAAGAACAATTGCGCTGACGGCGGCGTGGGCGACATGGTATCCGTAAGTAGCAGCAAGCTTCCGGGACACCCGTACACCTCCACCGTTTCCTTGGCTGACGCCAACAAGAAGGCTGAGAACGCGGTTCGTGGATCTGATGGTCAGGCTTACGCCAATAAGAATGGAGGATGTACATGGACTTACGTGGCAAGCCGTGACTTCTATAGGAACAATTGCGCCGGAAGCGGGGTTGGTCAGAGAATAACAGTGACCTCTACGCAGGTTAACGGCGGTACGCCTATCACCAGCAAGGTTTCTTTGGCTGATGCCAGAAGCAAGGCCGAGCAGATCTTAGACCAGAAGGGACAGGATTACGCTAACCAACATGGAACTTGTGTATGGACCGGTACTGGAAGCGCTACATTTTATAAGGATAATTGTGGTACATGTAAACATGGTGTCGCTCTATCCGTTCCTTATAGCGCCTTAGGGTTGTCAGCGTTGACATCTACCGTATCTCAGGCGGATGCCGACAGCAAGGTTCAAAACGCTTTCAAGAATGATACGGCGACTAAGACCGCCGCTCAAGCTTACGCTAATAAGAATGGTGATTGCGCCGATGACGATGATACCCCATCTTATGATGATTGGAATTACTATTGTAGTGGATGCGATTATCGTAGGAGTAGGAATCAGACCAATCCTTGCTCTTCAGCCCCAAATCAAGATGAGTTGGTTGAGTCCGATTCGAGATCTTGTGGATGCGGGTGTGATAATACATATCATATGGATAATAGCAGGTGTAATAATGGTAATAGCGAGGAGCATTATTCTAGCGAGTGCGATCCTACAGGATATTGGCAGAATGGTGGTAAACATTGCTGTAATCCATATGACTACACTGTCTATACCAATGAGGTATGTAAGGGATGTTCGGGCGAATGCGGTGATATATGTGTTCCTGATAGCCCTATTAAGGTGGTTAGCGCTGGTGAATTTTGTGCTTCTTCATCGAATCTGGCTAGTGAACAAGCTTATAACAAGTATAAAGAGTACAAGGATGCATTACAAAATTTAGTTGATGCTAGGATATGTCCTTCTAAGGTTGGCAATGATGACCGATGGGGAAATGTCAAGGCTACGAACTGTCCTAGCAACTGTACTCCTAAGACTATCAGTTATAAGCAAATCGCTGGTAAATATGAGGCCTGTACCAAGGATGAGGCAAACAGGATAGCCGACAATAACCTCCAATCCGATGGTACCTCTTACGCCAATGGATTAGCTCAGGCCGATAGATGCGATTGCCCAGAGCCAACAAAGACGTGGAGCGCCAACGCTATGCTGAGCGGTGATCCTTGTAATGGCCTGTCTGGTTCTACATCCGCCTTAAGGTGCTCCTATGAAGTGTCTTACAATAATCAATGTGGATCATCTAAATCAATAACTGTAACTGTTACTGGTAGGAATGATCATGGACAAACCGTTACGGCTGGAAGTACTACCGTAAGTATACCTACTGGGTCTGGTAAAAAAACCGGTGTCATAGGTTTTGATTCAGGAGTACAATGTGGGTCTATAAGTGTTTCTGGAGGAGGATCTGGGAACTGTTAAGATTCTGATGTATAACAAAAAAGGAGAGGCTAATAAGTCTCTCCTTTTTATTAAAAACCATAACAGCAGTGATTGTCAACAATTACCTGAATCATGACCAGAGATTGTTACATCTCCACATACCACTTCTCGGCTAAAATATACACTTCCACTCTTGGTTCCGGATCCTGCGGGAATTGTAAAGCTAGCGCTATTGACCTGCTCTTCTCCGTTTTGTGTATATCCTACACCACTCACAGAACCAGATATAGATCTACCACATTGATTATTATACGTAATCGTAAATCCTCTTGATGTGACAAGTTGTTCATGGCTCATGCAATCATTATTCATAGATACCGACCATGACCACGTCTTTGTTGGCTCCACGCAATCGCATCTATCGGCCTGAGCTAATCCATTGGCGTAAGAGATACCGTCAGCTTGAAGGTGATCGTCGGATCATGATGAGTCTATATCTTCCTTAATACGTTTTATTTGTTTATCGACTAAAATCATTAATATTGTAACATTAATATTAAAACATAACGCTATGGCATGTACTAAGAAAAAGAAAATGGCTAATGGAGGCAAGACCTCTGAGAAAAAGAAACCTCAAATGAAATGCGGAGGTAAGGTTAAGAAGAAAAAGTAATAACCGGAGGGGCATATCCCCTCCTTAATATCTCGCTACATGAAAAATTCAGAGTTTGTATCTAGGATCATAAATGACATGAACTCCATAAGCAAGGACGCCCATGTCAGTAGGAGGTGGATATTATCTATAGGAAGGCAGAAAGCCAGATCGTATATAGCCCAGAAATACGCTGACGGTACTTTGTTCGGCGAGGAATCATTATACACCCATATCAATTGTCTGGAGATGGAGAGAGTCCGGAAGGTTGATTGCTGTTTTGATGAGTTCAAGTTATGCCGGATTCTTATGAGATCTAAGAAAAGATTGCCCGATATGATATACACCCGTATAGGACCGGCTATTATAAAGGTATCGAACATCATGGATGATATCATATTCACTCCTATATCGTTAAGAAAATACGCTAATAATAAGGAACGTAAATATGGTAATATAGATCAATACTATTATTACGTCAATGATGGATATATCTATATACCTGATATAAATATAGAGGCTATAAACGTGGATCTTATAACCCTTGACAGGAAAGCGGCGTTAGAGCTAGGGGGATGTGGAACGGAAAAAGATGATCCATGTATATCTCAATGGGATTATGATTTCATATGCCCTGATAAGTTACTGGAATATGTGGTATCTGAGACGTTAAGAGAGACGATAACCAAATTGCAGATCCCTACGGACGAGAATCCGGATATGGATATTAACAAGAAAACTCAAAAGATTCAGTGATGATGGATATAATAAGATCAATAATTAATTTCTTCGGTTTCAATGATGCCATAGTTGATGGTATAGGCGAAAGAGGAATGAGGGATAGCTCAATCATAAAATATAATGAGATACATGATATGTATGATGAGATTATAAAGGATCTTGGAGAGATGTCAGCATACGTATCAAAGAACTATATCTATGATAAGATAAAAGACAAAACAGGTTTTAGTACAAGGCATATTAGTAGGATACTTAATCATACTAAGAAAAGAGATCTTAGATTTATCTAAAAAGGAGAGGCTAATCAACCTCTCCTTTTGTTTTTAACATCCTCCACCTTGACTTGGGTTAGAGACATACATACTTGTGGCGTTACTTACGCAATCACTACCTCCGGATACTGTTCCCGATCCTGTCGGTATCGTAACGGTCTTGGTAGTGGAGAAATATTCCACATCTCCTGACGGTTCGGATCTAGTATAATACACATCGAATGAAGCTGTTTTAGATTTTCCACATGGATTATCGTAGCTTACCGATATACTTAAACATTGACCGTTGAAACTTCCACTAGCGTAAGCGCTCCACGTTTGTGGGCAATCGCATCTATCGGCCTGAGCTAATCCATTGGCGTAAGAGGTACCATCGGATTGGAGGTTATTGTCGGCTATCCTATTTGCCTCGTCCTTGGTGCAGGCGGTGTATTTTTGTGTATAAATTTCTTGTATTAGGATGAAATCGTTATATTTGTGATATGAAAACAAAGTCATTTAAAATACTTGATCAATACTTTCTTCGATTCTATAGATCTATTATGTCTAAGAACGGGAAAAGGAGGAAGCATACGATCGTGGATAAGAATGATATCCTTGAGTGCCAGTCGTTGATCTGGAAAGTCATACGTGATAGGTATCTGGAGGATGAGGGAGGGGTTTATATAAACAACATCGGTTATCTATGTCATAAGATTAATCCTAACCGCAAGATATATCTGAATAAACTTACCGGTACTATTAATAGGCGTGGGACGGGTGGATATTCTTACGTCCATACGTGTATGGATTTTATGCCTAGGAATAAGTATTTTCATCTATATATCTCTCCGGCCTTGAATAAGGAATGTAGGTTGGCTATGGAATCAGGTAGGAGATATAAGTTCTTGTATCGGGAGGTTGAGTCGGAGAGTAAGGTATTTGGAGTTAAATGGGTTTACAAGCTGTAGAAGTTTTTTGTGATCCAGTTAGCCCGTGAGGGTAGACTGGATTTTTTTTGTATCACGGATTCAAATACATATCTTTGTGCAAAAGACTTGAATATGACTATAAAAGGGTTGTTGGCCGAGATCAAGGCCGATTTACATAAATACGATGATAGCGGGGCTATAGATACCTCGTCTGTTTATAGATGGGCTGAGATCGCCTTGAAAAGGTTCGGGGGTGTTATAGCGGTCATGTCCGAGGCGGTTGTCAAGACCAACAACAAACAAGCGGTATTGCCTTCCGATTTTTTCGACATGCTTGATGCCTATAGGTGTGAGCCTCTTGTCTGTGAGATTCCGGGCGGCGACAAGGCTAAGGCTGACCTTCAACACGAGATCGGCTGGGTCGAGCGCACCGAGCGTGGGTTCCGTTGGAACTCCTGCACCGAGTGCTGCAAGGAGGAATTTGAGAAGACGATCACGGAGAAGATTTATATTGGATCCCATGAGGTTCGTTTCCATTATCATCATCCCGTAAGGTTATCCATAGGTCGTGGGTTGAGGCGTGATTGCGCCGCCGACAAGTATCGGGATAAGTACGATTGGGATAATTATGATATAACTATATCTGGCAATACTATGTATACCGGGTTTGATGGATTTATTTATATCATATATCGTGCTACGCCTAAGGATGATGACGGTCTCCCATATATACCTGAAACGGCGTTAGGATACCTTGAGGATTATGTCGAGACGTATATTAAGATGAAGATCTTCGAGAATGCCGCTGTGAATGGCTTGATGCAGGGTGCTGGTGACGCTTATAAATTATATGCTCAGCAGGAGCCGGGCAAGTTCGCTAGGGCTATGAAGGAGCTTAAGATGTCGATGATTACATTAAATGATTATCGGGAGCTGGCTGAAGATAACAGGAGGAGGATGTTGTCTTATGGGCGTATGTGGCCCAACGCTTTTGATAAGTATATTAAATTGATTTAACAAAATACGATGATATGGCTGATTGGATACATTTAGATAAGACAAGTGGTACCGGCCCTGCTGAGGTTAGGGTTACCGCTGATATCAATGAGACTGGAGAGATACGTCAGGCTACGTACAAGGTTATAAAAGAAGGCACCAAGGAGGAGAAGACGTTCGTGTGCAGGCAGGAGTCCGTCCCGGTGGTGATCATCCCGGAGTTCGATTACCTTGTGCTTAGGTATATCTGGGCTGACGAGGACGGCATTGACTTTGACACGGCTACCGGTTTCGATAACACCGGCCTCCCGGATGTTGACGGCAAGCTGGTTGGTTGGAGTAAACAGTATCAGACCACGCAGGAACGGGTAGGTGATTATCTTATCCATGGCGGTGATAACATGGAATCAGGTAATGAGGCTGCCTTGATCCAGATGGGGCCGTTGTTGGATGGTGATAATTACGATAAATTACCTCTTGAGATCAGGTGCAGTATATACGGTAACTGGTATGGTGGTCGTGAGAAAGGCAATGTCACTATCAGGTTCACGGCATATAAGGGCGGAACGATGGAGAAACGTGGATATGATTTTGTCAATATCGGAGGCGAGGAAGTTTATACCGGTGACGCTCCCACTAACGTATCCGCTCATGGTGAGGATAATTGGCAAAATATAAAGACCTTGTATTCTAAGGTAGGCACGATGATCTATAACAAGGAATCTCGTGACTGTATTGTAAGAATAGGTGAGTAATTATTCTTTTTCATAATACAAATATCTATCAGCTCTCTCGTCCGTGAGGATGGGGGAGTTTTTTTGTTTTTTAGTCCTTTACTTATGATTATTTAACCAACAAAACCACCATACTTTAGGAGGTGGATGAATTGGTTTGATTAATTTTGAATCAAAATTGTAAATAAAAAAAATGATTACCTACAAATACAACATCTATCATTCCAAGAAAACGAAGTATCTTGATAAAATGCTTCGTGAATGTTGTTTTGTATGGAATCACGCTTTATCTATACAGCGTAGGTATTACAAGTTGTTTGGGAAATATATCTCAATTGGTAAAATGAAGAAGCATTTTGCTAAAAGAATTAAAAGAAATCTTCTTCATTCTCAAACAACACAAGAAATACTTGAACGTCTTGATGAATCTTATAATCGTTTCTTTAAAAGAAAATCAAAGAGACCACCTAAGTTTAAAAGATCAGATTGTTTCAACTCTTTTGTTTTTAAACAAGGAGGGTTTACTCTAAATGGTAATATTCTCACAATCAACAAAGGAAAGAAACGTTTTAAGTTTTCATACAGTAGAGCATATGAAGGTAATGTTAAACAAATAAGAATAGTCAGAGAAACTTGCTATCGTTTTAGTTTGATTATAGTTACAGATTACAATCCTGCAAACTCTTACAGAAAGACATATGATGGTGCATCTTTAGGATTGGATTTTGGTCTGAAAACTTACCTAACTAAAAGCGATGGTAGTAAAATCAATTCTCCACTATTCTTCAAGCAATATCAAAACAAGATTAGAAAACTAAATAGAAAGTTTTCTAATGCGAAGAAAGGATCCAATAATAGAAAAAGAAGACTGTTTGAACTTCAACAAGCGTATCGTAAAATAAACGATTTTCGATCTGATTTTCAATGGAAATTAGCTCATGAATTGTGCAAGCGATATGATTATATTTTCATTGAAGATCTAAACATTGAAGGAATGAAACGTTTGTGGGGAAAGAAAGTTTCTGATCTCAGTCATTCTTCTTTTATTAACAAACTTACGTATATCGCTTCAAAGTATGGAGTGATAGTACATAAGATTGACAAATGGTATCCTTCCTCAAAGACTTGTGAATGCGGGCTTGTTAATAAAAACTTGTCGTTACGCGACCGCACGTGGGTATGCCCGTCGTGCGGCGCAATCAACGACCGTGATATTCTTGCAGCCCGTAATATACTTCGGAAGGGCATTTCCGAATTGGAGAGCAAGAGTAATTCCAGCGATAGTAATATCGGGGTTTCTTGCG